AAAAAAAAGAAAAAGAAGAACCATATAGCCCAGTTAGGCTATATGGTTCTTTTCTACTGTAATTCTACAGTAATGAATTTGATAAACAGGTCTTTTATTGTTCTACAGTGATTCGTTTCACGTAATCGACTGTATACAATTTGAATGACTTGTTTTCTGGTTCGTTTATCAGTAGCGTCTATACCTGAACAATTCTGTTCGATTAGAAATTCAAGATATTCTATGAATTCACTAAATAGTTTACTGATATCTCGCATCATCTTTGCGTCTAAGTCATGTTTTCTAAATACTAGTTGTACTGAACAGACGTCACTCAATGGTTCGATTTTGCGTATACTGACGAACGACTTGACAGTCTTTATCAATTCATCAGTTACGCGGACAGTTTGTAATAGTGGCATCCTCCGCCCCCCTATTATAAATAGATTCCTGCTAATGGAACTAGGTAGTTTATATAGTTATATGTGATATCAACATCGTATCTTGATGTATCGATATCATTCACTTCTACCCATTCGTCATTTATCTCATCGAATATGATAAAGTTATTCTCTTGAGATAATCGTCTATAGTACCCAGCGGGTAATTCATTATGTCTATACTTATCTATAAACGATAGCAGGTTGGATATTGGTAACTTCTTAGATGGTGCTCCTTCATTAACGGCACAGAAATTAATTAAGAAGTCGAGCATGTACGCACGATGCTCTTCATAATCATTTAATCCTTTTATATCTATTTTGCGTAGCATTGAGTTTATATACATCTCGTGGTTATTGAGATATAAATATGACGTATAGCTATTCTTTCTGACAAACTCGACAGGCCCAAATACACGCTGACTCATATGTCGGTCTATGGTGAAGATGGCATCTTTCTTGATGGCTAATATCTCATTATCTTGGACGTCATTGGTTTCAAAGAATAGTTTCCGAATATTGACAAAGCTCCCCATGAGCCTTTCTTTGAATACTTGGTCGTCTCGTTGGTATATACCGATTTGCTTATTACGAGCTAATTTCTCCATACCTTCGAGACGGTCAATTATTTTCTGTGGAAGTAAATCATAATACTTGATTAGACTTAAACCAGCTGAGCGAATATCGTATTCTACTATATCGGAACCGAATATAAAGTCATAGTCTTTATTTCGGTATAGACTCCGCTTATATAACTCACTCAAATTATCACCTTCCGGTTACTTTTTTCTCTTTTTCTTTTTAGGTTTTTCAGTATTACCTAATGCAGTTGGATCAAAATCCATAGAAATACCGCCGTTAGCTAGGCGGGATTTAATTGATTTGTCAACCTTCCGTTGTTCTTTAATCACATCTTTAGGTTTTTCTCCACGTAAGGTGCGAGCAATACCACTAATGATGTTATCAGCAGCACGAACAGGTTTATTCAAGTCAACATAGTTCATGAACCCTTTCTTCTTAGGTTCTTCTTTCTTGCTTTGAACTTGTTGGCGGAATGCTTCCAATACTTCATCCGCTTCTTGATTAGACCATTTACCACTGTTCACTTGTTGTTCACAATAGGCAATCACATCTTCTTCTGATTTGATTTGTGAAGGGTCTACATAGCCATCTTTAAAGTTTTTATTCTTTTTAGATGGTTTAGTTTGGATAGCTGGTGTGAATTGTGTTTGATATGGGTCATCACCATCGAATTCAATTTGAGCATCAGCGATATAGTCATATGCCATATCTTCACTCCATTCACCACGATACATTTGGAACATCGCGAATTCACGAGCTTGCATTGTGGATGCTGGTTTGAAGTGAACATCGATGTGACCACCTGGTTGTACTTCTACCTTTGCTCCAGCAAGAAGTTCATTTTCGGCTAATCGATCCTTGATATCTTCATAGGTTTCATAACCCACATAGGTATGCAATCCATCATGTGGAATATCGTCGCTATCTTTATAGGTATCACGAATTGGTTCGCCACCAAGATAATAGTCAGAAACTAGCTTATCATCTTTCTTAGCTTTTTTCTTTTTCTTATCTTTCTTCTTGTTTTCTTCTAAGGCTTTAAGTGCTTTAGCGTTTTTCTTTTTGATTTTATCGGCACGCTTAGCTGCTTTCTTACCAGTGTTTTCCCATGGATCCCAATCGTCATCATCATCGTCTGCCATTGGGTCATACAGGTATTGACGAAGATCTTCTACGACACCACCTTCGCTATCAGCATAGACATCGAGATCATCTTGATCATATAAGTCACCAAACTCATTTCTTAATGCTTGTAAACGAGCTTGTTCCTCAAAATCATAATGGTCATCGATGTATTTATTCATAGCTTTTTTAGATGGATTCATATAGTTCATCTTATCGCCACGTTTTTTACCTTCAACGTATTCACGTTGTTCAAGTAATGCCATGATTTCCTCATCTTCTGGGTCGATTTCATGTTCTTCCCAATATGTTTTGATGAGTGTTTTCAATGCACGTTTAACATCTTTATCTGTATAATTTTGCATTTGCAAAATCACTTTGAATTTGTTAAGTGCTGCTTGTGATTGCAAGAGCAGCTTGAGAGCTGCTTTTGCTTGTTTATGTTGTTTCTTAGCAGAAACAAATTTTTGTTTCTTTTTATTTTTCTTCTTTGCCATTGTTTGCTCCTTAAATCAATTTCTCAAGCTCATCCATACGTTCAATGTGTTTATAGTATAGCTTACGTTGCTTTTTCGTCATTAAGGCAACTTGAGCTCGAGGTAAGAATTCTAATAATGTAATCGGAAGATCATATCCCGAATCAACCAATTTCGCTCTAAAAATACCATCTACTTTTTCACTGATTGCTCGCAGTGATTTCATATCATGAATAGTTTTAGACCGTTTACCTTTCTTCCATTTCTTATACGTCACTGGTTTGAATTGATACATCTTCTCGATAGCCATACCAATTAATGATATATACTCAAACTCATCTTCGTCACTTTCACAAACGATAATTATATTCGTTTCTCTATGAGATAGATTGAATATAATTCGATTGAGGAAGAAATAATTTGCTGGACGTTTTAGAAATTCAAAGTATCGTTCTCCATAGACTTGATCCACACCATAGTCTAAATAATTTTGTAAGAGTACCATTGGTGGAATCATTAGTCCATAATTGTACCGACTGAATCGTTTATCCAACTCAGTCGGTTCAATTCTTCTTGATACTACGACAATCTCAACATCCCCAACTTTAAAGTCTTTGATTAACTTTTCCAGTTGTTTAGACGATGTTGCTAATATGATTGACTTCATATCCTAATCCTCCGCTGACCAATCTAAGTCAAGTGTAAGCATCTCATTATCGGATGCATTTTCATAGCGAACTTCTGTACTATCATAGTTACGCATACGATCTCGTATCTTGATTGGGTCATATTTAGTGCCACAATTTGGACAGACTAACTCATTGAAGTTAAAGTTCCATGATAATTCATGAGCACATTTCAAGCAAGTCATCATCTTGCGATCAATTGGATAGATATATCCATAATCCAAGATAACAATCTCACCACTGCCTTGTCTGTAGCCATAGTTACAGAAGTTCTTCTTAATGGTACCCATATCAGAGAACAGATAGTTTGGTTCTAACTGTTTTAAAGTTTCCCGAATGACTTCCTTACTATTAATGAATTCTTCTTGGGACATCAATTCTACATATTCTGCCACCAAGACTAGTCCATTACATTCATATGCTTTAGTCACATATGGTTGTAATTCAGGAGCCATCTTAAACTCTTGCCAGTTATCCTTTACGCCGTATGTATCGAAAGCGATTTTGAAGATGTAGCCACCTTTCTTAACCGCCATACGGTTTGTGCCAGCACCGATTTCTAAGAAACCGCGATTGCGGAGTAAGGTTAAGATATAATCAAACTTCTCATTGTTATCACGAAAAGATGGATCTCTTAGGATTCCTAAGAAGTTGATCATATCTTGTTCGGTAAAGTTCTCATAAATTCTATGACGAACTTTACCGCTTTTTTCTCGGTCAAGAGAAATGTTTGTTGTATAGTCTTGCATGTCTGCCTCCTATTTATTACCTAATGCGGAATTCGCCATATTATTAATGATAGACGTTACGTCTGTGAACGATAAGTTATTTGGATCCATTCCGGTATCCTTCATAAACTTTTTACGTTCTTTATTCTTCTTCTTCTTTTTCTTCTTAGCTTTCTTCTTCTCTTTCTTAGTTCTATAACGATCTGGATCGTCTTTAGAACCATGAGACGTCATCACTTTTACGCGACGCGCTTTCTTAGGAAGAATCTTCTTAGGGTTGAAGAAGTCAATAATACCCAATTCTGTGAATCGGTCAATCAATTGCAGTTGCTCATACCGTTCAGGTTTCAACCAAACGTCTTTATAAATAACCATTTGACCTGGGTCACGATAGCGCTCTTCGTCATCAATCCATGGATTTCTGAACTTTTCTTTATAATATTGCTTGAATCGTTCATGTAAACCCACATACCCATTTCGGTTCTTACGTTTTACCTTTGGAACCGATGTCATAATCTTGCCGCGTTTCTTAAGAAGCTTTTTACGTTTCTTCATACTCAAATGAGTATCCGCTAGCATACGGTCAATGTTATCCATATCACGATTGCGTTGTGCTGCAAAGTCTGCTAAATAGTCTAAATCGTCTATTACCGATTTAGCTGTTCTGATTGGATCATTCTTATCATCTAAATCGATACCCGAATGTTCCAATATAGCTTGTTCGGTAAATTTATCAAATCGGTCAACGACTTTAACACTCACAGACACCCGTTTTTTCCGTTTAGGGAATTGGAAATGATTTGTTTCTGGGTTATCTTTGAAATGGAATTGTACTGGAATTCCAGATCTTGGGTATAACCACATATCGTTTTCCATAGAATCAGGTACTGTCATATCTGGACTATATTCTTCACCTGATTCAATATATTCCCTGGTTTCCTTATTCTTCTTCAATACTGGGAAGTAAGGGAACCATTCTTTGGAAAGTCCGATAGCTCTAGCAAACTTGAATCGTTTCTTACCACCATACTTATCAAATAGGAAATATACATATTCCCGATATGTATCGGTGGCTTCAATCCACGATTCGATACGACGATATCGATGCTTCAATTCTTGAGCAGCGAGTCGTAATCGTGTTTCTTTACGCTCTAACGATTCTTCTTCACCAGGCTTCAATTCTTCCAAGACTTCATCGTCTTCATGGTAATTATCGTCTTCACCATAATCCCATACGACAGATGGGAAGTCTAATAGTCGTTCATCAGACCAACCATTTTGCTTATACGCATATAGAACAGAATCGGACTCATTAAGAATCTCTTGTTCCTGTTCTTCTTGCTCTTTCTTCTTCTTACGAGAAGCTTCTCTCATTTGTCGTTGCTCCTCTTTTTCTTGTTCCCACATCAACTGCATAGTATCTGGGTCTTTAACATATGGAGTTGGATTGGCACTTTCGAACCATTCTCTTCGCATATCTTCTTCTTCTTCGATGACCCAATCTTCCATATTCCACAATACTTCACCAAATGTGGATTCACCATCACCAACACCCGATGGGTCGTCTTCTGGAATAATTTCATTTTCATGGGCTAAGAATCGATCTCTAAGACCATTAAATACCGCACGTGCTTTTGTATAGGCAGGGATGTGGTTACGTGCAAATACATCAATTCCATTATGATGTTCGATGGCCATACGAACATCACCGAATGTTACTTTATCACCAGGGATGATATTGTTCATCCAAGGTTCATCGTTTTGATGTCCTTCAAATGGATAGTAATCGATATTTTCAGGAATCAAAGAAATGATTTTTTCGAAACGGTCATATGCCATTTGTTTATAATCAGGAACGTCTTCCTTCTCTTTCACTTCTTCAACTTCTTCTGTATGAGATTCTTTTGTATCTTCATCGAGATTTTCTTGTTTCTCATATTTATCGAACTTACCCATAGAACGATACATCTCACCGAAAATTGGATCTTGGCTAATTCGCCATTCCTTTTCGGGCATACCTAACTTCTCCGCTTCGGTTAAGGGCTCGCCATAATCCGAATAATCTAAATCCGACCAATCATTAGCATCAGCGTACTCGTCAGGGTCGTAATCGTCGAAGTCAATAGTATCATCATCGTCGTCATCTTCTTCTTCAGTAACTCCTCGTGCAATGCGAGAGCATTCTTTTGCATACTCAGGATCTTCCATTGCTCGCATCATATCATACTCACCAAAGAACTGACTCATTTCAGAAGCATCTGCTGTTTCGTATTGTTTTCGTAACTCAGCTTTTTCTTCATCTGTATAGCATGCATCAGAACAATCAATGTCATCCTCATCCATGTCAGATGTGTTAGAATCCGCACTCGGTTCTTCATTCAATTCGTCACCAGATTCGTCTTCTGTTAACTGTTCTTCTTCCATCCATTCACCTAATGTTTTAACTGGTTTGGTATCTGTTTCCGTACTAGTCGTTTCATCTCTATTCACATCTCCTATAGTGAATGGTAATGGTTTATCTTTTGGAACTAAGGATATAGTACCGTCTTTATGTTGGTACATGACATATTGATTCATATCAACATTTTCTCTATCCTCAGTGTCCATTTCATATTCAATATCTCTAAACTTAGCTTGTGCACTGTTTAGAATTTTATGGTTACTGTAATCGAAATTCATTACATCCACGCCACCGATGTTCTTTAATTCAGATAACACCATGGCATGTTTCCAGTATTCATCTGGATCCATTGTAACCACCATATACGCCGTTAGTGGGTCTACGCCAGTTTCCTCTACTAACCGTTTCCATCTTTCCGCGGAGCGTTTAACATTATCTTCGCGAGAGAGGTTCGGGTCATCCAACGGACTAAATTTTTCGTTGTTATTATCCATCCTAGGACTCCTTTCTCGAACAACATACTGTAATTTTTTTATTCATTTTTTATCGGTAGTATTCTTGTCTGTTCTACCATTCTGTTTGAATCAGCATCCTCCGCTTCAATTCAAAATCAGTTAGTATAGTGCGTGAACATCTAAAGGGTTGCCGCTTCTCTATACCATTAAATAATATATATTTTAAATCGGAAAAAAATAACGATAGAAGTGCTAAATAGCCACTTCTATCGTTATTTTATTTATTTAATTTAAAGATTTCATATACCCAATCATCTAATAATGGGTCATCAAGCACATCTGCAATGTTTACAATTTCTAGGTTATGTTTATTTGGTTCGCCTGATGTTAACTTAGTTAAGTATGATAAATCATCAACTTTGAGCTCAAATATGAACCCGATATGATAATATGATATGTTAAATGCATCATAATCATTGTTAGCGAAGTATTCAATATGCATGGCTGGTAGTGTTGGATACACTATAGAAATCAATCCACGTACTTCTTCTTCCGCTTCTCTGAGCATATTATCATATAATACATCATATAACGTAGTTGATGTTAAGTATTTATCGATTTCTTCATCAGTATTGAACTCTGGTATAGAAACATGACCTTGTATCAACGTTAATGTGTTATTTTGAGAATCGTCTGTTTTGCGTCTCAATAAGAGTGCTTGCGTATTCTCTCGGTTAGTAATGACTAAACCAACTACCAATTGTTTAAAGTCGGGGTTGTCTTCTAACTCATATCTAGGTAAGACACCAATCCCATTATTGGTCAAGGTATCTCTATATGAGAAGTTGTATAGTAATGAGCTAGTAACCACATTTAGATCTTTATGTGTGTTAAATGCTCCGCTTAATCCCCTATAGTTACGTAGTCGAATCACGTCATTGTATTGGGTGTTTTCTCGTTTACGTAGCTCTAAGAATCTATCTATATACAAGATAGGTTCATCAGAGTAATAGTCTCCCATACGGATCTCCTTATGTATTAATCAAACCGTTCAGGAACGCTCTCATAGTTGTCATTAACCACGTAGATATATTTTTTGCGAAGGATCTCAGTAAATTGATCCGGATCCGCTGCATAATCCTTCGATAAATTCAGCTTAGTGATTAGCATTTGCTTAAGAGGTTCCTCAATATAATCTTTATATCGAAGATAAAAAGTATTAAACCCTTCATCAATAAATTGAAGAGGAATGAACATGGCACCTGAATGTACGAGTTCATGAACCGTCTGTGACAGTGGAACTAGACCTACATACCCATCGTAGTGTAGACCCATAACTTCTTCAGCTATGTCCATCATGTTAATGCGTTCATTGTCCCCGTGTTCCATGAGGTGTTTATTTAACACGATATTCACAATGTCATACAAAGTGAATGGTTCGTGGTGTAATTCTATGCGAATTCTAGCTTTTCCATACTTCTCTTTCGAGACGTTATGAAAAAAAGAACAGTAGTTCATTCCCATTTTGGATCCAAGATATTGGATCAGCTCTCGATATTCTAAAGAAGAGCGAATGAGTACTTCAACTGTTTTGATGAATTTCACTTTCTCTTTATTATTTCCAAAATTATAAAACGTTTTGCTGATCGCTAACTCTTCCATAGCTTGCGTTACCGTTTCAGCATTCGATTCATAATGTTTGATTCTTGGTATTCTCATAAGTGACATTCACCACCTTTAAACTAAATATCTTAATTAGATATATGTTTAAAGGTGGTTATTTGCCATTAGTCTTCATAATCTACCAATAGATACGTAATAATATCCACGGCTTCGAATAATTTATCAAGTCGTTCTTTCGTCCATTCTTGATCAGAAGTCATGCGTAGTTCATCCACAATATCAACAAGGTTTGTTTTTATGGCTTTCAACTCAACTTGTTCTTCTATCTTTTCCAATAATTTATCCATATTGGATTTTTTACCACTAAGAGCTTTTAATAACTTACGCTCTTCTTCTTTCTCAAATCGTTTCTTGCTACCCATAGTTATCGCTCCTTAATAAAATCATGCTGTCTACGATTAAACGTATCCATTAAAATTTTAATCGTTTTAGGTGTTAAATGAATTTTGTTATCCACATAGATCTCTTCAATATCATACCCCTCATAGAGTAAGGCTACGATAATTTCGTTGACTGTGAATAGCATTTTCTCAATCCAAATTTGAATGCCATGACGGAATTCATCTAATCGATTAGCATCTCGATACGTTTTAAATTTGTGAACTGCTAGTTCATTATGGTTTCCAATTTGATAGAACCCATAGAGAGTCTTACCTTCGGGTGTGGTCGTTGTACATAATACTTCTAAATCGAACATATCGCTGTTTTGTTTAGCATGTAAATCATATACGACTTTATAGCCCATTTGACCCATCAGTTTAAAGTATTCACTCTTCAATTGTTTGCGTTCTTGGTCTTCCATGTATATCTCCTTCCTGAGTAATTAGACTTATTATAATATCCTAGAGATTATACGCTTTTAATAGTATGGCTCTGGATTATATTTGGTCATGGATTTGTCTTTTTTCTTATGACGACGTCCCCATGACCGTTTAATATACTTAGGAAGATTTAATTTGGCTTCCATAATCAAATATTCATCAATATCATCAACTGAATCAATTTGATCAAACAACCATTCTGGGATATCAGGATCTTCCAATAACCGCTGTAGTGCTTTGCGTGCTTTTTTGGCATCATCACCCGTAATAAACTTCAATTGATGAATCAATGATTCGATATCATTGATAAGTCCAGAGATATCAGTATCTATGCACTGGGAAATCATTTCTTGCTCCGACTCTGTCACATAGACACCTTGTTGGTATTCGAAGACTTCATCTTTATATTTACCATCAAACTCACCTTCCATGAAGACGTCAGCTTTCATAGATACGATTCGATAGTCCTTGTATTCTTTCATACCATTTTGAACACCATATGATATTAGGTCAGCTTCATTTTCTGACCATAAGACACTATATGGATTCTCTGGGTCAATCATGATATACACCCTATCATCATCTTTATACATACCATTTCCTCCTAACTAAAAAATAGATAGAAGATGGAAATCCATCTTCTATCTATACTAATCCACTTTAATATTGTTGAATATCATTCGCTCAACTGCTTCATTGATTGCTGTGAATTCATATTCATTCCTAAAATGAACGAATTTAATGCGGTTCAGTATATCTGTACCGGCGACTGATACTAAGTCCTTAAAAAACTTAAATGATACGTGATCTGGACATGGGTATTCTAATGTGACATCACTAATCAACCCTTTGATACTACCGTCAACAAATCGACGCATAATCAAGGCAGGGATAGAATCACAATCACCAGTATAGAATATATTATCATTCGTTGTTGATTCTCTATCATTTACCAAGAACCCACAACTATCAAATTCCCCATGTGTCATATCCACAGTAATGATATCTAAGGAAGCCGTATTAATCAATTCGTGTGCAACATGTGTATTTTTCATATATTGAGGATACACACCAGAAGCAACCAATGTCTTAATGACATCATCAACCCGAGTAATAATATATACTTTCGCTTCATGTTCTCCTCTATCATGAATACAGGATAAGAAACTATTGATACCATTCATAGCATCGTCATGGGTGTGTGAGATACAGAATACAATATTTCTATATTTCCGAAGTCGTTCAGACCGCATATAAAACATAAATGCATCGTAGTTGGGTTCAAAGATATACAACCATCCTTCATGTATTAGGAAGAAACTTCGCTTTGTTAAATCACAAGAGAAGTCTCCCCCTTTTCCAATAAAATTAATCTTATTGAATAATTTTTCCTCACGAATCATAATACGCAAACTCTCCTTAACATTTAACGACGCTTTGTTTTAGCTCCGTCATGAATTTCTTTGTTAGGTTTTTAACTGTGCTATTTTTCAATAGTCTGCCGATATATAGATGACCGCGATTAGCAACTGACCCTTGTGTACTCAAAAACTCATTAATCTCTTTAGCCATTTTATAGGTAAAGTATAATTGAGCATAGTCAGACATCAATGGGTCTGTTGCATAATGTTCATTGCCAATCGATTCCATATACTTTTGATCGAGTAATTGACCTGGTAAAATATGGAAATTTTTGTCCATACAATGACGAGTCACAATATCTTTTTTACTATAAATTCGTCGAATATTGGCTTCCGATTCATATTGATCGATGCCTTGTTCAATTGCTTTATTAGCTAATCGTTGTAAAATCAAATCCAATGGGGTATCTAATAAGAAGTTTAGAATCTCTCTTGGAACACGATACCCATTCAATTCAATATCCGTATACTTAGCCATAGCATTTGGAATATCTCTGAACTTAGAGCAGTTTAAATAGTCATTACTATGACGATAGCGATCGGCAATGATAACTACATTATCAAATTGGCTTAATCGCTCATAGTTGTTAACATACCATTCATGACGGTTTTTAATAAACAGTCTAATGATTTTATCCCTTGCTCTACTATTATTGATATCCCCATGCTGTAAGAAATCAAGAATTTCTTTACCAGATTGCAATGTATAATCTGGGAAATGTACGTATTCGATATGTACATTCTTAGCAATTTTGTTTAAAATAACCACGACGTTTTCAGCGAAGGTTGATTTACCAGACCCATCTAGTCCTTCGATTGCCACAATATTAATCATTTAACATTCTCCTCTTAATACATCGCGAATAAACTTAACTTGAGCCATATACTCGTCAACGACATGTGGATGATCCACGATCGTATCAAGTATATGGCTCGATTCTTCTTTGTCGAACGATATATGCTTATTCAAGTATTGAATCGTTCGTTTAATAGCTTTTAAATCTCGTTTGGATAGGTTGGCAGTCTTATCTCCCGCGATAAGCTCCAGTCCTACGACGAGATTCTCAATGTATGTCCTATGTTCGTTTCCAATAGTCTGAATGTATTCATACTCGAACGAAGTTAGGACGAACGTTCCGATCACATAAAGCAATAAGTCAGGATTAACATAGTCTCCTTTACCAACTTTACGTGTCGTTATTTGAAAATTTGATCGTTCTAGGTGTCGTTGGACTAAGTAGAGTTTCAACATATCAAGATGTTTGGAATACGCTACCACTTTACCAGCGACTTCTAATTCATAAATTTTCACGTTTAGCCTCCTGTAATGCATCATTTCCATACACTATCGATGTACCATTAGTACTCATGAGCCCACCCCACCGGAAAACAAGCAGTCGAAAACCCATACTAATCGAAGTGATCAATAGGAGCATAGCGATTTCATATACGTTGTTGACAGATGTGTGCGTAGATTTACCCACAGCCTAGCACCTCCCGCGGTACCGGATTCCTAAGTTATGACCATCGGCTGCGTGCAAAAGCACGACTTACAAAAGAACTAGTCGTCACATATCAGACCATATGTTTAGTACGGTACGTCCTACTTTGTCGTCGGATCCTCTTCGTTAAAAAACATATGCGGTTTTCCTATATGCTCTTAGCGGCAACTTAGTGCACCAAATCGACTCGCAGATCTAACGCATAGCACACTGTTCTATAGAAGTCTTAAATTGAAAAGATCCTAATCTCCTTTTTCTATACGTCGGTATCTCTTCCGTAATTCTATAGTAGCCTTGCTAGCCATTCACATCCTGACTATACATCAATTTTCGCTTTAGTTACCTATTTGTAAGCCGTGTTATAATTTTAATCAAATAATGGAACTCTGATTCCATCTACAAGTATCGAATCCGCATCAATTGTAATATCGAATAGGTCTGGACCTATATCATCCAATTTTGGATTAGGGTATCCTAAGTAAATCTTATCTTTCCTATATATATCACTCATGGATTCTGGGAATTCACGGCATGTATATATACTGCCATTGTACTTACCATCTTTTTTACCTTCAACTAACGTATAGGAAAGACCTAATTGATCAAATAGAAGCTTAAGTGAAATAATCATGGACCGTCTATTATCATAAAATACTCCACAACTACCGCTACGTTCACCCCTATATAAGCAACTTACTGCACACATAGCAACCATAAATTGAGATTGCAGGTTTGATGTGCCGGTAAGAATCCCTGTCGGTACACAATTACTACCAAAGGCAATCGCACCACGGCGATATAAAATACGAGCAAAACGAACCCATCTATCAAAGATAGGGGTCTCCTTACTGATACCACCACGACGACCTCGGTATGTCACCATCAGACAACTAGCACCCACTTTACGGATATCTGGTTCTGGTACTAAATCAGATGAATTAGTTCCTTTTGATTTATACATAGAGTATATTTTCATTAAGGTTTCATTAATTTGCTCAAGAACGATTTCATGAATCTTCTCAGGTATATACAATCGAACCATATCCGATGTACCTTCATCATCTTTACCAATGAAACCAATATATGGGAAAATATATCCCATTAATCTGATCCAGTGATCGCGATAGCGTTTAAACGAAGATATATTGAGCATATTAATGTCATCTGGTGGTAACATAGCTCGATCAATATGTCTTGGTGTACCATTTGGACATAAAATATTCTTATATTTTTTATCCAAATAAGTAGTTAAACACTTATCAACACCAATTGAATCAACGTCCACATTTGAACATATCATGATTTCTTGAATATTGGTATCGATATTCGTCATGGAACGACCTTTACTTTCTGCCAATCGAAAGATAGTTCCATTTGGGGCTAACCGCCATCGCATGTCGTAAACGCTTTCAATAATCCTAGCAGGTTTATTATACTTATCACCATAGATATATTCAACCATGCTAGTGCCATGTAATCTGATACTAGGCATAATCTTTTCCTCCTTAAAAAAAGTAAATATAGATAATAGGTCAATTACCTATTATCTATATAATATATATCCATTAATTATTTATAATTTTTACAACATATAAGGCATTATAAAAAATCAAAGTGTAGCACCCCATTATCTAGGTTTTGTGCGTATAAATTTTCTTTTATCAGTTTATACTACCTAGATAAATACTATACTGTATATACTATTATAAATAATTATCAAAAACTTAGATAATAAAAATCTAATAAAGATAATAAATACTAAATATTTATAAAGGTGGGTTTCCACAAAGGAAAACCCACCTTTATAAATAAAGAGAAATAAATATATAGATGAGGATACTTGTATCCTCATCTATATAATATATGATAAATATATATAATGAAGGATACTTAGTATCCTTCATTATATATATTTTAAATCTTATATTTTAGATATTTTTACTAAATATACTAAAATTAGTTACTATTAGTATACATTCTATCGAGAGATTCCAGATTGATATAGTGAGATATATAATCTTTAAATAAATCGAATGATATCAGTATATTCTGTAATGTATTATACTCAGAATAGATTGGGATATCCAGTATGATATTCAGTAAGTATAAATGGTTACATTGATTATATCCATATAACGATTGAAGTCTAAGGTATACCAGATGAATGATATGATCCATATCGTAGGTAGTGATATTATATGTATGAGTTTTATATACATCATAGAAGGTAGTTAATACTAAATCATAGATAGGTAAACGAGAGAGTTTCAAAGCATCAGAGACTACATAGAGATTACCGGGGTTAAATGGATATGACCGATAGGATTTAGAGGCATCAGGGAGGAGACAATTGGACAAGATCCATTCGATCTCCTCAAGCATAGATGCATTTAAGCCATAGGAAATTAGCTTATTTGCATCTTTACGTAAGTGCCTGATGGATAGTACGAAGTAGTCTTTATGATTAGATTGTAACATACCGGTGAATAGATAGATACAAGCAATATAGATCGTGAGCTTATCAATGCGGTATTCTGAATTATAGGGTATCGTATTGATAATATCTTTACTGGTGTCTAATAGAGAGTATATCATATCTAGGTAATCATGTGTATAAGCTACCCGATTAGGATCATAATCGATAAAGCGATCGAGTACGGTATGACATAAGAACCATTTCATTGAGTCTAAGTCATCGACCCAATAATAGTTATCGAATTCTTTACCGAGGAATACTCGGATATCGGATATAGATGTCATAGAGTTACACAACTCCTTTGCAGATAGATAAATGAGTATATACTAACTTGTCAAAGTGTAAAGGTTGGTAAAAAAAATAAGCCCGTAATGAATACGGGCTTATTTGGATTAGATACGAAGTAGCTTATCTTCTTCGAGTAGATCACGGATATTGTCGATGCTATAACCTTTGTGGATATAACATACACGACGACCATCTTTAAACTCTACGATTAAAAACGGAGAGAAGTAAGAGGTACGGATAATATAGGATACGTCTCCGGATGGAGTTACGTTAGTTTCGTAACCTGGGAAGATACCACTCATGTTATTGATCACATCGTCCCGATTAACGAATAAACTGACAATTGGATTCTCTGCAAAGGAACGAAGTCGAATCATAAGGGAGGTATCAACGATTTCTCGGATACTATCGAACCCCATTTCATCTCGAGCTTGTTGATCAACTTTATCGACAAACTTGAAATAGAATTTCTTAACGCCATCATAACCGGGAGCTTCACCATGAAGATAACAGATACCCAGTTTAACAGGGAAAGCAAAGGTATTTCGTTCACCAGGGTATTTAGTAAACCCAACATAAGTGATGATAACAGATGTCATACTATGAGATAGTACGATAGACCAATCATCACCGATCGATACTTCTTGTTCTGCATCTAAATGATATAGGTCACCATCATGTTTAATGGTAATACAACCATCATCATGAATAGTCTCGATAGAGAATATTTCTCTCGTTTTAGTTTTATACGCAATACGTTCTTCTTGCGTGTATGTTTCATAATTACTCATATTTGTAATCTCCTATTAATTGTAAATAACGGTGGAGGTTTAAACCTCCACCGTTGTATTATACATAGTAGCAATTTTATTAGTGAGCTCAATCAAACGAGCTCGATTGGGTAATAATTGAATATCTGGATAATCCTCGTGTAATTCATCCACAACGGCAAGTAGTATAGATAATACCTCTTGGTAATCAATATCTCTAAGAATACCATTTGTATATGTCGATTTATTCAATCGACAGTTTTCGATGCTACAATAGTTTTCTTTATTATTGATTTTGATATGTAATAGAGTTTGTTCCTCTTTCTTTATAATGAATACACGAGAATTTCTGAACGCATAACCACGACCTCGAATAGATATGGAATGGTAAATACAAGTCATATCTATGCGTTGCGTAATCGGACTGGAATCCGATATGGTAGATTCGAAATGATGAGCCATTACCTCACGGGTAATGGCTCTCATAGTGTCTGCGATGATATGCAACCATTGGTTGGTATCATTGCGAAGTATGTCTATGTATCGTTCGATTGACACTTGTTCCATAATGACACCTCCTAGAATGGAATTTCCATTTCATCACTTCGTTGTTGAGCATGGGATTCGTTGAATCGTTCTGGTAATTCAATGTGTCGTTGTTCTAGTACAGCAACACCGAGATTATCAAGTAGGTCTTTCGTTGTATCGAATTCAACCTTATAGTCTAATAAACCGATTTGCTTAACAATCTTGACATAAGATTCAACAGAACGAGCATATTCAAACATGCGGATTTTCAATTCAAGGAAATCACCACCGTTTTCACGGCAATAATAATATTGCTCAATATCACGTTCTTTACAGAACAAATGTAATTCATCAAATAGATCTGCGAATAGATAGATATACTTAGTTGCAATCACATTTTCACAGATAATATCATATTCATTAGTTTCTAAAGGAGTATGGTCTTGGACAGAAGATGTCCAAGGTTTATTTTGAAACCATTCTGTGCAATACATGAAACTACTTGGTATTCCATTAGGTAATGGCTCTGTACGTTCAATAATTGCGACCCGTTGTAAGAAATCACAAAATTCTATATCTGTACTATAAGATAAATCAGTAGCATCTTCAAATTCAGGTACTTCAAATTTACGAATATCTGCGATATAATGACCGAATCGTACTCGATCATAAGATTCGCCATATGGTGATACTTCTTTAGTTAGTATACCATTCAACATCAGCATACAAATAGCCCAAAGAGCATTTGTTTGAATATCGTAGTAGTTATCTTTATTGGATTTATTAAGTAATACTAAATCTTCTACGTTAAGACGTTTTTCAAATCTTTCTAACATGGTAATTACCTCCTAATTAAAATATTGGACCATCATCTTTGCTAGGGACCATTTTTTCTGGGTTCGATTTCAATTCAGCTATTCTTTCACGATAGGTATCCATATCAGTATGACCTAATGCCTTTTCATAAGCATCCATATAGTCAATTGAATAATTGACCGTAATATCTGTATCCAATGAAACAGTATTCGCTACATTATCTAAGAAATAAGCAGAGTCCATCATAGAACGTTTATTTTCATGGAACGTCTCATATTGTTTACATACTCTGTGTTGGGATATTTGTAGCTTTTCATAGACCCTAGCTAAGTCTTCGAAGATATCCGCTAATAAATATGCGTATTTAAGATATACCATATCATCTAAATCGAGTGGTATATCAAACATTTCGTCATTTCCACGTGTCCAAGCACCATACCATTCGATTTGTGCTGGTGTATCATTTGGCAATGGTTCTTTTCGAACGATAGTAATATAGCGATGTAATAATCGACTAGGTATATTATAGATTGATTCATACTGAACGTCATCTAAATTCGTATCGAGCATATAGCTGGATGAAAGATGATAATCGTATAGATCAGTGGATAATTGGAATGATTCAGGGTCTTTATTTGATACGGTAAACGTATCGTAATCGTCATTGAATCGTGTTTCATACAACGCAAAGACTAATGCATTGATGATATTTTCACTACATCGGATGAAATTATTTTCCTCATCTTTATATCGTTTAATTAGCTCAATCAATGAAAAATGTTGGTTTACTTCTGTTATTACTTTCATTTTTTTGTATCTCCTATAATTCAACATCAGCACCATAGACTTGATCTAGGTGTCTGATTAAATACGCGATATCCTTTACCAATACCATGATTTTCTGTTGGTGTTTATATCGCACATGATCCCTACAATATGCAGGTAATACACGAAATATGGTATGATAAAACTCATCCATTGGTGGATACGCATCAGGCATTTTGTCAGTCAATTCATCTGGGCAACCCCTAAATACGAATCGGAATCGCTCAGGGAACTTATCATTACCAACAATTTGAATCCGCCATTTGTCATCACCATCATCATACATACGGATTTTATGATTACCGTTTTTCATATGTATGATTTCGACTTGTGTACCCTTTGAACAATACCGATGCATAAAATCGATATGACTGTTCGAAGAGGTATCAACTAAACAGCGTTTATGATTATTCTTTGGGCTAATCATATACTTGAATAGAATTCTGGTGTTCGCCATTAATTCATGACGTAATTCATCTTCTAATGCTAATAATTTAAACAATCTCATGTTAACTCACCTCCTTTACTATCTGAGAATGAAAGTGGATATAACCTCACAGGTTATATCCACGAAATTATTTTAGCATTGTATCTACGAATTCCTCATCCAGAACAGGAGTGACACTTGTCAATAGTTCTTGATGTTCATTCATATACTTAGCTACTTCATTGATATCTAACTCTTTATTGATATAGAGTGTCCGATGTTCTTTTCGGTTTTGGATTAGTAAGAAATCAGTTAACCCGAAATAGACATCCGATAATAGTAGCTTAGTTGTGTTACCTAACACTGGATGTGTGACAACGATTTTAGGTACAATCTTATTGATTGATACCCCATCAGTAATCCAAACTTTAAAGGATTGTGAACCTTTTAGTTCAGATTCACTAATGCTGTACCCACAATACTCATTATCTGGAGTATAGTGATATTTGATGATGTTAGTCTGCTCAATATACACATAATCATGAACGTCGACTGGAATGATTTTATTGATATTGAAATTATCCATAACATCTTGCGTATGTTTTTCTCTCCAATACCAATACCAGTTCGTTGGTGATGTATATAAGAACAACGAACCTTCCTTCGTAGTAAATGTGAAGTCTCTAACCATATCGTTGCTAGCTCCACGGACTACTGAATTACATGTAAAATGGATCGTATCCTGATTGAATGCAACCACCCAATCACCACAATCGAATATGGTGGTATCATCAAATTTACTTATATTGAAATAACCTTTTTTGATACTATAGCGAAAGCGGTTATTAGTATCTTTCGCAAAGTCAATTCGTAATAAAGCCATGTATTGTGCTCCTTTCAAAATTTATAAATCTATGTACTAGTATGTAAGGTTGATACTATATGTTTATGCTTTTACATACTCATATAAAATCCTCTCATCGTTAATGAAATATAATAATTCACGTATCAACCCTATACACTGGTCAAAGGATGAATCTAGTTGGAATTGCATATGGTCCACTAGATTCATCCTTTACTTTTTCTTTCTATACGCTATAATAATATATATTTATAGCTGAGGAACGTAGCAAATGGTATGTTGCTTTATTTGCCTTGACAGATATGTAACGTATAATACACATGAAAGGATGTGAATTACTTTGATTACATTGGATCGAGTTAATCCATTCAAGTATACAAAACAGAAGTTGAAGCTTCCCTATGATGCCTCAACACCTGGTTACGAATTTAGATTAGTTATGTTACTATCTGATCCTAGAGATTCGATTACTCTCTTAAATCAAGATAGTTACAGGGTTGCAACCACATATAAACGCTATTATCGTCCGTATAAAGTACGTCAAAAGTTCTTTGCTAAGATGATACAGACACGGTTGGACCAAACACAAATGAGTGATATGGCAACATTCTGTAAGAATGAATTGAATATGTTATATCTAGCTAAACCGAATGTCATTAAAAATCGTAATATCGCAATCGACACGAGCGATTTTCATAAGAACTTTATAGCATCGATTGGTAATCGTGGATATAAACTAGTAGCCAATGCCTATGTGGACAAACTCAAAGAGTTTATCACATTATCAATGGTAGGTTCTACCCATAAACACAAATATATCTTAGTGGATGCCGCTAACTGGGATATCAGTGGTGTGAATAAAAAAGATGTGGTTAATATGAGTGCTAAACTCATTAACCCATTAAGTATTATCTATTTCTTACTTCGTAAGAACTTTACTGCTTTAAAAGAAACCTTTAGTGACTACACCTTCCTTATCTTTGATGGGACTATGGGGTGGTTTTACTTTAATGCGGCAGATATTGATAAACGGACACACTTAGCATTTGCTAAAGAAGTCCGTAAATTTAGAAACGCCTCCGCTATGGTCGATCATATTGATACCTTAAATGATGAAGGTGAAGTTCCTGATAATCAACAGGAAAAAATCCCTGACGAACTTGTATCAAGTATGCAACAAATTGATGATTTATCTGATGAGATATTGGATACTAAAACAAAAGATGAGTTGCGTAAAGAATTGATTAGTAGCGTCAAGAGTGCTAATAAGGGTCCTGTTGACGATACATTGTTACAATCAGACTCAGTGGATACTGAAGAAGAACCTGATGTTGATATCGATGAAGATATTGACGATGAAGAAGAATCAGATGCACCTCAGTCAGATGAACTTAACGACACAGCCGTTGATTTGAATGTCTATGATGATCAAGAATTAGACGAAGAGATTGCTGCTGCGGCCGTTGAACTAAATTATGACAAGATGGATCGAACAATGGCTAAAAATTCTGCTCGTGAAGCAGAGTTACGTAAACGCCAAAAAGAGATCACCTTAGATGGTCTTAAATTGGGTACATTAAAGATTGATATGCCAGATACGGAAATCAAAACCAATAATGTAACGAAAAAGGTCTTTACTACCAATGAAAACGTAAAGGAAATCCGATTTGATAACTTCAATAAATCATACAATGAAAAATTGATGCAAAAGGATATTCTAAACGTATTCAAATCCTTAAATGATAAACCGATTCCTGTCTATATCACATCTATCAGTAAAGAAGATACCTCGACTGCAATGGATTTGAAAGAAACCTATACGGTTAAGATGGAAGATGCTAATCGAGTACGTCATAGTATTACCGTTGATATTCCTAAAATCTATGATAATAACTACATGTATCTCGGTGGGAATAGAAAGCAGTTAGTCAATCAGCTATTACAAAAACCGATTGTAAAGATTAAACCTGATACGGTTCAAATCCGTACTGATTTTAAGAAAGTATTTATGTATCGTCGTGGCGATAACGTATCTCCTAAGATTGAATTATTTAAGAAGATCATTTTATCTCCAGAAAATGCTAAATACTTTAAAGTACGACGCGGTAATGGTACAGCGTTAAATGGAAATACGAAAACAACCATTGAGTACGATTCTATCGCTAAAGATATTTTGGAATTGCAAGTACGTAAATTCCCATTAACATTGCGATTTGACCAAATGACGTACAGTGATCAAGTCAAACATGAATTGATTCCTGCTCCTAAAGATAGTAATGAGCTTAGAATTGGTACCATTGGTTCTGAATTACTCAGTGTCAATGCCGATGGTAACGCCGATGCTAATAGTGCTGATAGTATTATTGATATCTTTGTGGAATATTTCAATGATAAGACGAAAATGGATTTCTGGTCATTATCTAAAGGTGCTAAACCGGGTAAACAGTTCATGTATACCTATTGTATGATTATGGCTAAGAAAATTCCAACCATTATCTTACTTGGTTACTATGAAGGTTTGACTACTATCTTACGTAGAGCCAACATTGAATTCCGTTTCTCTGATACGCAACCTAAAGGTATCGCTAAGAGCGAAGGTATCATTCAATTCTCTGATGGGTATTTGATTTATAAGCGAGAACCAATTCAATCCTCTTTATTATTGAATGGGTTAGCTATTTTCGATACAGTAGCGTATAAGTTCTCTGATTTTGATACAAAGGCTCCATATTTGGATATTATTGAATCTCAAACCGGTATGCGTTCGACTGCATCTGGTTATGATTCCTTCTATGATAATATGATAGATCCTATCACAAAACAGATCTTGGAACAAATGGGATACCCAACAGACTTTGTAGGGTTATTGATTGCTGCTAATACCTTATTGGCAGATAACTCCTATCATTCTGAAATCGATATGAGTCAATTCCGTGTTCGTAATAACGAAATCATAGCGGCTGTTCTATATAGTGTAGTATCTGAAGCCTATACAAAATATAGACGTACCGCAATGAATAGAAACCCTATGAAGATTTCTATTCCAAAGAATGCGGTCATCAAAGAGATTATGGCATTGAATACATTGGAAGACTACTCTATCATTAATCCAATTACTGAAAAAGAAAAGCTTCGTTCCATTTCTGCTAAAGGTCACTTCGGTATCAATATGGATAAAGCATATACACAAGAGAAACGTAGTTTTGATAAATCTATGACCGGATTAATGGCGATCTCCACATCTCCTGATGCTAACTGTGGTGTAGTACGGGAACTAACGATGGAACCTAAAATTATAGATAGTCGAGGCTTCATTGACGTTGACAAGCCAAATGAGGACATCAATGATGCCAATATGTTCTCCTATGCTGAAGCATTAACACCATTGGGTGTAACCCGTGATGATAGTATTCGTACAGCGATGGCGACAAAACAATCGAAACATATCATTCCAGTAGCAGATATGAGTCCAGTATTGATTTCATCTGGTATTGAAAAGACGTTACCATATACCATATCTAAAGATTTCGCCGTTAAGGCAGAAGATAACGGTGTGGTAGAATCATTCGATAAGGCAACCGGAATGATGATTGTTAAATACAATAATGGTAACCATGAAGCTATCAATCTGAACCCTGTTGTGGTTAAGAATGGTGCTGGTGGTTTCTATCTCTCCAATAAACTAGATACTAAAGTACAAGTGGGAGATAAATTCTCTAAGAATGATATCTTAGCTATTAATGATACTTTCTTTGGTGACAATTTCGATGGACCTAAATTCAACATTGGTACATTGTGTAAAGTAGCCTGTCTATCATCCTTTGGTACATTTGAAGATAGTAAATTGGTAACTGAGCAGTTATCACAACGGTTATCTACTGAGATGGTTATGTGTAAGCATATCACATTAGGACCTAATGCTAACGTAGATCATATTGTTAAGAAAGGTCAAACGATTGAAGTAGGGGATACCTTAATCAATTATGAACAATCGAATTCTGATGATGCGATGAATGAATTACTATCATCGATCGGTCAAGACTTAGGTGAAGAAATCAAAAACTTAGGTAAATCAAGTTTAAAATCTAAGTATACTGGCGTGATTGAAGATATTCGTATCTATTGTACCGAAGAATTGGATAACCTATCTCCATCGTTACAAGCGATTGTAGGTCCATACTGGAAAGAGATTGGTAAGAAAAAAGCTCTTGTTAAGAAATATAAGATTACTGACCCAACCTATTCTGGTAATACCTTCTATGAAATGGATAAACCAATTACCCCGAATGCCGATGGTAAGGTAAAAGGGTATACAATTGATAAGGGTGTCATTATTGAATTCTATATCAAGTTTAATGACCCAGTTGGTGTTGGTGATAAAGTAGTAGACTTTGCTGCCTTAAAAGGGGTTGTATCAGGTATTATCCCAAAAGGGCAAGAACCTCATACAGTCGACTACCCAGATGAAGAAATATCTACCATATTCCCAGCTAACTCAGTACTATCTCGTAAAGTACCTTCTATCTTGATTACTATGTTTGGTAACAAGATGATTGTGGGATTAACCCAACGACTTAAAGAGATTTACTTCGATAAAAAATAAAAAAAAATAAAGGTGTATAGCATTCTCCGCTATACACCTTTATTTCTTATGCTTGAATCAATTGTTCAACGAGTTCAATACTGTATGTGATTTTATGCCAAACCACTTTGTCTTTACTGATTGATACTGCGATTTCACGATTATTCAAGTTACCGGTTGTTTTGATGAACCATAACGTAAAACCACGACGATCCGTTGCTGTAAATTCAAGTTCAAATATACCAGTTAATGGGTTTACATTATAATCGGTAATATTCAATTTCGCATCAGGGTCAAAGTCTGGGATAAGTTTAGGAATACATTTGATAATATTACTAAACATTTGATTCTTTAAGAATCCACCAATATTCAACACTTCTCCTATTTTAAACCCAGTCTTAATACCCGTTTTAGCCATTTCCATCATAAGTTCATTACCTCCCAATCTGTCATGAGATTCTTCTCTTCAGATTCTCTTACGTACTCTGTAAATGTGTCACCGTCCAATAGCCCACTAATCGGGAAGGATTTAATCTTCTTATCCTTAGTCTTTCTAATGAACTTATCTAACTTATCTAATGTTTTAGCTGCCCGATAAGTTAAATCAAAATTAAACGTGTTCAATATAACACGTTCTACGCTATACGTATCATAACCCTTACCACAGGTTGATTTACATAGTTTATCTAAGTAACACAACCAAAAAAGAATGTTGTAGTAAGTCATATTATCATGGTCATCGAAAAACTTGTATACATTTTCTCGATTGACCTTTTGAAATACTTCAAGTAACTTCTTACGAAGTTTCTTGTCTTTGTATTTCTTGCTTCTGCGTTCATTTAGCTTAAACAGCAAACGATCGCGTTCTAGTGACGAAATTGCCATGACAAAATCTCCTTTTCTAACTAAAAGAATTGTATCGATACACTATTATGATATATATTTGAAAAATGACATAGGAGTGCCCATGTGACCGAGGGGGATCACATGGGCAAATAGGAGATAAAAAATGAAAACAGTCTTTACTTATGGTTGGTTGTGGACAACCATAAGAACAACAGACATTGAAATCCTTTGTTGGTTATTATAAATTACTTATATGTACTCAATACTATATCAAAATACGAAAGACAGTAGTTATCCTCTAAGCTTGGGGATATGACAAAAACCAAGCTTAGAGGATACACCATGTTGTTCGAAAGGAATTAGAATAAATAATAGTTGATTGAGTATCCATAACCCTGCAACAGCTTATGGAAATAATATTATTATTCTAAGAATGTGTTGGTTATATAATAAATAATTATAAAGGTGGTATGGCACAATATTGTAACGATACTATATGATAAGGAGATTGATATGAAATATTCTGTAGCCTTTTTGGTAGCAAACAATACTCTACTATGTGATATGGTAGCAGCTCAATTTCAACCGGAATATGCTCATTTAGTATATCCTAAAAAAGAGAATTTCTTACGACCAATTGATGAATTGAATACTATTGTGACAAGCTGGTCCATTGATAGTGAAACCATGTGGGTTCTTAAAAAAGAAGACTTGGATCCAAACGCCATCAATTTGGTTATTGTACCATTTAGTGCCATCGCATTTACCACATTACTGGAGCGTAGTCGTGAAGAACATGATATTTCATATACGATTATTGCTGTAAAAGAAAATGTGGGTACACAAGTGGGTGGCTATGAGCTATTTGATATGATAGTCGATACCAAATATCATATTGAAACAGATCTATTGGATGAATATCTAAGTGCGCCGGGTTGTATGTTTACCGACAAACGATTCGATATCATTAAAACGATTTACAATGATGATAAAGTGTATAATATGAGTCGATATATTGATTATTTGCTACCAAAGAAACAAGTAAAGATGTATAGGGAATAACCCTATACATCTTTCTTTTTAAATTCCTAACTTATCTTTTAAGAATTCAGCATTTTTCATTAGGAAATCTTCACTTAAACTTCTAGTTTTTACAACGGCTAGAATATCAAGTTTATCTAGGAATCCTTGGTATACTAATTCATTAAGTAGTTCATTGTGACTGGCAAGTTTCCAATCAATGTATTGACCATACTCTGCAGCATACTCCAAGTCAAAGTCTTGATAACGAGATACGGCTTTCCAGAACTCCTTAGCTTGACTCTCAGCAGGATTTACGCGATAGATTTCAGATAAAATGATTAGCAATTGTAATTCTAATTGCTGTTTATTCAATAGAATATTCCATACCATGTAATCTCTATAGTTATAGATTACATTTGGTGATGTGATTTTACCATTGATACAGATATTAACCCAAGAGATTTTATCTTTGAAAAAATCGATCGTATCAATCGAGATGAATGGATTGGTTGAATATAGCTTCCAGTTAATATCATCTTCATGTTTCAATAAGAAACGAATTGACATGTTTTGGTATAGACTCACTTCATCCTTATCCAATTCATCCCAATGCTCATCCATATATTTCTCGGATAACAATTGGATTGGTTTTTCATTATTAACTTCTGTTAGATTGACTTTCATGGGATTCTCCTTATATTATTTGATTGGTTGTTTACCGCCCATAATAATACCTTTAGCTTCATCTTCATCAGTTAATGCGTTGATTTGTAATGCATAACCACGCATATCCATAGACCCTTTAAAGTATTTTTCTTGCAATTGACGAACGAATCTACGAACTTTAGACCCATTTCCGTCAATATATTGATCATACATCTTCTTAGCGATTTCATAATCGCGTTGTACCAACTTTCTAGTTGTTGGAGGTGTATTAGGGTCATTGGCTAGTTTAAGTAAATCGTTCAATTGACGTTTAAACCGGGCTTGGTTTTCTGGATGAACGTCAACGTGATACGCAAGAATCATTGGGAATGTGGATAATAAGTAGTTCATAGTACCAACTAATTTTTTAGAACCGCCAGAAGTTAATGTTTCAGCATCTTCGAATTTAGACATGCCGGAAATCAAGTCAGGTCCAAAGCCATAGGCAGTGGCAAAACTATCGGCATATACTTCACCACCAATACCTTCCCAATCATCTTTCTTGAATTTAGACATCAACCATGTAATTGGTGCAATCATAGCTAATCCACAGATATTAAGAAGACCTGTAATAGGGATATATCTGAATATTTGGGCGATTTTATCATTCAAGCGATCATACCATTTACCACCATGGCGTTCCGCACCACCATTCATAATATGAATTTCGGTTTTGACGTTACCTGTAATATCATCAATGAGTTCATCACGTTCTCTAGCCATAGCTTCAGTTTCTTCTACAATAGCTTGACCTACGTAATCAGCAAACCAAGCTTTTTCAGCCATTTCAAAGTTATGACCAATTTCATGAAGGATAACTGCCATGATTTCAGAACCACTCATGATAGCAAACAATTGAGAATATACAACAACGAATGCTACATATTGTTTATTTTTATCAATAAATCGTTTACCGTGTTTAGTAGGTAAGTCTGGTAATTTAGCTAATGTTCTGCGACTAAATTTAGATCTAACCAATGTGAACGCATTAGCATCTTTTGTAGAGTAGATGGCTAAATCCATCTTAGCGAAATTAAATTCTTTTTCTAATAACTTAGCCACTTTAGCAATGCGTGGATCTTTATTGATATTCATTTTATAGGCTGCTTGAATCTTAGGAATGTTACCTGCACCTTCACCAGCAGTTCTAGCAACATCGGCAATGATACTATCTAACAATGCTGTTGCATTGATAAGGTTAGTGGTTTTACCAACATACCCTTCTTCAACAGGTTCTAATTTAGCAGATAATCGTTCAGTTACTGCTTCCGCTACTGTATCATCATAATAACGACTAATAAATTCATTCATTTTCATTACCTACGTTTCTTTTAACTAAGCTCACATCGTATAATAGTTTATTTGATATCGTATATTTGATATCTTTCGCATAGAAATCTTCAATTCCATCAATTGATTTAATGAATTGATTAGTCAATCTACACGTAATAACACGTTCCCATTCTACACTAGGTAATGGGAAAGTGTATCGACCCAAGAAACCTAAATCAATACCAGGAGCGACTGATAGAAAATAGATTAAACATGGGGAGTTAATAATACTCGATAGACCAACTCTACCGATAATTTGACCTTTTTTAACTTGGTCACCTACTTTGAGTTTAGAGGAGTATTTCTTTAAGTTACAATAATTGGAACGAATGACGTCGTTGTGCTTAATAGAAATATAATTACCTCTATAATCATTAGGATTGTGAGCTAAACGGCTCAAGAAGTTCGTATTACGATACACTCGATCTTCGTATGAACCCATATCAATGGATTCTACTACACCATCGGCTGTTGCACGAACAGGGTGATTGAATAGGATATATTCATAGGGTGATATAATAACATGGGATGTATCAGTGAACGAATTGATTCGTTTATCTCGTAATTGGGTAAATCCTTTAAAGTTCAATGGTTGCACGCCATAGAACTGGATACCACTGAGATATTCTGCAAAGGCAGATAATGTTAAATATGACAGTTTAGACCTAGCTAATAGATAGGAAGCTAATCCTGTCATAAGCTGGAATTGACTATAGTATTTCGAAGCTTGTGGGTTAACAGACAATAAATGGAATTCAGGTTCTCTGAATCCCCATATTGGTAACGACATACTCTTCGGGATTACTTGTATCAATTCCGATACAGTATTAATTATATTCATTATAAAAACCTCTCTTACTATAAGATCAGTCCATTACTTGTTTGTGGAGTTATTTAGGAGCTTATAAACAGTAAAATAACCAAGAAAAACTAACTATGTAAAACCGGAGGTTATATATGATTACTAGCGTAATTCTAGCAAATATATATCCCAAAGTAGAGCAAGCCTTCACTAGTAAAGAGACCCAACGTAAATTTTCAGCGATTGTTGCATCCTATGTGGATCGCAATGTCACTCGCCTTTCTACCGCTGGTCCTAGTAAACGTACTCTATTTTCAGATATGGAACGGAATAAGGTATATGACCTTATTGATTTCGATCCAAAAATATGTAAAGCGATTGTTAAGCAATCGAATTATATTAAAGCTAGTTGGAAAATCGTTAATGACCCATTTAATTTAGTAATGATGATGATTCTTCGTTATGCTAAGTTGAATAAATTAGACCAAATTAACCAATTAGCCGTTACCTACCTAACATTATCTATGTATCCATCATTGCATTATAAGTACTTTAAATTTGAACCGAATGAAGCGATTATGCAATATACCATTAATAATCTATCCAATAAGTTCAAAGTTAAGCAGGTGGGGAATATTTTACAAGCATTGGTTGACACAACAGCATTGGCGGATAAAACGTATGATAAAAATATTCGTCATGCTAATGATAAGGAATTGACGGATTATATCAATGCCTATAAAACTAGATTAAACTCATTGATTAAAAAGATTCGTGATGCGTTTGAGAAAGATTATCGTAGTGGTAACTATATGAACACAGAGCGAGATAATGAAGATGAGAACGATTTCAAAACATCAGATAGTAACTCATTATTGATTCAACGTATCGTTGACCAAGTCGTATTGAAACTATCTGTGAATGGACCTGATAGTCGTATCGTTGATATTTCGGCTAAGATGAATCAAGTGTCCGTTAATGAAACTAGAAATACACTCAATCAATTAACGCAAAATAAAGATGAAAGTGTAAATATTCGAGCATTGTGTGAGTCTATATTGTATCTATATTTATTTAATGGTGAAAACCATGTGAATGACTTAAATGGTAGTAAATTCTTAACATTCTGCTTAGCAGTATATAAGAAATCGAATACCAATGATGAAAATGTCATCAAAGTTAAAAGTATTTTAGATACATGGATTGAGAAGTATTCGGAAACCTACCGAAAAACACAACGTGTTGCTACACTCAATAACTTTAGACGAGCACTATACACATTCTTCGTATTTACGTTGCAACGTACTAAGTAAGATAGAAGGGAGATATGCATTAGCCTATCTCTCTTTTATTTATATATTATTTATACGATAAAGGTTTTCATGAGACCTTTTTGTATTCTTTTATTTTTTAAGGAGGATTATATAATGCATTATTCCTTTACAAAGAAAGAGCTTGAGTTAAAACGAGCTGACATCGTTCCTGTTCGTGATATGGTATGTGTTGGAAAAACATATGCCCCTGACCATATTACTCATTATATGGCTATGGATTTATCTGATTCGGAACAAGACACTGTTTTATTAGTTATCGAAGACATCGATAAAGAAACAGGTAGATGTACAAATCGTACATCTCAAAAGTTAGAAGATGTTGCGATTGCTTCTGTTGATTTACAAACGGGTACTGAATACTACTTATTCAACGTAACAAACTTCACAGCGGAAGAACTTGATGAATCTCGTCAATTACGATTCAGTGCGTATGATGGTCGCGGTAATCAACATATCCGAATGGATATTCTACCAGATGAACCAGACACACCAATGGATGGTGGCGATGGCGTATCCATTACAGTTGACCCAGAAGGTAATCGTGAAATTCGTGTAGAAGAACCAGAAGTCGAATTCCAAACTGATGACTCTGATAACACTGAATATACACTAGTAGAAGGGAAATGGGACACTACTGAATCTGATGATTCTGAAATCTCTGACACAAATACAGTCGAAGAAGATAAGGTCATCACTCTTAAGGTAGAAGAACAATTAAAATCTTCAGTGTATCAACCACGTTCGTTAATGGATTTAGAAGAAGAAGAAAATTCTAAAGAACAAAAACAACCTGTTGTTGAACAACCAAAGAGAAATCGAATCGATCCTAAGAATATTCGATTTGAACGTAATGAAAAACGTGAAGATTCCCAAAAAGTGAATAAGATTCATTACAATAACAAAGGTAAGCAACAACAACCAAAAGAACGCAATAACCAACAACGTCCACGTCAAGACAAACCGCAACACCAATCCATTTTCCGCTCTGGTGAACGGAGAAACCCAATGATTGACAGCGATGCCAATAATGAAATGGGTGAAATCTTTAATAACATCTTACGGAATCGATAAGGTGTTATGACAATAGAGGCGGTGTATTCCGCCTCTATTTTTTTTATCATCGGAGGGACCTATGAGTACAGAAACCTATTTAGATATCATTGAGGTTGATAATTTGATGATGACACTACCCTTAGACCCAATGCGAGCATTCATTCAAGAGATGGGGCCCGCATCGTATAAGGAATGGGTTGATTTTATGATGTTAAAATTTCTATGCTTAGAATACAATGTAACATCTGAGCAACTTAGACCAGAGTATCTATCCTTAGATACACAGGACAAAATGAAGGGTAAGTTAATATCCTATTTAAAAGCATCTTATGGGCTCGATCAATCAGATATTAATCAACTACGATTGGTCGATAGTCTTATCACATATTGTGTTGAGACACTATTTCCAGAATTAATGGATTCAACCGGTATATTTAAAGAGTCAACAATGTTAATTGGTGGTCGTAGAATGACCTACTCTCAAGCACTTCAGTTCTTACATGACGCTAAAGTTCCTGAAGAGGTCGTAGAGTAATAATTCCTTTCTTCGACATAGCTATAATCGCATACTAAGAAAAGGTGGTGATTACCCAATGGCTATTACTAAGGAGAAACGTAAAGAAATGGAAGATTTAATCTATAAATTCTTTGCGACAATCGATCCAAGTAAAGTCAATGCAGAGAACTATAAGTCATTCTTTGGTAAAATGAGTGACACTCAGTTCGATACATTTTTTAAGAAACTCTTCATGTCGAAGAGTCCATATCTACCACTCGATGTTGTTATTTTCGAGCGGGATTTAGATATGGCTAATATCGAGAAAGCTTCTAAATTGCTCGATATTCCATTATATGAATACGTCGTATTACCATTCTTTAGCGAGGATAAATCAAACCCTATTGTCACACCGTACAAAGTACCAGTTGGGTATATTCATGAAAAACGTGTACAACAAACAGCACGTAAAAAGAATACCACATCAATTGATATTACGGCACGTGATACTAAAACAGGTCAGGTTATCAATGAAGATAAAAATGGTCGTCAAGCCATTGAAGAAAATTATTGTCTTATGACCTATGGGGCATCCAATGCTGTTAAAGAATTTATGTCATTCCGTGCGGATGATATGGTTATGAAAGAAGAAGCCTATAGTCAAATTAGACGTAAAGGGTATTTATCGATGGAAGAATTAAGTGATAACGTTGAAAATAAAGTTGCCTTAAACACATTCGATGTATATACCATTTCCATGGGATTGAAAACCAATCTCGTTACAGAAGGTTACCTTCTAAAGGGAACACTTAAATAATACTTTTTTCTAGTAAGGAGTGACTCTTATGCCAGAAAAAGACACAGAAATGTGCATTGTTACAGAAATCGGTACATTCGGTAGTATGTCTATTCCAGACCCAACTGCTACTCCTGTTACTGAACTCTTTAACACAACTAAAGACGAAAGTCTTAAAAAATATTTAAAAGAAAATATGATGAATACAGACGGAGGTAAAGACTAATGAGTTTTGTTTCTCATCAAGCTCCTAATGGTTTGGAATACTTCATCGAAGCAGACCAAGCTAAAGGTTTAACTGTACTTGTACCTAGTAAAGGTATTTTTAAATTAGATGCAGCTGCCGCTAAAAAATTGGTAAACTTCCCTTATCAATTTGAATTCTTAGCAGCGTTATCTTCTTATCGTAAAGCAGCTAATGGTGCTGGTAAACCAGTTCATACTCATATTCAAAATGATACAGATAAAACCATCTCTGTATTCGATTTCTTGATTATGGATGCCGCTGGTCAAAACGTAGCCGCTAATGTTAAAGTCGTTAGCACTGAAAATGCAGAAGTAACTTCTGAAATCGAAGTAACTCCTAAAACTATGAGTGCTATCGTATATGAATTAGCTAAAGCGGGTATCAAATCCACTGTAAAACAATACGCTGGTGTCGTATCTGTTGATGCTCTTCCTTCTGAAACAGCATTCAGTAAATCCGCATTCTACCATGTAAAAGAAGATGGTAAAGTGTATAAATTGAATGATGCTGAAGATGGTTTTGAAGAAGTAACGGATCCAATTGTTGAAGTAGAAGAACTTCCAGCAACTGAAATCACTGCTAAACAAAACGTATTATACTTCTTAAATCACCCAACTAAGAAAGCTGACCGTGGTTTCTTCGAATACAATGGTACATCTTTCATTAAAGCTGACTATGTTGGTGTAAAAGAAATTGCACGTTTACCTAAAGAAGAAGATATCGAAGATCATTTGATCTATGTAGTAACAAAAGATATCAAACAAAAAGACAAACCAGAAGTAAAAGCTGGTACAATCTATGTTGGTAAAGAACAAGCATTGGAAGAAAAAACACTTAAGATTGAAGAAGTGTCTGAATTACCTAACTTGGTAGTGGCTAAAGAAGGTACTATCTATGGTGTTAACGGTGTATACCGTAAATTTACTTCCGGCGAATTCGGTCCTATCGTTGCTAAAGCTGTTGTTGCATTAGATGCTAAACCAGACTTCGCTAAAGTTGGTTTAACTGTAAATCCTGAAGTGATTTATGTATTGAATAAACAAGTGGACTCCACTCATTTAGTAGGTTCCAAATGGGTATTCGATACAACAACAAAAGCTTTCAAAGCCTATGACCCAGAAGAAGTTGCTCCAGTAGCACCTGGTGTAGGTGGATAATAAAATTTTATAATCGGAGTAACTAATAGTTAGGGACTTTCTATCTTTAACAAGGGGATGGATTTCCTGAACTACTCCTACTGGACCTAATCCAGAAACACACGTTAATAAGAGATACAACCGTTTGGTTGTATCTCTTATTTTCTTTTTTTTTTTAGATAAGAATGTCATTAACATCGATTTCAGAAATTTTAACAGAACTATCATGGAATGTTTTCATTAATAGTTTTAGTAAACTTGAACCGATAGCAGATGTTGACATCCCGATGTTCTCAATACCTAGGCGATAATATAAATCACCTGCACATTTAGAACACAATTTATCTCCTACGCAATATAGTGGAGATCGTAAATTAACTACCTTACCAATGTATGATTTAATATTAGAGTTATCTAACATTATGAGTTTATCACCTTCTACGATGTATCTATACATTAGTTTCTGATAGTTCTTTTTAGTAATTAGCGTTTTTCGATACGCCTTCGTACCACAGTCCGAACCACGTTTATCTAACACGGCGGATTGGTAAGCAGCAAAGAATTTTTTAGTAGCATACCCTGCCACGGCTGTACCGATGGCTTTAGGATAGGCACCATTGACTACCTCTGTACCATAGGAAGGAACATCATCCTTCTCTAACCCTTCCATATAGGAACGTTTAATGATTTGGTAGCCACCAGTGTTTGGGTTATACACAGGACCTCGAGTTAAGAAAAGGTTTTTATAGTTATTTTCAAAACTACCACGAGCACCTGATGTATATAATGTCAAACCAATGTCATCCTTCAATTCTTCTTTGGTCATATCGATAAGCTGTTTTTCTATTTTATTAGCAACAACAGCATCACCTTTAGCTAACGCTTCTTTATTTTCTTCATATAGTTTATCACGAATTTTCATAACTTTGGCAAGGTTTTTCGTCGTACCTTCAGTGAATGATGGAGCTACGTTTGTATGGATAGTATTACCCAACCATTGTAATCGATTGAAGTACTGACACATATCTTCAGCTGTGATATGTCCATCGAGAAGAGCTTTTGATAACTCATCGCTTTCAATACTACCTAGTTTACCATTCGTGATTGGTTCGGCAATATACCCTAACACTTTTTGAATATTCGGGATAGCTTCATATAAATATTTATTAACGAGTAATTGACCAACATTAGTTTCTACTTTAGTTGTATTCACATACTCATTTGGTTTAAGTGTAAACTTATCTTGGAAGTTAAACTTAGGCTCAGTCATCTTTTTCATAACTGGATCATAATGACGAGAACAATTTTCATCAAACCATTGTTTGGTCAATTGATCTGGCTTTAATGATAAAAGATAGGCTTTATTAGTCTCTGTAATCATACAATTCACCTATTTTCTCATATACAAATATTGGTCGTCATCTTTATAGGACGTCCAACCATCGCTTTTATATAGTGATATAGCAGCACTGTTTGTTTTATCAATTGTGAGTTGACTACAACCGTGCTTAGTGGTAGCAATCTTTAATAGTTGACGGGCTACTCCCATTCTACGATAATCATCATGTACCCATAATGCTTGTAAACCATGTGTGGATTGTTGTACATTGACAACTCCAACCAGTTCACCTTCATAATACAGTACTGTACCTTGATGATCATCATCTACCTTAATCTTATTGATAAAGTCATTCACTGATTTATATTCTTTGATGAAAGCTTTATCAATCGCTTTTGGTTTAAATAGGTAGCGTGGACAAGTAGCCTCTGTTACTTTTTTGGGTCATAATATTTAGCTACAGCTTCATTGAAATATTTTACTACTAATTCCAATAGGTGATTACATAGCGTTTCGTATTTTTTGTAAACTACTTTAACAATCGCTTCGATTTCATCTACATGTTTCAAAACAGGATGCCATTCTTTTGGGATTTTGTCATAGTGTCTATCGATGACTATGTCCATTGCATCGTCTTTATCCATACCATCTTCCACTAATATTTTGATTATGTTAGACACAATTAGTTCAGATGTACCGAACTCCAACAATGATTCGCCCAAAATAGCATCTACAGTAGCTATAACATCTTTAGGACCAGCATAACTATATGGATTACGTTGTTTTAACACTTCAACTAATGGTACTTTTCGTAATCGACTACCACCATCAAAGAATTCTTTATCAAAGAACTTCTCAAGTTCAGGGATAGTAATTTTAGCCTTTTTAAGACACAAAATAGCTTTCTTAGCATTTCGTTCTTTGATAGCATCTCTAGCATCATGAAGTGGATATACGAATCGTTTATCGAAATGATCATCGATCGTATCATCATAATCTTCATGGAATTTAACGAAGTCTACTTCGTCTTGGATATCTTTAGATAAGATAACCTTTAGTTTATAGGTATCCGTTTTAAATAACTTATGTATTTTATCTACGATTCCCATTATACTAACTCCTTTACAGAATAGAAAAAGCGGATATAAGAAATTAATCTTATATCCGCAATAGTTGTGATTAGTTAGTGTAAATACGGTATGTGAAGTTAATTTCTTTAGTGTTTGTCAATGGTTCATTATCCAAATTCAATTTGGAGAACATTTTTACGTTTACATAGTCGAATTTACCAGGAGCAATTTCCACACGTTTACCTGTGAAAAGTGCGATAGTGTTGATACGAGATAATTGGATATTACCATTTACGTCGAACCATTCACGAACGTCTTTTTTAGTGAGTTTCAAATGCATTTCTACGAAAGCTTCGATAAGATCACGGCGAGACGTATTATGAACATCAGATTCTACTTCAGAACCATCTTCGCCTTCTTCACCATCTTTCCACAATACTTTGATTTGTGGAGTTTGTTCAAAGCCTTTAAGGTAGTATGCAAATAAACCATCGGAATGACGTTCTTCCATCATATGGTATTTAGCAGCGTCATCACCACTCAATGGAGTTTGTACTACACGGAATGGAATCATTTCATCACGTTGACCATTTTGACCAACTTCACGTTCATAGAAATTGACTGGACGAATGGAACCAAATGCGTCACCAGAACCACCGATACCAACACCCCAAAGGCATACGATATCATCTTGTGTTAGTGGATTAGGGTCAACACCTACGTTGGAGTTAATATCCATAATTTCATTGATAGTGGCTACTTGCAATGGAGAGCGGATACCCCACATTTTTTCCATTACTGTAATGGCACCACCAAGTACTGTTTCATTATGCTCATTAGTAAACAACACATTACCGAATTCATCAGTGGCGCTGATTTCTGTACGGAATGTTTTAGGTTGTTTAGTTACAGGAGCAGAGAACTGTTCTTTCAAAACATCAACTGTACCGATACGATCGGAGAGTTTTTTGTTAACAATATTACTCATTACTGAATTCTCCTTTTACTAGTTAACTATAGTGTTTCTTAATCGTGTGTTTAAACTGTATATTGTCTTTAGATACTAGTTGTTTACCAGTATCAGATATTTTAGTTGCAGTTCCTAACGAACTCTTCAAAGGAGCTTCTGTAATAGGATACACACTGTTGTCAATAATAGATTCTACTGTATTGTTTTTTGGGTTAAATCTTTCAATATGACGCAAATCACTTAAGAATCTACGATCTGTGAATGTATAATCACTAGCAAAATATGGCATGAGTGTTTTAACTACCATACCACTTCGTAGCGATTTATCTTTCGTCATACTATGATCATCGAATAATTCTTGGAAATCCTTAAAGCTAAAGTCAGCTGGATCATCATTGGTTAACCGATGTTTATTCTTCATGTGTAATGGGAAGCGATCCTTCAAGTAGGTTACTGAAGAATATACATACCATTCCATTAGATAGGCGGTTAGCTTTTGATAGATAACAACCTTTTCTTCTGCTTGGATGTGATCGAATAAATCAAGTTTATTATTAATGATAATATCAGCGATAAAGTTACGTACTACCACTTCACTCAATGGGAATTTCTCACGGAAAGACTTATCTTTGATATAGTGTAATAGCTCAGAGATGTCTACTCTATCACCAGCAGAATCTGTCAAGTCGATATCTTTAGATGTGCTAATGATATCATAGAATTGCATAGCGAAATGGTCATCTAATTGCATATCTTTCCAGATGAAGTGGATTCTATCTGTAAAGTGAATGAAGTCTTTAACTAACTGCCAAGACCATATACGATACTCTTCAGTGAACTTAATCCTATCATCATATTTATTCGTTACCGTAATCATAGAAATACAATCATCGTAGATATACTGTAACGCTTTACGATCCTCAATCGTCATATTCACTTCAATACTCTTGAGTTTATCAAGGATTTTAAGCATATTGAAATGCGGATCATCTAATACATATACAAGGTCAGAGAATGCATCAGATACGGTATATGATTTAAACTCGTTGACCAACTTCTCAACCATCTTAATCAAATCGGTCTTTTCATTTAGACTACTGATGAATTGGAATTCATCATCTAATGAGGATAGTTTATGTAAGATATAGTTGATTAAGTCATCTAAGTCTTTACGTTTACCACGGATATCATTAAAGATATTCCATAAGTCTGGACGTAGATCTCTCAATAAATCTTCATAACTCGTTGCATACTCACCATTTGGTTTCTTATATAACTCTTTAACGTCCTCTGTGATAAGTAGAGAGTCATAGAGTTTCTTATAACACTCATAGGTTTCTAAGTCTTTAGTCAATCGCATACGTTCATCAATAAATTTACGTAAGCCATTGATGTTGCGATATACATCATCAACATCATTGATGGTTGGCGTATGAATCTTAGTGAAGAACTTAAGAATTTCAGGGTCAATGCGTTTAGAACAAGCTCCTTTGCCATATAATAAGTCATCACGAATCTTAGGGATATCCCCTTTGAAGTTGAAGCCATACACGTTGGCGATTTGATAGCCTTTAAGAGGGATCTCACCACGTAGACCAAACTTATTAGCAACTAATGTACATAGGAAAATAACCAATTCATATAGGTTAACATAATCAGGACTTAAACGAGGAAGTTTCATTTTTAACTTATCCATCTCATCCTGATTATCAATACACATACGAATGGTGTAAGTAGATTCATAGAACGTCTTAGTCATACTATAAATCAAGTCGATTGACATATACTTCGTGATAATAGAGTTGAAGTTATTATGACAAATCTTTTCCATTAAGTCAGAATCGTTAATCCAATATGGATCACCATCCGTAATAGCATGATAATCTACTTTGTTATCTGGATTAGCAATCACAGCCGCAGGGTCCATATCACGAATGTTAACACGTTGGAACCATACGTTCCATGTATTCTCACAGTCTATCACTTCTTTAGGATTCCCTTCTTCATCAACGATTGTCTTATACTTGATAACAGGGTTATCATTCGTATCTCGTTTATAGTCTTTCACCAAGTAATACTTATATACATTCACTTTGATGAAATTGAAGATATTGGAGATATCATAAATGACTTGGTTAGAGGATTTCACTTGTAACATCAAGTTCAAATCCTTTGCAATGATTCGTTGGTATAATACAGCAATCTCTTCAAAGTATGGCATATTATAACCTTCGAATAGGTATCGAATCAATGAGTCATCATAAAACTCACGAGTGATACCCTGTTTAAAGATGTTAGCGATGAATCGTTGGATTGCAATAATCATGATTAAGAATCCCATGAATTCATCATAATATTCAAACATCTTGTTGTCTTCTTGGGTATATAAGCCCATCATGACATAGTCACGAGCTTCATTATAGAACTTAACAAAGTCGTTAGAGATATACTCTATGTCTGATGGTAATACATATAGTAATTCATAGTTTCTAGCAGTCCTAGCTGTATGATATGGTATAGCGTAGCCACCTAAAAACTTCAAATATGGTTTATCAGGATGCTTCGCGATCAGTTCATCAGCTATACCGCTAGTTGTTACTAAGTGAGCTAATTGAGGATCCAATTCATGCACTGGTACATTCGTGGGAATCCCAAAACGGTTCTCCGGAACGTAGACAAAATCGGTATCTTCCATGTCTGGTTCACCATGTAACATACGATAGTAGTTATTATGTTCTTCAAAGGAACCAATGATTAAGTTCTTTTGAAGTTGAACGACCCTATCTCTATACTGAGGAGGGATATTTTCTTTATCTTGTTGGCATTTCGTCAATAAGAGACGATCTATTCCCGCTTTAACAAGAACGCTGCGTTCAAACGTAATATATGAATCCCAATAGTCACCAGTTTCAATGGCTGCCACATAGGCATCACCCATTAATTTAGTATTCTTGGTTTCATATTTTTTTGCTTGCTTACTCTGTTTGATAACAGCAGACCGAATAATTTTTCGTAATTGTAACAGGAATGTGTCCATGTCTATACCATTATATAGCATAGCTGTACCATCCTTTCTAAATACATAGTTATTGTACTTAAATAGATGTCAAATTAACCAAAAAAAAAAGAGGAACGAAAAGTTCCTCTTTTTCTTATTACTTACGAACCACTTTGATAATGGTATCACCTTTACGTACAGGGATGACTTTCTTACCAGGATGGTTACGAGTGAGTTCTGGGAATTCGTCAGCTGATACATCAAAGATATCAGTTTTCAATAAGACTCTGAATTCACAGAAATCATTACAACCAATAACGAATGCTAAGTGTTCACCTTTTCCCAAACTAATCAACTTGAGAACTTGACCACGTCGATCAGATTTAGCGAATGTATCTAATGTACACCGTTTACCATTACCTTTATCGGTTAAGATAAGCATTTGATCGTCACTATTGGTAATACGAGCTATACCAACTACTTCATCATTTGGTGCCAAATCAATACCGATGACACCACGGCTCATTCGATTTGTTTCAGTGAATGTACCTGTATCAAATCGTAGACCATTACCTTGTTTTGTATAGGCAATGATATCCATAGCATCTTTACCTTTAAGTACCGATACTAACTCATCATCTTTATTGAGGATGATACTAGCCACTGATGTTCGGAATGGGTATTTGGAACAAGATGTTTTCTTAATAATACCCTTCTTGGTAATGAATGTGAATGCTTCATTAGATTTCACAGCATCTTTTGTAAAGATAGCCACTACATCACCATTGATATTCACATACTTACTTAAGGCTTCACCATATGATTTTTTATCAGATGCTCGAATTTCACCAACTTCTAAGGCATGTACATACCCTTTACGGTCGAAGAAGATTAAGCTATCTAAGTTATTAGCATGAATAATCTCTACTGGCTCATCACCTTGTGCTAACTCACCAATGGATTTTACATTGTCAAGTAATTTCTTAACATAGCCATTCTTAGTGAACACGATAAGATGTTCAGTGTCACTATACTTAGCATCATTTTTAGCTTTCACAACTCGAGATAATCTAGGTTTACCATATTTAGCAATACCCTTTTCAAGTTCTGCGATAATGACCTTATCCAATTTCTTAGGTTTAGTAATCAACTCTTCACAGACTTTAATTTCATCCAGAGCATCTTTCAATCGTTCTTTGAAACGCTTCAATGCTGATTTACTGAATTCACTCATACGAAGATTGATAATTTTGTTAGCTTGTACAGTTGTTAAGGCATAATCCTTATTAAGCATCTTAATCAATTTATCATCTTCTGATTTCTTAATCATTTTCATGATTTTCTCAGCTTTACCCGGAGTTTCAATGATGTCGATTAATACTTCGGTAATGTATACCAACTCTTTCAATTTAACTAATCGGATGGTATATACTTTACGTTTAAACAATCGACGATTCATAATCCAGTTATGGATGATGTCTCGAAGGTTAAAGAGTTTAACCACGTAGTTATCAACGAAGTTCATTTGTGTTGGGAATGAACTTTCTAACCCTGTCTTAGCATATAAGAACATCTTCATTTGATATAAGTCTACTTCTTTAGCAAACTCAAGAATGAGATAGACTGACTCAGCATCAGATGCATCATTGATTCGTTTTAATCCAGGGAGCTGTTTGCTTTTACTGAATTCTGCAATCTTTGCAATCACAGATTCAATTTTAGTTTTGTATGGGAGAGATGTGATAGTGAGTGTATGTTCATCTGGATCTTCGATAATCGTAGAACGCATCTTGAATACACCTTTACCAGTTTCACAAATCTCACCAAATTGACCTTCATCAATAATATCACATCGAGATGGAATATCTGGAATGAGATATGGATGATAGTCTGGATCTTTAATACATTTGATAACTTCTTCAAATGCTTCTACTAGGTTAAAGGACGGTACATAGGTAGCCATACTGAATGTAAACCCAGTAGATGGTTTCAATAACATATTTGGATATTTAGCTGCCAATGATAATGGTTCCATAAGGTCCTGATTATACGTTGGAGCCATATCCATGACTTTATCATCCCATTCGCTGAAGAAACAGTCATAGGCAAAATCAGATACACGACCCGTAATATACCGAGCACTTGCTGATGGGCTACCGGCAATCTGACCATTGTTGCCACCGATTGTCATCAATGGATATGGGACTTCCCAGTCTTTTCCAAGACCAGTAATTACATTTTCTACAGAGGAATCACCATGAGGGTGAATCTTGATAACGTCGCCAATCAATGACAGTACTTTTGTCATCTTCTTAGTAGCACCTGCTATCTTAGCAGTTGCATACAATACACGACGTTCAACAGGTTTTAATCCATCTGTAATATCTGGGATAGCACGTGCTAATACAACGTTAGTGCCGTATTTGTACATCCCATCTTCATTGTAAGCACCGATATTTTCTTCAACAACACCACGGTTATTGGTGTATAAAGACATATCGGTGATTTTACCACTAAACTTCTTCTTTGTCTTTTTCGCCATTACGTTCTCTCCACTGTTCCCTTAATATGAAATACTGCTGAGATTCTTCCATTTCCTTGGTTTCAAGATATAGATATAATCCACCTAGAGCACTAACCAGTAGAATTACAATGATAATAGCAACAATTTCTGGTAGTTCCATAGTGATGCACCTCCTATTCATAAAACCCATTATGTGATTTTGTGTGTTGTATACTTTTTGTGTGTTGGTAACTACCTATCGATAGTACCAACAGCACAACTAGTAGTAGTATTACGGGTATAACCATAACTTAGTTATCCAAATCATCACGATTGAATTTATGACTATTATCAATCATGAATGCTTTACGAAGTTTTGTATTTGGACCATGTAATACTTTAACAGTATCCAATTCACGTTCCAAGTCATCAATCGTTAACCGAATCAATTCGCGGTTAGCTGGATTCAATGTAGTTTCCCACATGATTGTCTTATCCAACTCACCCAACCCTTTTATCCGTTCTTCGATTGGTGGTAAATACTTTTTCGTTTCACGGAAGAACATACCTAAGCTGGTGTAGACTTTCCCACCATCTTTGGTTTCCATAGTATAATATATATCGGAATGATTAGCTTCTTTAATGAACTTCATTAAGCGAGATGCTTTATTGAAGAATGCTATATCAACCAATAGATATTGGTATATGCCATTAATAGAACCTTGGATAACCCCAGTTTTAGCATCATATACTAATTCAGGGAAACGCTTCTTTAATTGACTATTGAATGTTTTGGTTTGTCCATACAACAGTGTGAACTCAATGAGTTCTGGGTTCGTATAGAAGTATTGAGCTAATGGTTCAAGCTCTAAAAGATAATCAGAGTTAATGTTAATTAACTCATGCATTTCTTTGTTGGATAGTTTGTGACCTTTACTATTCGTAAGAGTTACGTTTTCAACTACGTTATCAGCGAATAGTTTATAGTAATCCACCTTAGATAGGATATACTTATGCTTATGGTCTTTCAAGATATATAATGGAGCTTTCGCTTTGTATAACATACCTTGTTGCACAAGCTCTGGCATAAAGCATAAGAAGAATGTGGATAATAACGAAGTCATATTATAGCCGTCGATATCTGAATCGACGAAGATAATGATTTTATTGAACTTCGATTTACTTAAGTCAAAGTCTTTACCAATACCAGTACCAATGATTTTAGTTAACGCTTTTAGTTCTTCATTTTTAAGAACCTTAGCTAACGGTTCACCATAGGTATTCATTGGATTACCTTTGATTTTAAATACGGCTTGTGTCATAGGATCACGAACAGCAGTTACGCCACCTTTCGCAGAATCCCCTTCGACTATGAATAGTTCCTTATATCCTTTACCAATCGCTGGACTATAACCACTCATAACGGATTCTTCTAAGGAATCCATTGGTTTATAATCAGATTTACGGATCTTAGAAACTTCAAGTCTTGCACGAGCATTTTTCTTGATATAGGTAGCAATCTTTTTAGCTTCAGAAGCATGTGATTTCATATACTTCATGACAGCATCGTAGACTGCATCACGAATCTCTTTTCCTAACTCCCGATTACCAACCGCTTCTTTAGTTTGGTTTGTAAACTGTGGGTTATTATGGAATACGAAGATTTCAGTACATAGACCCAAACGAATATCTTCAAATGTGATATTCCACTTTTTCTTTTCGTTATCGGTCATGTACTCTTGGGTAATTTTAGACATAGCTTGACAATAGCCAGTCTTAGCACCATTCACATGTTCACCATGTTGAATCGTTTTAACCCAGTTACAGAATGAGAGTGTATTATACCCATCCGTGTTATCATTCTCATCATAATTGAAACACACTTGAATATTCGGTTCCTTAATTTTAAAATGAATCGTGGGATTCATAAGTGGTTTCTTAATCGTGGAATCGAGAAGTTCAACTGGACCATTCTTATGTTTTAACTTAATGGCTTTCTTCTCGTCCCCTTTTTTCTTAATCGCTGAGTAGTAGATCGTTTTACTACTTGGCATAAAGTATGAAGTTGTATTGATCCATTCGAACAATTCACCTTCATCAATATTACATTTACCAAGGTATTTGGCACTTGGTACGAAGATAACTTCTGTACCATGTAACTCCTTGGATACATTTTCATATATAGGCTCACCTCTGAGTCGACCATCGACAAATGCAAAGGTACCTCGTTTACCATCACGTGTAATAATCAACGTGAGGTATTCAGATAAGGCATTGATAGCCGTTAAACCAACACCATTTTCCCCAGCTTTAAATGATACTTCAGCACCCTCTTTGGTTTTACCGAAGTTAGAACTGGATTGTAGTTGGGATACAACGTCAATAACATGCTCAAATGGAATACCACGACCATCATCTTTTACTGTTAATTTATTAGCTTTTACATCGAAAGCGATGTGGATATTCTTACAAGGGGAATAGGGTGACATAGATTCATCAATTGCATTATTGATTAATTCTTTACATAGATGCAAGGCACCTCTCTCACCTATATAAGAGATATACATAGTCGGCTTCTCACGAAGACGCTCAAGGTCATCTCTGATGACAGTTATGTTATCATCTTTAAACTTTGCCATAATCTTAAATGGACCTCCTAGTATAAATAACAAATACTAATTTGTCTATTTGCGTATTATCTTTAATGGTCTGTACTAGTATACAGGCATTAAAAAAATAAGGTAGCAAGCTACCTTATTTTTTATATTAGTCATTGATGGATTCAATAATACGAGCAAGTTCAGTAACTCGTTTACTGTATCTTGTAGCCATATTAAAGATATTAGTTCCAGAATATAATGTTAAATGATCATCTGGAATAACATCGTCATCGTCATCAAAATCGTCGTCATATTCATCACAGTCATCATGATGGTGGTGACCACAACCGCATTCACATTCAGAATCATCATCATCTTCATCTTCTTTAAAGATTTCTAATGATGTGACACCTTGGGATTTCACATAGTCTTCGATAACAGATATATCAATATGACCTTCGTTATCATACCGTTCAGGATATAATAACGTATCCACATTTGTCATAACCATATAGATGCCGTTTTCATCCAGTACATCTAATAGACTGGTCACTGGGGTAGAACCGTCAATGATAGACACTAGCATGATGATATCACCATCAACCAATTCACCAGTTCTAATTAATTGATAGGGATCACCCATCTCCAATAAAGCGAACATGTTGCGTTCTGGTATAAATTTCATAATATACACTAATGGAGCCACAGCATCTATATCTTCCAATTCGCCAGTTTCGGAATCTATTACTGCTTCCATCATATAGTCAGTATCTTTATTAAAATACATGAATGGGACATCTGGTTTGATATTTCCTGTGATGAATTCATTATTTTCATCAATTGGTGTACCTTGAATCAAAAGTTCAAGTTCTCCTTTTGTATACATTGATTTCTCCTTTTAAAAAATAAAAAATAAGGAATACGGGATTTCCCGTATTCCTTATTATAGCTTCCTTAGAAGCTTTTAAATCGATTTAATAGCTTCTAAATATTATCGACGAAGAATGGAGCTACCGCCACCCATGACTGTCATGGAAGAACGATATTTCTTACCATGTTTACCATGTTTCTTGCCTTTCTTACCGAAAGCTTTATTTTCTTTCAACATGATAACTTTGAACGCTCTCGCACTCCAATCGATGGCACGTTGCGCTTTAACTAACTTTTTAAGTTCATCAGAATCTGGTTTAAAGTCCGCTTGTAACTTAGTTAAGTTAGCGTAGTTCAAACCGTCGCGTTTCCATTCTTTCAAATGAGCCTTTACCTTTTTAGGGTCATTTTGTTTCATTAAGAAGCGGAAATCTAACTTAGCTCCACATTCTTTACAACGGAACACGCCTTCGGTCTTTGTTTCTTTAAGACGCATGGAATTTCCGCGTTTGTGTAAGCATTCAAATTGAGTATCGCGTTCTTTTTGTTCAAGAGCATAACGTTCTTGGCGAATGCCAGCCAAGATCTTTTGAATGCCATTCAATTTGTCTTTGTTTTTGTTTTTCTTTGCCATGTGTTATTAACCTCCTAGCAAAATAATAAAATATTGATAGAGAATTGTTCTATCACGTTGAAATAATATATATTTTTATTCCAACTTGTTTTACTGTTAATGATTAAGTTAAAGATAAATCGAAGTTCATACGTAGATAATCTACGTTCTTATCATCAGCAAAGATAAGCTTTTGAATATTTTCCACATGGACTACGTCCCAGTAGTATGCTTTGTTATCTTCATCATATGGACTTTGACCAGGGAAATATACTTTGCGAGATAAACAGGAAATATCTGTTTCGATTTTGAAGCAGTCACTAATAGGAACAGGTTCAAGTTTGAATGGGTGTTTATCTTTTGTTGCTGGATCCGTATTTGGCACTTTACGTTTATCATCGAAATACCAACGAATCGAGTTATCGAAGATAATCCCCGCTAACTTATCAATACCCTTTTTATTAATGATAGCTTGGAATTCACCGATATCCATTATCGTTTCCTCCTTTTCTTCTTCTTATTTGAAGTTACTCGCTTGTTAGAAGACTTATTTTTATTCACTGTAGAGTTTCCTAGCAAGCGTTCACGAATATGTTGAGCCATTCGCTTATTTTTAGCACGCCAATCATATTCGATGATTTTGGGTTTAAATATAAGTTGTTTGGAGATTGGGTTCTCCAAATCAACCCCAGTTAATGTAAATAACTCTTTCATAGTTACTCCAGTATAATCAATTGGTCAATGGCACGCGTTACCGCCGTATATAACCATTGACGTCTAAATAGATAATCACCGAATGGTTCATTGATGACGATAACCTTATTATACTGACTACCTTGAGCCAAATGGCACGTAATCGCATACCCATACTCAAACTTATTGAGCCGGGACATATGTGATTTTCTATAAGTCGCTGGTAATTTAAGGTAATCTCTATCTATAGGTAAATCGATGAATGATTCATTCATAAATTCTGGACGAAAATCGATGGTCAGACGTTTAGCACTCGAGGATTCTAAATCAATATCTGTGATATAGCCAACCATACCATTGATAAGATAAATATTATCCCCAATGGAAGCATTCCAGTTATTTTGACGACAAATCATCTTGTCACCAACCACTGGATCATCAGTGGTGTATTCTAATAGCACTTTTCGATAGAAATTATTCAAACTATCACGTGTTTTATTAGTACCACAGATGATAATGTCACTATAGGTAAATAGTTTCTTATCAAAATCACGTTGTGACATAATGGCAATGGAATTACCAATATGACCTCGTGTTAACAGTTTCCCTTCTAAAATATCTTTAGCTAACCAAGGGATAGGGGATTCGTCACTTTGACGCATAATTTCTGTTAGTATCACATCAGGGTTCTTTAAGAAGAATGAGTTACCGATGACTGGTGGTAGCTGATTCAAATCTCCCAATGCAATGACGGGAATATTAAATTCCAATATCCATTTTGCTAATTCTTCTGGTACCATAGCCGCTTCATCAACTACAATTAGACGAATATCGCCATCAAGATGTTGTTTACGACTAAACTTAGGAACCCATATATAGCGACTCTTTTCAGTCACAATCGGATCTCCATTTTCATCTTCTTTAGGTACCATATCTATATTACAAATGGAACTATGAATTGTTTTGGCATTTAGACCAGTTCTAGCTAATGCTAACGTAGCTTTACCGATATATGCCATAAATAGTACTTGGTCTTTGGATAGACATAAAGCTTCAATTAACTCTTTGACAATCGTGGTTTTGCCTGTACCAGCAGCACCCGATATTTCAAATACTTGCTTAGTCTTATGCTTCCACCAATGTAAGAGATTTTGTAAGGCAGTCTCTTGACCTCTATTTAATTCCATTAGTATAACTTCCTCTATATAAAATACAATAGTAAGAGTATATACCTATGTACGACAAGGTATATACTCTTATTTTTTAAAAATCAAAGTCTATAGTGTAATCTGTTCCACCAATGAGTAACGTAATTGATTCAATCGCTATGGTACTATCAAAGTCCCTGAACATGATAGTGCGAATGAATTTATGTCCTCTTGGTAAACCAAAATACATATAAACGAGGGTTTTAATGATCTTATACATTTCAAGCATGTTGGTTTCACTGGGCATGTCATATATACCAATAAAAGAACGAAAATATTCTTTTAAGAGTGTATAAAATGAACCGTTAGACCATTCATGTACCCGAATCGATTCAATTTGATTGATTGAATCTTGAAATTTCAAACTGACTTCAGTTTGGTTCGTGTTAGGCACGGATACGCTGGAAGCAAATTGACCATTGATTATATCTTGATCATGTACGATTAGGTTACAATAACAATTAAAATCAGACTGTACAGGCTTTATCACTTCTAGCATACTGTGTACTACCCCTTACAAAAATAATCAACTTAGTGTGATTCTTCAGTATGTGCTACTGGTGGATCAGCAACTGGTTGTTCAGTTACTGTAGCCGTTTCAGTATTAGAACTAGGAACTGTAGAAGCAGCTGGGTCAGTATGATGTTCAGCTGTTGGTTCAGCACTTACAGGAGTTTCTGTATGTGTGGTTTCAGCGGCTGGTGTACCAGTGGCTTCTGTTCCTGTTTCAGTAGTAGCAACAGTGGTATGTTCAGTTGTTGGGGAAGGTTGTTCAGTTACGTGTGTTGTTGTTTCTGAAGTCCCTTCTGGTTGTTTAGGAGTTGGATCTTCCACTTTAGGTGGTTTTACTTCAGGAATCACAGGTGGTTGCACTTGTGTGTTACCATCTTGATGACCAGGTTTACCTTCCGTAGGTTTCCAATTTCCTTCTTCGTAGATTTGTTTCAAAATTCGTTCAATGAATTCTTCACTAATCTTAGGATAATTTGTATATTCTGGACGATGAACGGATGTACCAGATGGAATATCTTCAGTAGAAGTACTTGCATCCTTTTTACCTGGTTCAGGGTCCTTATCAGCAGGAGTATCTACTGGATTAATAAGGGCTTGTAATTTAGTCGCTAACGCCATATCTTTCTTAAGCAATTCATTAAACGCAACAGAAAGAATAGTTCTAAATAAAGAACTATTAATAGCTGGGCATTTGCATTGAATATATGCCAAATCAAGAGGTTTCGTTAAATCGTTAATCAAGCCTAATAGTTTAGTTAAATCTGCGATACGTTTGGATACTTGGTGCATGATACGAATATTCGTGGCATTATACCCCTTCATATTTACAATATCAGACTCTTGTGGATTCCAATAATCACAGTTTGTATCATCGTTAGTTACATGGTAGGCATGTTCGTCTTCCAAATGATGATGTGGACAGATTGTCTTAGCGTAATATGGATGCAGATTCATATCCATACGAGTATCATAGCCAGGTTTATTTGGAATTTCTCGTTGATAATCATATTCTGTCATCATATACTTTTCAATCGCTAACCGTTCTTTTGTATTCACTCTACGAATATCTTCGTAGAATTCATCTTTAGGTTCCGTCACATTCGGATATTCAGAAGTTCGTCCAAACCATTGATGTTTATAGAATTTAGACATGATGGACCTCCTTTTATAGAGATGTTAACATAACTCTATGGATGCTTATTTTGCACATTATGTTAATATAAAGGAGGAAATAGTATGCAAAATGCAGGCGGTAATGATTTTTCATTAGACCAGTTTGAGTATTGCTATCTAGTAGAAGATACAGATCCATGTGCTACACAAATGAAGATTTATGTACCAAAACTAATGGGTCAAAAAACTGGTTCTGCAAATACAAATCAATCAGGGGTTGATCAAACCTCTTTTATGAACTCCGGTGATTGCAAACTCGAATCATCATCTCAAGTTCAATCAGCAAACTATATCATAGCTCGTGTACAGATGCCACTAGCTCATAGACATTCGTTTCATGATTGCCCAGGTAATTGTGTCAATCTAGTACATGGAGCTCAAACATGTTGTCCAGGGACATCAGACTTAAAAGTCTGTCACCATTTCCATCACGATCATCATTTCCCTCATGAAGGAGATAAAGGGTTAATTCCAAAAGGATCTCGACTCATCTGTATGTTCATGAACCATGATCCAAATGATTGCATTGTGACTCGTATGGAAGTGATGTTCCCTAATGGACAAATCAATCCAATGGAACCTGCTGATGAACATCGTTAATAGTAAGTGAGGTATCCAGATGATATCAGATGCGAAAACGATAACGCAACAGATTATAACAGGAAAGAATCTTAAGATTTCCTATAAGAACTTCCAAATTGAGCAATTGGTAAAATTGGATAACCATAACGTATTACTACTTAACGTCTTCACGTTATTGAGTAAATATCGTTACCATATTGCTAAATATACAAAAACGTATGTTATGAATGACGTCGATGCTAAGAAATATGAATATAAACCATATATGTTAGCCAATGAATTGTATGGTACCATTGAAATGGCTCCATTGATTCTACGCATCAATCATATGACATCCGTTACTCAATTTAAGGATCTCCAAAAAGGTATTAAACTATTTAATGGTGATATTTTGGATTTCCTCAATGAAATGGTTATTAAAGAGAAATCTGTGATAACAGCAAATCGATCTCAAATTAAAGATGAGATCATTGGCTTATAAACACCTATAAAAATCTATAACAATAAATTAGGTTGCACACGCAACATGTATCAGACTGTATATGTATTAAATAATTTATACACAAGCGGGACCCTTAATCTCTTTCCGATTGTCGTGTAAGTAGAGGGGTTTTAGAATCATTAATGAAACATATACTACTACAGTCAAGATCAAAGAAGTGCTGCAACTATGTTCTTGTGAGTTATCCTGAGGTGACAGCCTTTCAAATAGATACTCAAAACCAATCCCCGATACGGGGATTTGTATCGGGTACATATACCACCCATAGTTCCTCAAGCTGCCATGTGTTGACTATGGGTTGTACCCCTATTACTAGGACACGAACATCACCTAAAATGTTGCTGAGGTTGTTTGGTGTTTCATAGTTTTCTCCTTAATAAATAAAAGAATAAACAAAAGAACCGCATAGCGAACTGATTATACGTCAGACGCTATGCGGTTCTTTTGTCTTTTAGTCATCGACAGTAACAAGATCGGCACCTAAGGTGTCGTTCAATGAGAATGAACGAGTCACTTCACTTACTTCTTCTTGTTCACCTGCCTGTTTACGTGGTTTTCTAGTATGAGCCCCATGTAAACCAAATTCATTCCCCATATCCGCTAAATCAGAGGCTAAGGAGAATTTAGATACGGAATGATCTAAGTTTACATCATTCACTAACATAATCGTACTACCCTCTACGAATGGGTGATTGATGTATAATTGATCGGTCATGGTTTTATAACGTTTCTTTAACTCTTTGATCGTCAAGTATCGTTTACCTGTAGACCGTTCGTTTTCTACATTCAGAACACCAACCCAGTCGGAGTTCTCTAATAGATCCCATGCTTGTGCTACGTTACCGCGACCAAGCATTTTACCCAAGTCTTCTTTACCTGCATCATGGGCAGCATCGATTGCCATATTACCAGCACGGTTGATTTGTTGTGCTGTAATAACGGGGATCTTCAATCGGATGGCTAAATCTTTCATTTCATTGGATGCGTATTTTAATCGCATAATTTCATCTTGTGTTGGTTCACTAGAACGAATCCGTTTAATGTAGTCAAATACGAGAGCAATGACTTCATTATTATCTTCTTCAATTTCATCTATGATAGTATATAAATCGGAAGTACTAATTTCCAAGTTGCCATAATACTTCATGATGATATTGGTTTCACCCTCTTCTAATGTCAACCCACCTTGCTTACGCATTAATTCGATGGCTTGTTCTGGTGTGAAGTCTTTAATGTCTTCGGTTGATGTAGAAAGGTTGAATAGTCGAATAAGGGATTCTTCTACTGAGTTTTCTGTTGTAATATATAATACCGTAGGTCTAGCGGTAGGTTTACGTCTTGGTTGGATTCGGTTGAATGCTTTAATCCAATAGCAAGAGTATAATAGCATGGCAGATTTAAAGCCACCTGTTACACCTAACCACATATATAAACGACCTGGTAAGTATCCTGGTGATAGCATATCATTCAATGCCCGAACACCAGTCATTAATGCCAAATTATCATCAGCGGCATTTTTAATGGTTTCTTCTACAAATGGTTCCATCACATCTTGTTCTAAGCTAAATGTACTCATAGATGCTTTGGATTCGGATTTTCTAATATCTGTTAATAGATTACCTATGACCGTTTTAATTTTATTCGTCGATTCTTCCATGTTTAGATAATCACCACAATTGATATCGGAGAATGAATCGAACAGTTTATCTCGATAGTAGAATAGATAGGCATGTTGTAATAGAGTTTCAATCAATTTAATCGTATATTGAATCTCTTCATGGTTCTTATCTGTATATTCATCGAGATATTTAATGATATTTTTACATTCAGGTTCGTTTGGGTCTTCAGCCGCAGAGATTAATGATGTGCGGTTAATGGTACCCATACTGATACGAGCATCTAAGGCTCGTTTAGCAAACCAAAAACGAGCATACATTGTCACGTCTTTTTCGTATGGTGTTGCATCAACTATATTCAATAGTTTTTGTAGGTTATTGAGATGCATACGAGTAATCGTAGGGTCATCTGAAAAGATAAATCCTATGAACTGTTGCAAATAATTCTTTGTAAATTTTACTGGTACCTTATGCATCGTGGAATCGTATGGTGATGTAACATCACGTTCATTCCGCTTCTTATGGTACGAAACTTCTGATTTTAACAAGGGGACGACCTCTCCTTACCTTATAACAAATTGAGTTCATCTTTAATGACATCTAATGAGATTTCTCGTTTATGACGTACACTAATGAACTTCTGAATCTTTTCTTCGTGTGAAATACCTGGATCAAATACAAAAGCATATTTGGTTAATAACGTATTCACAACTTTCTCATTTTCTTGTTCTTTGACAAATTGAGCTTCATCGGTCACATCTAATTTGAACCGTGGTTTATCTTTAACAAACTCACGTAAATATTGTAACGCATAGGAAAAGTCAACTTTCTGTACTAGAACGATTTTAACTCTTACAAAATCTGCTTTGATAGATAGCATTAGATCGACCAAATCTTGCGGTCGATCTCTATATTTTGTAAAATCTTCAACCTTAATGGTTGTATATTCTTCAGCCATAGCGTTTTTTACAAACTCTACGGCATACTTATGTGTGTGTATATCATATACGCACAGATAGAAACCCTTGTCTTTCTCTTCACCGTGTTGGAATCGAGAGAATGAGCCTGGGTAATAAATATGGTGTTTGATGACTGTATTGGTGTGTATATGACCAAAGAAAATAGGTCCTTTACAAGCCGTAATCAATTCTTTAGACTCAAATACAGGGGCACGACTCATAGTGATTTCACTTTCCTGTGCTTTAGCCATAGTTCCCACTTCTTTAAACATACCATGACCAAATATAAAATCGTATTGGTCAGGTGTTGATAAGTACGGAGCATAATACTCATCTTGATGCTCCATATATTCTTCTGGAACATAGAGAATATCGATACCTTCCACTAAGTGCTCCTGTTCAACCGTCATGATAATCCGAAAATTAATGTTATTCCGAGTTTCATATTGACGGAAATTGTGTAATTGACGATTGTCATGGCTCATAGTACCTTGAATGACTCGAATGTATTTGATATTGTTTTCGATGCAGATATCAACGACCTCTTCCATGAACATCATAACAGAATGAGCTGTTGAATAGTTCATACTGGTTATCCCATGGAATAAATCGCCACCAAATACAATCATATCAAGACGTTTCCCATCAATCACTCGTAGGAAATGTTCTTTAAGTTGTTCATATAATTTCTCTGTTCGTACAGCACCAAAGTGAATATCTGCAATAAAAGCTACTGCAAATAATTCGTTTTGTATCATATGATAGGTCCTTTCCAATCTTCGATACTGATATGGTTGAGTACTATGAATGCTTCATATAATTTTTCAAAAGCAGTTCTATACTCTACCATTTCTTCAATTCGTTTTGATTTACTAATAATAGGAACATCAGCCTTACCAGTGAAACACACAATACGACAGGTAGTCAACTTATCATATATCTCTGGCTCTTTAAACTGTAATAAATTTAAATAGGCGGCTAGTTGCATAAAATGGGTAAAATGAGGTTTCTTGGATGTTTTAAAATCAGCCAGTGTTAACTCATTATTTATCGTACCAATAAAGTCAATGGTACCACCATAACGCTCATTATGTAATCGAAGTTCAGAGCATTTTGGAATCACATTACAATCACGTTTCCACTGTAGGTAGTAATTAAATCGCACATCAGCTTCTCTTTCCAATTTATAATCAATATGTGGAGAGTAGTGCGTCTTACATATATCACACTCGATTTTATTATGGACGAGTGTTCCCAATAGAGCTTTCTCATCTAAGAAAGCTCTATATTTAATTCGTTGTAAGCCCAACCAATTAGACCAATCCATCAATCCTTTCTTGTTCAATAAGGAAATGATTTGTGTCACTGATGGTATTTCATGGGCTTTGCTATTATAATATGGTAAATGTGCCATATGTCTATTTCCTCCTAATATATTCAATTTTAGTTATCACGTTGTCATAATGTATATTTGAAATTACCTGTCGTGATTTCGGATATATATTATCATTATAGCTATAGAAGGATTTTTCATAGCATTTTATTTTCTATTTTCTTGAAAAGGAGAAACTAAACATGATTGCTAGACAATATTTCATTAGAGTTCGAGATTCTTTTAATGGTTGGATGACTGTGGCTGATAAAGATAAACTTGAATTTGTAAAACTACTTGATGATAAATTATATGGTCAATTCGATGATCGTATCGATGTTGATTGGTTGGCTAGTTTAGATGATGATGAATTTAAAGTTGAATTAGCAAATGAAATTAATGACCTTATTGACAACTTTAACAAAGCTATTGATCCAGAAGTATCTAATGACGCACGTATTAAATACTATTATATTAGCGACCTTCGTGTTCCTGGAGACCCAGTTGGTTGCGGTCAATAGGAAATAATCTGTTATATAACGTATCAGTATTATAGTTATATAAGGAGGTATTACACTATGCCAGAAGAACACACATGGTACATCAAACTGGTAAAACCAAACCACGAAGCAGTGTGTATAGAGAATGAAAATGTAACACGATTCTTAATCGATGTGATTACATTCATGCGTACACACTACACGTGGGATGAGTTATTAACTATTCCAGATTTTGAAGACTATAAAACTGAGTTAGAGCTAAAACGAGCTCTAGTTGAATCTCTAAAGGTTGCTTTTAGAAAGTATATTTTGAGATCTAACGGCAGTAATATTTATAGCAAAGTATCAGAGGATTATATCCTCGCATTCTTATCACCAAGTGATGAGTAAACGAAAAGAAGAGAATGGAACCGAAGTTCCATTCTCTTTATTTTTTTTTAGCTATCTATTAGAAATGATTCATGTTATGGTAAGATGGCATAGCATTAACCATTTGAGTAGTGTAGCCAGAGTTGAAGTCAAGGTAATCACGAAGGATGCGATACTTGTTCAACAATGCGGAGCCGATTTCATTGATTTGAGGGGATTCATAACGAGTAGCTGTGAATTCCAAATCAAGAGATACAGCAGCATGAGAGCCTGGTTCAAAGTTGAAATGAGCTTTTGCAACTTTCTTAGGCATCATGTTGGAGAACATAGCACAATATTCAATATCGATACCAGTTGGATCGGTATTTACAATGATAGTTTCCATTACATGGTTGGACGCTTTGAATTGACATTCAGGAGAGATTTGACCATGGTAATGGGACAAACCAGTCAATGGGTCAGAGATACCAGTCATCCAAGTATCAATGAATTCACGGATTGGAGAACCAGAGAATTCGTATACTTTAATAGTTAAGGAATCAGTTTCATCTTTAACTACGTTAGGAATTTGGAATTTGTTCCCTGCGTAACCACCAGTCAATTCTTCAGTTTCCATTGTAGTATCAGCGATACCATCAATGCCAGTGAAACCAAGTTCAAGTAAGTGTTTAAAACGTTTTGCAGCCGCAATATCCATACGTTCCATGAAACGTGGAAGTCGTACGATAAAGATACGGGAATAACCAGCACGAAGAGGGTCAAATTGGTCAATGTTCTTTGTGGAAACATCAAGACCACCAACCCATAAGCCGAATTCCGAGAAATCTTTCGTATTGCGTTTAATATTTTGCTGGATAGATTTCATGTTATATTACGACTCCTTTCTTAGGTTCTTGGGTTAACGTCGATTTCAATGATCGCACGTTTTTGGAATGTACGGAATACAATTGCCAAGTATACGTGAACGATGGAACGAGTTTTTTCCCATTTGTTCATAGAAACTTGGATGTCGATGGAACGACATTTAGTTCCTTTGTAACCACTGAAGATTTCTTCGCAGTCTTGACGGAAAATTCTCAATTCATCTTCATCAGAGAATTCATAACGGCGTTTACCTGCCATACGTTCAATTTTGCGTTTGATTTCAAGCAATACTTGAACGTTGTTTTCTTCACTCAAGTCGGAGTTTTTAACTTGGGAAGTATTTTGAGTACCACGAATGTACGTATCTTCATCGATAGCTTCGATGTAGTTGATTTGATACTCAGTGAGTAATTTTTCTTTGATTTCCATGTCATCAGCATCAATCAATGGACGAATGGAGTTCTTAGTATAACCACTCAATGTAGCGTAACGTTCACCAGCCATAGGAACATGGTTACCGTAAGTAGCTACGTGTAATGGGTAGCGTTGAGCCATCCATAATGTATTGGTAACAGGAATGACTTTACCTGTGATAGGATCTACAGTTTTGAACATGCCTGCATTTTTGGATACCATAAATGTATTGATGTCTTTCAATGTTTGACCCATTGTGTATACATCGTTTACATTTGTCAAGAGGTTAGTGTCAAGACGAACAGCCGCATCCATACGTTTCAATGCTAAAGAAGCCATTGCTTTCTTAGTTTGAACAGAGTAGTTCGCATCAAGAATCAAGTCAACTGGAGCACGACGTTTGGATCTAACTTTAGGGTCGACACCACCTTGGAATGCCATTTGGTACGCTTTATCGATAGCTTGTTGACGTTCTTGTTTGGACAAGCCAGAACGAGGGTCAAAGTCACCATCAGAGCCACCTTCAAGACCAACACCTTCAATATCCATTACATGGATAGTTTGTTTACCGCCTTCGATTTCGATGAATTTATCATCTTCTTCAGTGAAGCGGTTGTAACCGAAGATATCGAATGTTTCCATAGTGTATGGAAGTTCGTTTTCTGGTTTAACAGGAGTTGGAAGAGTAGTAGCAGCTAAACCATTAGCAGCAGTGTATTTCAAGTATGTGCCGTTTTGGAAGTTACCATCATCGGCAGTTAACAAGTAGTATACACCTTCTTCAGCAAGTTTAGTTGCAGGAAGTTTTTTAGTTTCAACTACGTTTAATTTAACGAAGCCGTCGCCATTAGTACCACCAGTGGAAGTGTCAGCTTTCACATAGTAGTCATATACTGGAGTTGTAGGAGCTACAGCACCTGGAGCTACGGCTTGAGGGATCAAGTATAAGTAGCTAGCATCAGCATCAGTATATGTAGGAAGTGCAGTCAACGTATTTTCAATATGAGTGAATGTCATATCGTTGTATGTTTTATTCACGTTATCATATTTTACATACGTACCTTGAGCAATGTTACGACCACCCACTACGTCAGCAGCAGTCATGTAGTATACAACTTCAGGATCAGGTAATGTCGCAGTAGTAGCTGGACGACGATCTACAGAAACAACTGTAGGAGGAATGAAACCGTTTTGGTCATATACTTTTTTGTATTGCTCGAATACTTCGAGAAGTGTATCGTAGTAGAATTTAACGGATACACGGGAAGAACCTTTACCACCTTCATCATTAATTACATCTTCGATGTAGTTAGTGATTTGAGTGTTAGGATCTAAGGCATCGATGTAGAAGCAGACATTATAAGATTCTAATTTCTTAGTACCTCTTTCAGTGCTGATTAATTCTACACGATAGTTTTTGTATTCATTATCACGGTCAGCATTGCGATCATGAGTGATACGAATACGGAAGTCTTGGCCATATTTACCAGGACCGAGGCAAGCAAAGCTGAACAATGGAAGGCGTTTCCAACCATCAACGTCAGTTGCAGCCATAGCGTTGGAGTAGATTTCCAACATTTCCAAATCAGAAACATCTTCACGTTTGAATGTTTCAAATTTGAGTTTCAATTTACCAGCATCTACTTTGTAGCTTACAGTTTGAATGAAATGAGCATATGTAGCGTTGTCAGCAGTAACACGTAAACATTGAGCTTTTGCATTACCAGTATATAGTGCTACATATGGCATATACATAGGTTGACCGTAAGTTTGGTAGTCAGGTAAACCGTATTCATTTACGAAATCAGTGAAAGATTTCTTTAATTGAAGTTTGTTACGACCTTTAGGAGATGTGAATACACATAGAAAAGTCGGACCACTATTATCGGACGTATAATCTTCGAAATAGGTATTATCGTTGATATATACGGCTTCATGAGGTTGAATCCACTCAGGGATAATTTGACCTGCTCGTGGCATATGTTAACCCTCCTTTAATATTTATAATTTGGTATTAAATTATTAATTTAATGTTTGTTTTAACCCCAGAGGGTTCTTTACAGAGTACATTAGAATTTGAGTAGTTGTTCCATTGGAGATGTCTGTTCTTTACGTTCAGTACGTGTTGTAGTGACCGCAGAGACAATGGATTCATCCATATTTTCGAATGTAATCGCTGCAAAGGAAGAGTTATACTTTGTAATCTCTTTTGTATTTGCAGTCGTATAATCATATCGAGAGATTGATGGATTTTTGCCAACTAAATATCCAAACCGATATTCTGGTTTGGCTGGATCTCTATAAATTTCACTAATAACCAATTCCTTGATCACATCGGGAATATCGAATTTGATCCCATTGAGTTCAAAGTTTCTATCCCATAGTGTAATGATGTCATCATAAGAAAATGATTTCGGTAATTTACCAGCAGTTAAAATTTTTAAGAAATCTTTAAATGCAACTACTGATTGTGGAATCGCGGTTTGACAGAATATATCCGTATTATAGTATTTCAATACGTAATACATTTCTTCACCTTTACCAACTAAATCTAATTTCTTCTTCTCATAACCCCCTGTAGGATAGGTTACTATATGTACGGGCAGATTCACTGTGCGTAATTGTAGAGGTTGTTTGCCATCAACGTCTTTGAATGTTCGGATATTAAATATACCGAGCACTGCGAAATGATCGCCGACCATGCGTGCAATGTTCGTATTGAAATAGTATTCAGGTATATAAGCCTCCATATACTCGCCACTAAATTCAATATTTGCACCATTTTTAGTAAACGGATTAGCCATATAAATAGCTTTCCTCCTATTCTAAAAATACATAAAAAATAGGGTAAGGAGCATCTATCTCCTTACCCTATTGTCATTCTGCGTTAATTACAAAATCAACAAGTTCTTTGATATATTTAGTATGTTTATCGATGTATTCGTCTGAGACGTTCTCGCCACGACGTACAATATTTACCAATGATGTTGATAGTGCTCTACAGAATTGAATGGCGTATCTATCCATTGTATCTGGTTGATGTTTCAAGAAACGAGCAAATAAAAATACAAATAGATTATTGTATGGCTTATACTCTTCACCGAATGTATTAACTTCCAAATCCATCATTAATTGGAATGGGAATTGGAAGTTATTTTTCTCGGCTTTTTCTGTTGCTTTAGCGATGGTATCTTCCATTTGTTTATGGAACCCATGAAGGATGGATTCATTACCTTTCGTGTTTAATAAGGTAATGATCGGTTCACTTAATGGTTCTAATGTAACAGCATCTTCCATCGCTTTGATATTGGTTTCAATAATAGCTCGTTTTTCATCAGTTAACTTCTCTTCGGTTAATTGATGACGATAAAACTTCAAGATATATTCATCGAATGTACTGCTGTTAATAATCGCTGTGATTTCTTCTGGAATATATTCATCATACTGTTCTTGTAGACGATTAATCATAGCATCAATATCATCCAGCTGTTGTTTGGTAGCTGCAAATAATGTGAGCATATCTCGTTCAAATGTTTGCATATTGAAACCTTCAATTTCAACTTCTGGGATAAAGAAATTACCAACAGGACCATCTTCTTCATTGATCGTTAAAATTTTCTTAACTTCTTCATCACTGAAACCAGCGATTTCATCTTCTGTGCATTCAGATAGACGAGCAAGAATAATTTTAGCATCTTCTTCATCCATTGGTAGAATGGCTAAAATTTTATTCAAAGAAAACTTACGAGTCCGTACAAAGGAATTGATTAAGTTACGAATTTCCATGGCCTGAATCACTTGAGCGTATTCACGTTCTTCAGGAGATAAGTCTTCTGGTAGATCAATTTTTAAATCTCCTAATTGATCGACTAACTTATCGGTATCAGTATTCGTTGTTTGCATCGGCGTATTCTCCATCGATATCTCCTCCTAATTCGGTACTCATAGATTCCTGTGCTTTCATTTTAAGCTCCGCGTATTGTTGAAGGAAGTATTGGTATACGTCTGCCACAATACCATCATATACATAATCTTGATCATTATCAAAGATAAGATCTAAGAATGGTTTACGGAAATTGCCATTGATAACATGCTCTTCGATGCAGTATCGAATGACAGAGACATCAAAGTTATCTTGATTGAAGTATTGCATCATATCAATTGGTTCAATATTAATATCTTTAGCAATGGATACGACTAAATTGATATTAGCTAATAGTGTGGCAAATACTTCATCATCTACTTTTTGTTTAAGAGCCATTGTAGATACGTCTTTAGCTTTTTCATTGTTTGTGAGTTCATCTAGGATAACATCTACATTTCCCAATGTCACTCTTGCTAAATATTTAGCAACGTTTTTAGTATAATTCACTGTGAAGAACTCATATAAGGCTTCACATACATTTTGAATCCCATGACGATCTAATGCATCAATCACATCGGGATCAATATCCAATCGGAATTGGTCTTCAATTTTATGAATGATTGTTAAATAAAACTCATTAGCTTCATCACGAATTTGTTTCACATAGTCTTCATCATCACCATTATTGATGGCTAATAAATCTACTTCATCTGTGAAGTTTTCTACAAAATTAGTCCGCATTTCAAATGGTTCTTTGATTTGGATTGAAATAAATTCATCAAGAAGCTCTTGAGATAAATCTTTAAGAGGTGATACTTCGATGACAGAGTCACCTAGCACCTCAAAATCGTTGTCGTGTGTGAGTATCATAATACACTCCTTGTATATAATTTTCGAATAAGTATATACTTCTCTGTACAACTGAGTTTATTTTTTTACAAGTTTAGATGGTATACTGTAGTAGTATACCATCTAATTCATTAGTCACTGTTTAAAATATCACATACATCAAAAGCTCCACTATAATCATCATAACCAGAGTCTTCATATGGACTATGGAGTTTTTCTCGATATTCATCATTGATAACTCCGACTCTCATACCAGAAGATGTATTAATATATTGCTCTCGTTCACTATGATAGTAATCAGGTGGAGGATTCAAATCGATATGTTGTTTAGGTACATCATCAAGTTGTAATCCACCATAGGATTGATAGAGTTGTTGACCCTGTGGATTAGGGAAATATTGCTTCAAGTTATCTGGTAATGCTTCATAAGCATCAGCATACGTTTCAACTTTTTTAGCTTTTTCTCCGATCGGTTTACGAGGATCGTATTTAGTAATACCATATCGACTTAGTTTACTACCATGATAGTATACGAATAAAGCGATTAAGTACGCCATAACAACGTCATCATGTTCCCCTTGAGCTGCTTCTATTTTACCGCTTGCTTTTTGAATCAGATTATTTAAATCATCAATCAATTCACGGCAAATGAAATCAGATTTTCGTTCAGCTACATGACGCAATAGAATTTGCATCATCATCGGTCTAGTGGTAGCTGTTGTAGCTACACCATAGAATCTACGATTATTTGGATCGTTCATCACCATACCATGTTTATCCAATCGAGTTTCTACGTCTGGCACCATAGCTTTATCGATATCATAATATAGATTAGCAGCAATGGAACTTCGTTTAAGAATAGCAATAATAGCTGAACCTAGATGGTTCGATTCGATCGCCACTAATGCTTTTGGGATATATCGGTTTACGACATGAATGATGTTTTGAGCTGTTTCTACAGCATCGGCTAATGGGGTCTTCATACATGCCACTGGGTGTAATGTATATGGATCGATAATCATAAGTACTGTATTATCGTTATTAACACCTGTTGCACAGTCAACGCCCATGATATAAGGAACCGTTTTATCGAGTTTCTCATATACATATAGGGTGAAAATCTTATTAACCATGATTTCATCAATTGGCTCTTTACGGAATCCATTGATTGTATCTAGGTCATCTGGATCGAATGGTGATTCGGATGTACCACGAATACGTTGCAGTAGCACTTCCCGTTTAATCTTGATTTTATCCCAGTTAGATACAGCACAAACCTTTTGATACCATTCTTCATCCATACCGATTTGCTTATAGTTGAATTCAATATAGATAATCCCATTTCTGGAATTAGCTTTCATGAATGCAGCAATATCATCTTCTGTCATATCATATAATCGTTCTGTGAATACAGCAGCTTGTTCCCGAGTACTCATTGAATCTTTTACTGGTTGGGAATCAATATTCCCTGGTGTTGTAATGAAGATACGACCATACATAGCACCATTCTTCTTAGCATTTTCAGCCGCACGAACATAGGCGGGACCAGCCGCCATGATAATCGTGCCGATGTATTTCGTAAACTCAACTTCGTCATAAAACTGAATTGGAGCGGAGTTACCACGACCAATACCATCAGCTTTTTCTTCTGTTGCTGCCGATGGTTTGGAATCGATTCGGTTACCATTCACAGGGTTTGTCATCGTACGAACGTTGTCAAGACCCTTGACTTGTTTGAAATCACCACTTTCATCGATTTCAATACCATACCGGTGTTGCATATAGATAGGTAATACATCTTTTTGTTCTTTCATCTTTCTCAAGTTATCATCAGAGTCTTTCTGTGATTTATTTGAGAAGTTGAATACGGAGTTAGATGTACCAAAGATATACGCCCAATTTAAACAGGCTAGCATAGAGTGAGTTTTAAAACACTGACGAGGGATAACTAGATATAAGTCGATGTTTCTGAAGAAACACCAGCAGGCAGCTAGATTCCCACGATGTAATCTAAATTTAGAGCCAGCACCCGGTCCTGTACCGCCACCTTGTTCCGGGATACGAACACATTCGCGAATAAAATACCATGGATTAATGATACATTCATTGATAATGGCTTGCACTTGTTCTTTCGTTAGATTGGGACTAAATGGGTCTACATCAGCTAAATCGGGATTATACAATGCTAAGAAAAAGGCATTATTATTAATACCAAGCGATTTTAGATCTCTTGCTGTTTGTATAAATGATAAATTGGATGTAGAGATATGGTAAAAGAATGGAATACCTCTGGAGTCGATCCCATAGAATTTAGACATATCATATCCCATAGCGGGTTTGGCTCCTTGAGGAATAAAGACTTCTTCCATAGAACCTCCTATATACGAATAAATAAGTCATTAGGAGCGAACCCCTAATGACTTATCATCTTAGCCTTCATACCCAACTGGATATTTTACATATAAACCATATTTTTTAGGAGCGATTTTAGCTTCTAATATAGTTTGACGTAATTCTTCGAGTTCGGATTTTTGTTTTTGAAGCATAGATTTAGATACACGAACACGTTTTCCTAACTCGGGATCATCCAATAAGGATAGTGAGTAGTTTACAATACTAAGGAATTTGTAGACGCGTTCAATTAAGAAGATTTTATCATCGCTTGTTTCCATATCGGAGATTTCAATACGAATGATATCAATTTCTTTATTATCCACTTTCTTAACAAAACCATGTTTGTCAATAAATTCTTGGATAATTTTAGTTGATTCATAAATCGCTTGTACTTGTTCTACGATATGCTGCTCTGCGATTTTTTCTTGCATCTCTTTCATCTTAGGATTGGATGCTTCTAATGCAGGCACTTTACCATTCACGTTAGTGAATTTGATGAAAATCTTCTTCATGATAGCCTTCACATAGTTTGATAGAAGACCATCAACATATTTTTTCACGTTAAAACGGAGTGTACGAGTACTATACTTCATATCGTTGATCGATTCAAAAATCATAAGAAGTACGTAGTTCAACGTATGTTCAAATTCAGTTGTATTTCGATCAACTGTTTCTAACATACCAAAGTTAGTTAAGATTTTATTAAATGCTACACGATACCGTTGTTCTGATTCTGGTGTGGCACGTAACATGGAATCAACAGGAAGATCCCGTGTATAGTTAACATACCCAGCCGCTGTTAAGAATGGAATGATATACAAATCACGACAGATAGCACTACGAGCCACTGCATTACTACGGTAATCGAGTGATGTTAATGCTTGGCGTACAATCATCGTTACTGTTTCTGGTAATTCATAATTGAATACGACTTGTTCGATACGATATAATAACAACGTTGCAATTTCTTTGGCATTAAACTGTTTACTAGAGTTATATAGGATATTGGAGTCAATTTCGACGTACCAATCATCTGTATTTTGCCAGATATCGATAATATCATCTGTGGAGTTGCTTAATACTTTAACAGAGATATCTTTAATATCTTCAAAGGTAGGGAACAGATTAAACCCAAAGAATGGACTTTGACCAGTCCGATCAATAATCGAGAATTTAGTTTCGATATTGAAAATACGTTTTAGTATTCTAGCTATGTGGTATAGACTTGCCTCGATAGCATCTTCGTCACGAGTATGGATGATGTTATCGAACTTATCACTAAGCTCTTGGAACTCCATACCGTTTACGATTGATTCGAGGTTGGTCTGAATTCTAGCACGATTGTTGGTATTCATAGTAACCACCTTTCTAATCAATGTTATTTAAGTGTCTAACTAAGCATTATCTAATGAGAAAAAATAGAGATAGAACTAAACGTTCTATCTCTATTGATTAACTAGTCTTTGATTGCTTTGGAAATTTCATCGCGGATATCCATGAAACAAGTGAATAGTTTTTCAGTATCAGCATAGATACCTTTTTGGACTTTCCCAATAGTTGCTAGTTCGATGAATGTTAATTCTTTATCAACTTCTTCACCATCATTCTGTACTACAAATTTAGCAACTTTGTTAATATGATCGATGACGCCTTCGAGTTCTTTTAATTTATCAAGAACTTCACCGCCTAGCTTATGCATAGCATTTACAGCGTCTACTGGATCGATAGTTACTATGATCGTCATTTCTATGTTAGATAGTTTATCGAATAGTTCACATGCATCACCAAGAAGTTTTTTATGTTTTTCATCAAATAATTTATTGGTGAATATGTTTTTAAGTGCTTTAACATTTGCTGCATATGCTTTATTGAAAGCAGCTAAGTATTTTGGGTTAACTAATTTAGTAGTAATAGTACCATCAGCATTTTTAGCTTGCACGATATCTTTACTTTTCTTACTAAAAATAGATTTAAGAGCTTTAATCTTTTCAGATAGGCTCTTTTTCATTTTAGAGAGAAGGGATTCACCTTTCTCTACCGCACCTTCAGTGTCACCTTCTGTAAGTAACAATTGAAGTTCTGTAGATTCGATTACACTTTCTTTATCAAGTTTCATATATTTTACCTCTATAATTACTAAGTCTTAACATTAAATATTTGTTTAAACCAGAGAAATCTATCTATGTGAACTATTTAATAACTTAAACTTCTAATTTGAAAGGTATGGTATCTATGGAAAACTTTAGTAATGAGATACTAATAGAATCGACTGAGTTGAATCTATTGGTAACCGAAGGCTTAGTTGATAAAGCCAAAAATGTAATGGCTGCCGTTATTAAGAAGATTAAGGAAATCGTTAGTAAAATCAAAGATTTTATCATGAGTAAACTAAAGAAAGACCTTAAGCAACTTAAATATGAAGCCAGTTTAATCAGTAAGGATCGAGATGAATATTCTTGTGTAGTGCCTAATAAAGCAAGTCTTGATAAATTCGACAAAGTGTACTTGGATACATATCATCTAGCAGAAGCTATCCTTGACAAATCTGATTTTGATGATTCTGATGAAGAAAAAACTGTTAAGTTATCTAAAGAAGCTGATAAAGTTAAACAGCTTCCATTGACTGTAAAAGAAACTATCAAAGGTAATGAATATGCGAATATCATGACAGGTATGCTTAACTTATTGGAAAAGAAACATTCCTATCTATGGTCATTAGCCGATACATTCAATTCCGTAGCGAATAAGATTGAAAAATCTGGCGATCGAGATCGTACAACAGAAATGAAACGGTGTCGATTAATGGGTGATTTATCTGGTAAATTGATTAACTATGTGGTGGCTATGCATAAAGCCTATAAAATGTCTTTACGCTCTCTTCTTAGAGCACAAGGTGTTAAAGGGATTAAAGAACCTGAAAATGATTAATACCACTATATAATATCATACTATTTTTTTAGTTAATGAAAGGTGATTTGTACAATGAATACAAGTAATGAAATTCTAATTGAAAGTGCTCAATTGGATTTATTGGTAACCGAAGGTGTAGTTGATAAAGCCAAGGGTGCTTTCAAAACAGTGATTGAAAAAATCAAAGCACTCTTTACTAAAATCGCAAATTTTGTTAAAGAAAAATTGGCTAAAATCGATTCCGATATTTTGGAAAAGGCTGTCAATGTAATTAAAGGCGTTTCTGGCTCTTTCAAACTTGAAGGTGATATTTATTTCATGAGTGCCTCAGTTGTCATTGCTAAGATTTTAGCTGGTTTACATGCTCTTAGTGCACAAGTTGCTAAGATTCCAGGTATGACAGAAGATAAAGTAAAAGCAGTTCGTGAAAAATTATTGGATTGGAAAGATAATTTTGATAACATCTCTGATGAAGCTCAAAAAAATGTTACATCTGATATTGCTGCTATTGGCAAGGGTATCAGTTCTGTACTTGAACTTATTAAAAAAGGTGCAAGTACAGTTGGTTCCATGGCTAGTGCAGGTATCGATGCTGCTAAACAATGTTCCGTTAAGAATGTTAGTGCCATTCATGTACAAACAGTACAATTATATTCTAGCTTAGTTGCTAAATTATTAGCTAAACTTAATTGGCTTAAAGCAAAAGCAAAATCCATTGCTAGCAAAGCTGTATCTGCAGTTAAACGTGCATAATAAAAGTAGGATAGAATCCATTGCGATTCTATCCTACTTATCTTTTTTAATTTTCAGTTTTTACAATATTCCGAGCTAATCGACGTAAGTTATTTAAACTCATACGAGTGATACGGAATATAAGGGATGTCATAGATACGAATAAGTTAATAAATCTGCTTGTGATTTGATGAACCTGTTGAGAGGCTTTATCATCCCGTAAGTTCGATATTTTGCTTTTAATTCGTTTAATATTGACATCTGCTGTTTGTACTCTAGCTTTAGTACCTAAGTTAGCATACATGACTAACTTTTTAATTAAGCTAGGGTTGATATTGGTGCGTTTATGAGAACTCAATTGAGTTCGTACCGTATTGACACGGTCACGCATATCGTCGATATCTTTAAAGGATTTATCCCAATCAATGTCAGTACCACTCAATGCGGCACTGATATCTTTAGCATAACTAGGGAGTTTATTTAAATCCATTAATAGCTGACGAAACCCAGGAACATCGGGTACAGCCATGGATTTATTTTTAAATCGACCCTTCTTTAAGTTACGACTAGCAAGTGTGTCGAGTACTACTACGTTAGCCTTCTTAACTAACGCAATAAATTTAGAAATGATTTTTGAAACAAGGCTAGAAGCCTTCTCAGCAATTCGAATTAAGATATCTTTAATTTTAGTTGCGGTTTTAGACTTCATTAAGTTAGTTTCAGCTTCAGTAGTATACAAGACGTATTCTTCATATTCTATAGCAGAATCATAATACATCAACGTGTACTCCTTTCATTAAAGAATATCCCCATATGGTATAATAACCATATGGGGATATAACTTATCGTTCCAATAACGTAAACACGTTATGCGTTAGCTATTAGATATGGCTAGCGGATAAGCTGGAGTATACAGCGTTAGGAGCTAAACCAAGGTTACGTTCACGATATTGTTTGATGTACAAGCAAGATTGAACAGGAAGTACTTCAATGTTTTCGTAACGTTGTACGCACATGATGTTTGGAGTCAATGGAGTTAATGCGTTACGGTAGTTAGTTTCAATGTTGAAGCTATATTCATAACGACGGTATGTGATAACAGTGTCAGTCAAAGGAATAACAGTGATACGGAAACCTTTTTCTACTGTTTCTTTTTGGCTGGCAATGATGTGTACGCGAGTACCATCAACAGTCATAACACCAAATTTGTAGTCAAGTTTAACACCACCGATGTTGGAGTCGGAGTTCAATACCCAACGGATATCATCGTCAGTTGCATTTAATAATTCAACTACGTAGGAGTTAGCAGAGATAGCAATCATAATACGTTCGTCACGTAACTTAGTTTTGATGTAAGAAATCATACGACCTAAGTAGTAACGAAGTTGTTTACTTCTCCATTCGGATTCTGGAACCATGTATGTGCTTGGTGCAGCCATATCGAAGGATACTTCATCAGCGAATTGGAAGTTATAACCCATTGGTTGGAATACACGGTTGCCCATGTTTTTAACTTTTTGGAAGGATTGTTCCAAGAAACGTTGAGTGTTGGAGTCAGCAGTTTGTGCACAAACGTCAGACATATCGGATACAACTTCAACAGTTACATCGATATTAGCCAAAGCTTTTTCGTCTTTAATTTTTTCCAAAGTCAAACCAGCGTTGAAACGTTCTTTTTCAGCGATGGTGATTTGTTGGTTATGACGTTCTTTATCCAATTCAATTGTTTCGTTGTTGTTTGCATTGGACAAGTGACCACCGAATTGAATACCTTTAATAGTGATGTTAGTGGAAGGATCTACCGCTGCAGATACAGTTACTAAGCCATCATAAGGAGAATAGGAACCGAACACTTGTACTTTGTTAGGAGCTTGTGTAGGGTCTACTTTATTTTCAATTTCAAGAGTGTATTTGAATGTGTTGTTAGCATAGTCAGGACGGATATCCAAGTTGTCAACTACGATAGTTTCCATAGAAGTACCAGGACCAGGAGTTGCAGGTACAGGGATTTCCATTTTGATAGCTTTGATGCCGAAGTCATAGGACAAAGCATCACGTTGTTCCAAAGAACCACCGGATTCTTCAAGGATGTTCAAGTCGAACAAAGGCAATGTGCCACCAGCTTGTGGGTACCATTTGTTTGTTACTTCTTTACCAATACCTTGATCGGTGAATTCATAATAAGAACCATCGTAGAAACATTCAGGGAAATATTTCTTTTCACCTTTCTTGTTTTTCAAGAAACGGCGTTCGTAAGCATATTTCACGATTGGGGATGTAGATACGATAGTTTGAAGCATATCTTTGAATTGGTTAGCAATGTATTGTTTTTTCAAGATAGGCATTGTCAAACCAACGATTGGTTCGATCAAACCAACGGAAGATGCTTCTGTCAACAATGTTTGACGAGTATTTTCAATGTATTGGTCCATTTTGTCGGAATGCATTGCAACGTATTCGTCGTTGTTATTGTGACCATAAGTAGCGAAAGAAGATTCAGAAGTAGCTTCCAACGCATCGTTGAACATAGCTTCTTTGTATGCTTCATATAAAGGAGCAACGTTCAATACTTGTTTCATATCGGAAAGGATATCGATTTGGTAGTTGTTACGGAAAGATTCAACAGTTGCTTTGAATTGCTCTTTGAAACCACCGTCACGATTATCAGTGAAAGATCCTACACCAGGAGTTACTTGGCGTTCGGAATCATAGATGTGTTGATACATTTGTCAACCTCCTAAATTACTTTTGTTTTCAAGAAAAAATTTGATGGTTTAATTAAAACATCAAATAGTCAATATGATTTAACTATTTGTTTGACCGTTATCTTCGTTAATTTGCATAGTACGAAGCATGTCTACATTCAACTTCAAAATTTCGGAGAAATATTTAAAGTTGTAGAGGTTGATGGAATGGTCATTGCCATCATAGTACAATAAGATGTAATTGTACACGACTTCTCCCAATCGAGTCAAATTCTTACGCACTTGATTAATTGTCACAGAAGTTAAGATATTATCTTTTCTAGCCTCTGTTAATTTTTTGTTAGAATTTTCAATTGTCTTATAGAGAGAAATAAAATCTTTAAGGAGATTGATTTTATTTATCTTTTTATTCTTATCTGCATTAGGATCGCCATCAGTAGACTCACCATCAGCACCATTATCAGTGCTGTCAGAATCACCATCTGTAGAATCCCCTTCAGCATCAGCGTCAGAAGAATCGCCACCGTCAGAATCACCAGATTCGTCCATGTCACCAAGGTCATCATCCATACCATCAGAATCAGAATCACCAGTACCGGAGTCATCAGAATCACCAGAATCGGAATCCGACCCTTCTTTATCTCCTTCAGTAGAATCTTGAGTATCCGCTGTATCGTCTGTATTAGTATCATCTGTGTCTGTGTCTTCGCCATCTTCATTGTCTTTAGGGATTTCCCCACTTTGTTCTTCATCGAGAGGCTCCTCATCACCTAAATCATCATTTAAATCTTTACGAGCATCTCGCATAGTATCACGTGTCGTCTTATCGTCATCTTCTTCCTCTTTTTTATCATCACCATCAGCTTCAGTGACGAATCGGGTTAGAATAGATTCATAGACATCATCAATGCTACCGATGGAATCATCATCGGATGATTCCACGATAGGTTCATCATGAACTTCAGAGATAATGGATTCAACAACAGAACCACCATCAAACATATGACGATTAGAGCGATTATCAATGATAGCATATTCACCAACAGGTTCTACATCGAATGCACCCTCTGTCCATACTTCATCGAGTATATGACTATATGGGCATTCATCAATAGATGGGGTATCGATACTAATATCATACTTTGGTTTAAATACGGTTACTTTAGTACCAGTAGGAATATCGTCTGAAATGGATAATGCATCAATAGCATGGTGAATGGAACGATATAGTTTGACAATCTCACCTTGTTCTGGATTGATTCGAATGGGTTCTGTACCAGATAAAGATGTGGATAGTCTAGCTAAATATACATCACTGGTGTGTTCACTAGTACCTGATTCTAATATAGAACACCATAAATCCATATTAATTGCCTCCTAGAATACGTTCTCGAACGTCTTCAATTTGTGTTTCGATTTTGTTTTCAAGACGCATTAATTTATATTTATTTTCATTATCACCCGCAGATTTCGCATCTTCAATCTTTTCACGAACCATTTTAAGTTCCATTTGAAGTTCTTGCATGATACGACCACGAGTTTTCTTAGTAATAGATTTATGAGCAGCCAATGTGCCTAAGAAGGTAACGATTGCCAATGCACCACCGCTAACGAGAGCAACACCCGCAGCTGGTGCTACACAACGGATAAAGATATTCTTTAATTTGGAGAACGCAGAACCCGTGATAACTTCTTCACGAGTATCTTCTTTAAGGGATGCATTAACTCCATCGGTAATATCCTTTATCGATTTCATAATAGGACCCGCAATTGCAGATACTGATTTCTTAGCTGCAACCAATTTACGACGAGTTTTAGCAGATGCATCTGCAATTTTACCACCAATTTCTTTAGCTTTAGAATATAGATCTTCATACACTAATGCTTCACAGAACTTATCTAAGTCCATATTAGTAGCTTCACAAGCTAGATTGAAGTTAGCTTCCAATGCTTGCACATACTCATCATGAGACTTATAGCTAGAAGGAACCATGAACTCTAGTAAGAAGAACGGGTTTTCTTCAATAGCGGCTTCCATCATACCAAATGCTTCAGTAGCAGAAATACCAAATTGCTTCATAAGAAGATTGACATGAGGATGGTATTTCAAGTTATTTTTATCAGTAATAGTCATGGACTCCATAGTGGGGGACATAGATTCGAATGTCGGACCCTCTGTAGGAGGAATGATACCACCTGCTTTACAGATCGTTGCTAAGTCAACTGGCATGATTTTAATATCACCATCAACGTTGATAACTTGGAAGAAGTTACTGATTCGGTTACCTTCATATACAGGAACAATATATACCATATGACCATCAGCACCTTCAGTACTTACCGTCATAAGCATAAAGTCTTTTGTTTTAGCGGTAGTTGTTTGAAGTTCAACCATTTTACCAACCACATTATCAGGGATAGCTGTGAATGGATATACTTGTTGACCTTCACCACGAATCACTTCATATGTATGTAACCCATTAGTGCGGAAACCAGTTTCGATTTGTTCTTCTGTAATTTGGTTACCCGAGTTTACTTGAGTATTGAACGCAACGATGATACGTTCGAATAGTTTAGTTGCGATAACTAGACCTGCACGTTCTTCTTGACTAACAGTAAGAACTTCAAATGGTTCGTATGTTGTTGTGTCAGAAGGGTCTTGGTTATCACGATCAACGAATGTAATATATCCTAAGATAATCATATCCGTATGTTCCGGATACACTGGAGCAATGTATGCACCTTGTACCCATTTAGGAACGCCGTATTTAACGGCACTGTCTATTTTTCGAAATACAGCCGGTCTTACGTCACCGACATATAACCGTTTATTTTGTTTAAACGCTTCATATCGAGCTACATTAAGAACAGAATTTGCCGTAATCTCATCTAAGTAGATAGATTGGGCAGAGTCCTTCGACCGACCAACATGAATGTTAATCATATTCGACTAACCACCTTTCTGTTGTATACTAAAAAGTTTACCAATATGTCCAGGTGTTTATTTTCCCGATAAAAACAACTATATAAGTTAATAATGCTAAAAAAATAAACCAAAGGAGGTTTACGATCATATGAACAAAGGTAACGAGATTGTTGCATGCTTAGTCATGGAACAAACTACAGAACCACAAACTCCTGAGATTATGCAAGTAATCAACCAACCAGGTACAGATTATGTACGTTTCCGTACATGTCTTCAAAACTTCAATACATTCAATAGAAATAATCGTAATTACTTTCGTGAACCAATGGTGAAAGCTTGGGAAGCTGAACATATTCAAGAATTGTTACGGTATGGTACATTCTTTGGGGAAAATGGTCATCCAAATACAAAAGACCCTCAACGTGTCGTTAGTATTGACCCTAATAACTTATCTCATAGAATTGTAAGCTATGAATTCGTTGGTGATACCGTATTTGGTATTATTGATACAGCCAATGACTATAATGGTCCTGGTCATCAGTTCAAAGGTCATATCTTACAAGGTGCTAAAGCAGCATTTAGTTTACGTGCACTAGCACCAATCACTAAGATCGATGCCACACGTGGCGAAATTCGTTCTACACCTCGTATTATTACCTATGACCGTGTTATTCTACCATCTCATAAGGTAGCTTACCAAACAGATGATCCTATCACAGCGATTCATGAATCTGCTGGTGTAGCAGCTATCGCAACTGAACAAGTAGGGGATATCTGTATCCCAGTTAGTGAATGCCTAGGTCTTCCTGGCTTATCCGATTTCTTATTAGAAGAATCCAATATGGCTAAAAACATTGCCGATATGTTTGAAATCAATTATGAATCTGCTACATTAGATTCCACTGGTAAGAATTTAGTATTACAAGAATCTGCTGTTGATGGCACTCGTCGTACATTCACAGTTGGTTTAGAAGACTATGTTCAAGAACAAGTATCCGATATTTTAAGAAATATGTAAGGGTGATAATATGTCAGTCTTTCGTGATAAAGCACATATATTAAAACTTATTAAACAACATTGTGGGTTATACTCTATCCAACTCCCAGTGGATGATAATTGTCTATATCATGATATCATTGTGGATGATACCATTCCAACATTTTCTACGTATTATCCAAGAGTTCTCCATGTGCCGGCGAACTTAAACGAACTTCGTATCCGTAATGATAAAGAGAATACCATTGCGGATATGAGTAATATCTATCAATTACCACCGATTCTTACCGATGCGAGCGATCGTTTCATTGTTGGGATTGAAAGTATTCGACCATTCAATGATTTACGATACCAATCAGTGCCATCTGCCTATGAAACAATCGAATCATTCCAAGCATTGGCAATTTCTCAAACGGTGGGTGACTTGGCATCTACTATGGAACCACCATTCTTAACAGAGTTTTTACCACCAAATCGTTTTCGGGTAAATAATGGTACGTATTATAAAGACCAAGTTATCATTGGGGTAGAAGTATCATATTCCACTGAATTATACGATATTCCTATGACCCTTCGTCAAGCATTTTATAAGCTTGCCTTATTAGATGCTAAACGGTATTTCTGGAATCAGTTAAAATATTGGAAAGATTTCCAAACATCCATTGCATCGTTTAATCTACAAATCGATGATTGGGCTGATGCTGAAAGTAAACGGGAAGAGTTATTGGAACAGTGGGATCAATCCTTCCACTTAAATCGTGTAGCTGCCGTATGGTGCTAAAAAAAAAGAGAACCGAAAGGTTCTCTTTTTAAACTAATTTTCTGATGATAGTAGACACTATCGTCAATGTGTCAACTTCATCAGGTTCTAAATTTTGTCCTTTGTATTCGTATGCCGTAATACACAATACAGCTGTGGCGCCAAGCCACTTTACGATTCTTATCATATTTTATACCAGTGCACGGATGAAACCTTTTACAGCTTCTTCTGTGCTTTTCTTTACAACTAAATCCACAACTGCATCCGCAACTATAGCAGAAGTTATGATACCACCGACTGCAACTGTACCTCTAGTGACGATTTCTGTACGCTCGTCAACGTGTTTATTTTTAAACACGTTATTACATGCCTCTACACATATTGGGGCAATTACGTAACCATTTAGACCTAATGTCAACACAAATTTTGCTAATCCGACAATCATTTTTTAATCTCCTTTTTTAGTTAAATAATATAAAAGAAACTGAGGATTAATCCTCAGTTTCTTTTTTGTTCTTTTTGGATTTTTTCTTTTCCATTTTAGCTACGGTTTTCACTGCATCGCGAATACTATTATTTAGCATTCGATAATACATAAATTGGCTAGTAGCAAACAAAGTTGCACCTGTCGCAATACATACATATGGATGTTCTGTTGCAAACCCTTCTAATTTTTCTAAAATTTCTGTTACCATTTTAATCTCCTTTTTAAAATACAATGATAAATATGTGAATAGTTCTATAGGACTTTTCTCATTTAATCTTTTATTCCTATCTCTATTCATGATTATAATATATATTTAATCTACTTAAAAATACGGATATACTTGGTTACAAGTATATCCGTTTATTTGATTATAGATTAGGGTTCCAAACACGAATCTCTCTGAAGTTGATATAGTTATCCAATCGAACGTGAATATAGAACTTACGATGACGTAATGCTCTATAGAGATGGATATCAAATGGAACTTCAACAGGAGCATGGTCTTTAGACTCTAATAGAAGTGTATGGGTTCTAGCTTTTAGACTTTCGTAGATTTCTGTACTATCGAATGAGTTAGGTTGAGCTACCCCATCAATCAATTCAGTAAATCGAACGCCATGTAAGAACATAAGAGAACGACGGTTTGGGTGATTGATAACTAGATCACCCGGTTCAATAGGACCTACATATTTAGCACATACATTTCTAAAGTCTAACGGGAAATCCCAATTAGAATGGAACATCTCTTTGACAAAGAGTCCCATATCGGTAATGAAATAGATTACAAATTTATCATCACGTTTATTTGATACAAACGATTTCAATGCATAATATAGCATAAACTGTCCATGTAATAGACCAGTACAAAACGAATCTTGTCGGTCGTACCAGTCAGTAGATGTTAATGGTACTTCTTTTAATAGATACGCTGTTGTAGGGCGGTCTATACTATGAGTCTTACAGTAATCCACATAGGATGGAAGTTGTCGGATCATAGAAAAATCACCTCGCTTTTGTAATTAGTATAATGTATCGATAAGGGAGAATATCAAAAAAAGAAACCTTCGGGTCTCTTTTTTAACTTTCTTACTTAGTACTAAAAATTAGTATCGAATGAGCGCACATATAGTACATCACCTTTTTCGTCATATACACGATCTTTCAATGATGGAGATACCAAATCTTTACGATTTGGATTATTCTCGCGTATAATACGAGATACAATATACATTGTACCATCTCTAGGTGCTGGTAAAGATTCAGTATCGCCTTGATTAATCTTATTTAATACAACCTCAATACCATCTACCTTGATACTACCAGCATTGGAAATTGTGCTATTGGATCTAGCCACAACTCCTATCTTACGATAAATAACCGTTCGACCATTAGGGTCTTCATAGCCCACTCCATGTGGGCATAAATTTAAGAATCTCATTTTTGATTTTCCTTTCTGTATAATGAGTATGATTATCTATAATAATAATATATATTTATAGTATGAGTAAAAATGAAAAAAGAAGAATATGGTTTCCCATATTCTTCTTACTAATGTGATTAATAACCACCGCCAGAATCTCCTTCATTTGGAGCTAATTTAACGAGGTCATCAGATTGTAATTCAGCTTTAAAGTCAAGTTTAAGTTTCTTGATATCTTCATCCAATTCTTCAAAGTCAAGTACACCTTGCATAGTGATGTTCTTAACAACGTAGCGATAGATTCTATCCTTAATACGTGGATCGTCTTGGTCATTATCACCACTATACATCTTAGTGATGAATTCTGCAATGGAATCTGAAGAACTGATAATATCAACGATGTTTTGACTATTGAGTGCTTTCGGTCTTGACCATTCGAAATAGATATTATCGATATCAACTTCGTCTATACCATATTCACCAAATGATAATAGTTTACGATAGAGTTCAGTGCAAGGGATTTCCAATTCAGTTTGCATAGAAACCATACGTGATACGAATTTACTATTTAGCATTTGAATTTGTTTAGCAAAGTCAACTTCTTCTAAATAGTTAATCATAGCACTAGGACAACCTGTATTAGAAATCATACCTTTACGAAGTAATTCTAGTAATGGTGTATCGAGTGGGATATCCTGACCTTGCATAACTTCGATTTCAAAGGCACGTTCACCATTCGCACCAACAGGTACAGCTAAATCTCTACCCTTACCTACTTTAGATAAGATACCACGAACAGAACCAAAGTCATTATAACTAATTTGATTCATTTTATAGTCGGATACTACTCGATTGATACGATTAGTAATGTCTTTATCGACACCATTACCTTTAACCATAAACATACGTGTATCAGAACTACGAGTTACGATCATGATAATCTTAAAGAGTAAGATGGATAGATAGAGCATACCGTAGAATAACGAACGTTTCAATACAGATACACCCATATGGGTATTATAATCTTCATTCACTTTGAAATGAGTCATATAGTTCACTGGAACGAACTGTACTTTGAAAGACTTTGTATAGAAGTTTTCGTAAGATATTGCATTAGCAATCAATTCTTTAAACTCAGCATTCTTACGTAAGAATTTCTTATCAACACTTTCGCAGATACGAGCAGACAGTAACGATACTAATTCTTCTTCAAACTCACGTCGTTTACTGTTTTGGAACAGCATAGTGGTACGACTCAATGTATGAACAGCATTCAATACATTGGAACGAGTTTCATCAACGGTTTCATATAGAACATAATACCCAAGTGTATAATCCATAATACGAATTGGAATCACACGACGAGGGTCATATAGTTTCATATAGACACCCTTAACAGTATCTTTGAATTCTTTCTTATATGCGTCCGTTAGATCATTAATATTTTTAGCATCCATTGTACCATCGGCAAATGGATTCATGGATTTACCTTTATCAGCTGTAGGGTCAGCTACTGTATTCCAAGTTTTGGATTTCTTCTTTGTTTGCATAGCTTTGAATAAGTCCTTACGGATATCTTCATCTGCTAGTCCTGCAATAGAAGCATCTTCTAATAATGGGACGCCTGGATCATTAATAACACTAATACCTTCCATGATGGTATTAATGGTATTCACCATATCAGACCGTTTATACTTATTATCAACTTGCTTAAAATCATCTTCATATCGTTCCAATAATGGAGCGATCGATTCCATAGCAGGTGTTAGAGTACCTTTCTTCGCATTCTCGGGGAGCGTATTTTCATATGCAATCGTTTGTTCAAAGATATTTGGTAATCGTTGATCGTTGTACCGATCATCTAATGCTTTGAATTTAGCAAATAGGTCAGTGTATGGTTGAGTAAATACAAAGAAGTTACCATAGGTGAGCGTACCAGGGATAATAATCTTTTTAATTTTATCCATAATCCCAGTCACTTCTTCCATAGATTCGATGGTTTCTAACTTTGTTTCATTTTGTGTAGCATCAGATTCGCCTTCGAATCGGATAATACGTGATGCTTCTGATGTGATATTATCTGTATTCGTAATTGCATCACGCATCGTTAAGATAACTTCATCTAATTCAGATACCTGTTCTGTTAATAGACGAAGGTCTTCATACATATTATTTACGTTTTTATATCGTTCACTAAGAATGATATTGATTTGACTATTTTCATCACCCAATAGTTCTTCAATTGATTGCCCCTGCATGAATGTGTTCATGCTAGTGTATGATTTAGGACTCTTGGTGAAAATAGAATTTATAAATGCAGCAACGTCTCTACCATTATGAGTACCAGATACAAATCGATTGGTTTCTTTCTTTAACAATGTATCGATCTCATCTGACATGGCATTGATTTCGTTTTGTCGTTTGTTACTATCGGTTAATGTAGTATTTTTAAACAAATCGAATAGACTGCTGATAGTACCATTTGTTTTAGCAATTTTCTCTGCACGAGTTTTCATATCTTTCAAATCTAATTCGGGCTGCTTGCTTTTGTTTGGTTCATTATCGGCCAAGTACTTCACCTTCTATTCTCTAATATACTAATAATTTCACATTACAGAGTTGTTAAAAACGGTAAAAAAAGAAGACCCGAAGGTCTTCTTATTGTGTCCCCTAATCAATAGGAAACAATGTAATGCTTAGTATAGACATCCCAGTTTTCAGTCAATGAATGCAGGATCACTTCATAAATATCAAACTTACCATCCATTAATCGATAATGTACTAGCACTTTATCGGCTTTCTTAATCGCTGGTAATAGTTCTTTTGTTAATACCATATGGATTTTTGGTGCTAAGGCAAACTCTTCGATTTTATAATCGATTAGGTTACAAAGTACTTCTTCAGAAATCTCTTTAGTAGCCCATCCATTCTTACCAGATTCGATATCTTTCATATCATTCATGATCGCACGACGAGGCAAATACTCGTTCATTCTTACATAGGCATCAGCATCAATGAACTTACCGATAGAGAAACAAAGCTTTTTCTTATCATTAGATAATTTGAACTCATTATCATCAGTATGTGTTTGAGTCATACAGATACCTTTTAGTGCCTTACTTAATGAATCGATATCTAGTAACGTACACTGCATGAATTCTTCATCGAATTTATGACGAACCAAACTTCTCGTATATGCTGGACGCTTCACTGTTTCTGCATATGGTGGAAAGATAAATCCATCCACCGATATATAGCAGTCATACATATTCTTGATCACTTGATTGAGATCATAGATTGCATTACGTTTCTTAGGGGGTATTACTAAATCACGCACTTCCATATTGACCAAACTCCTTAATTAATTCTTCACTTGTTGGTAATCCGAAGTACCGATTACCAATAAAGGAATAATCTTTCGATAGGTAGTCTTCTAAGAAGACTTGACCTTCATCGTAAAATACATTATCTGGGTCTGTATTATATTGACCAAACCCTTCTAATTTGATTTTACCAATCATCGGAACGGTACCAATATTATGAGTGATAGTGATATTCGGATACATAGATGAGAAGTCATAGTCGATAACCCGACTGAAGATAAACTTCGATGGTCTTCCTAGGATTTCAACACCCACTTTTTCATTCAACATAGGGTCACCTACTAGAGCACCAGCAAAGCCTTCTTCATCCTCATCTTCATCCTTGTCAGCACCGTCATTATCAAACCCACGGTTACCATAATCGATATTATTATTATTACCGATAATGAAACCCTGTTTATAGTATGATAAATATGCACGATTCTTCAATAGAATCGTTTGACTGAATGCTGATTCATATTGTGTCGCATTAATCAATGAACGTTGGAATACATTATCAATATCATGCGTCTTCATTTCGATGCCATATTGTAACAGAGTATCCTTGATATTATATAGCACGAATAACTCATAATTTTCATATGGTAAGGTTTTGATATTCGCCTCATCACTATAATCAAGTTTTTCATCGTTTAGTTCCGCTTTAGCAATTGCATTCAACCGAACTGTTTTCAACTCTGAACGAGCTTTACGAATCTTGATATATTGAGACATTTGGTCTAAGTAGACTGATTTGGATGTACATGTGAATACATCATTCTTTGTTTTGAAATCATGGTGACGATGATCTTTACGATAGTACAATTCATCTTGTATAAATTCTGGGTCACACATGATCTTCATAGGATCATGACCTAGTGCTTTAATACGATCGATGAAGTACGGAATATCAAACGCCATGTTCCAGAAGAGTATGAAGTCCCGAGCTAATGTATTGAATAAACGGAATACTTCCGTAATCATATCAATCTCTGTATCATACATATGTATCTCATAATTGAGTTCCCCGTATGATTCATCGAAGGTCTTATGACATTTATCAATGAAGTTGGGAAGGTTCTTCTCAAACTGCTCTATGAGTGGATTCTCGGGATTTCTTAAAAGAAAACTATGTACAGTTTTTGTTTCAGCATCGACGACTGCTACTGCATTAATAGGGCATATATCCGCAGTCGGGAACCCTGGTGCATCGATGCCGTCAACTTCGATATCAGCAAATACCTTAGTTAAGGAATACTGCATATCATAATCATGATAATGGAGCATCCATTCACATCTAAAGTAATTGGTATATGGATAGTCGGTAGCTAATACGTATGGATAGTGATGTAAATTTTTCTTAGCCGATTTATTATTCTTATTACACCACTCTTTATAATCAGCTAGTTTCTTACCACCCACTTTGACGATCTCGTTAATGATATTTTTAAACTTAACGATCTTTTGATCACAACGATCTAACGGCATATAGGATGGATAGTGAGTATAATCTCTATATTGTGGTTTCACAATATACATCATATATCGTGGATCTTCAATCGTTTGAATCCACTTACGACCTGTGTTAACATCCTTAAATACAATTGATGCATAGTCGTGTTTACCGGGGGATTCCCAATCAGGTCTGTGGTAAAATACATTTAATAATAAATGGTCTTTGGAGTGCGGAAGCTCTCCAAAGACTTTTTCACCATGATAGTTCTTTAATAAACCAATATTACTCATCTCGATGTACCTCAGTATCAAAATCAACATCATTTTCTTGATAGGCTTCATTGAAACGATTAATGATTTCCTGAGGACTGAATTCTTTCTCTGGGTCTAATTGGTTCGTGGATAACAGTTTGTATAAACTTGGTGCACAATCACGCAATAAGGCATCACGTAATTCTGGTTTACCACCAATGATATCACGGAACTGTTTACTATTGAATTTGATATCTGGTGCTGATTCAAAGTAAGAGTATGGATTACGACCTTTGATGACACATGCCATATTCGCATAGTGTAACATAGTCAACCAAGGATCAAAACCTGTATTGTAATCATACACTAACTGTACGGAAGAACCGCCACGGTTAGTTTTAGATTTAATGAATTGCACTTCCACTAAGAAACCATCAAATCCATCTTTCTCAAATACGTACTTGCCTTTATAGATAAAGCGAAGTAAGTTTTGGGAATAATAGATAGGTCCAGTGCCACCAGGGATATTTTCATTGGTTTTCATGTACTGGATTTGTGCTTGTGTCTTTTGGAAAGCCATTTCAGGTTTATCTTTGATATGGTTAATCGCCATAACCGTAATATTGGCTTTTTGGATGATAGGACGCAATCGTTTATAGAACGTATTATAGGCAATCGCTAACCGCATATTATAGGTTTGCGTACCTAATTCATCACTATCCTCCACTTCCTTAGTTTGTAGGGATGGTAAGGAATCTATCAAATACACGGTCGGTTGAGGAAGACAAATTTCTTCACCATATTCATTCAGTTTACCTGTATTATAAAATAGCTCCTTAGTTTCTAGCTTTACTTTAGCTAGATGATAAATATGTTTAAATGCATCTTCGACATAGTCGATCGCTGGGATATAATACTTATCTTTCATTTCTTCTGTTGTGAAATGATTCAATGCTCGAATACGAGATAGGTTAGAAGAACCTTCCGCATCGATATGATAATATTCACCATATTCAAATGGTCTAATAATGTGAGAACCTACTTGTACGCAGAATGATGTTTTAGCTACACCTGGTTTACCAATGACAGTTATAAATTGACCACCAAAAATACCAGTGTTAGCCCAACGTTCAGTAACGTTGTTATTTTTATCTGTAACTGTTAAGAGGTATCCATTTTGATAATCAAGAGGCATAAACCCACTGGAATATCCCATTAAGTTTCTTGCTTCTGCTGTAAAGATACCTTTCTTGTCATGCTCTAATAGAGCGTCATGTAATTTAGCCATATTGGTCTCCTTTCATATGTAATAAATAGTCGAATCGTCTATAATCTATCACAGGATAAAAATAGAAGAGATACCAAAGCGGTATCTCTTCTATGATATATAGTTTCAAACTATATTATTTCATACGAATGATTTTTAAATCATTGGTGATTACCATAATCGTACGATAGTAATGGTAACCTAATTTAGCCAAACGTTCAATGACTTCATCACGATTTGTTTTAACTGTATTCGCATCGAAATCGATGATATACGTAATCGCACTGATATGTTGTTTTTGTGCATATGCACGCAAATCACGTTGATTTAAGACTTTAGCAGATTTATCATTGATATGGAAGCGTTCTGCTACTTTAGCAAATGCTTCATCAGTGATTTCATTCAATCGTGTTACGGTATGTGTGTGACGAGCTGGACGATATGTGCGAATTTCACATACGCCTTCTTCATTGCGTTTATCACTAATATCGAAATATCCTTTTTGACCACGAGCTGGTACATCAAGTGTATTCATAGTTGTATTAATGATTTCATAGCAATAACGACGATCACTATAGCGAATCATCAAACGATTCACAACGTCACGATTCATATCGCTACGTGTGATGAATTGTACAAATGGTAATGATTGACGAGTATTCAAGGAAATGATCGCATGGAATACTTGGTTTTCTTTATCAATTTTATACGCATAGATGAATGCATCACGGCTATAGTAATTGATAAGATCTTTACCATTATCTAATGAAATGGATACAAGTAATACATCTGTATTATATCCATCATTGGATGGCATTACGAATGGATTATAGTGACGATGGTCAAAACGCAAGGTTGTTTTTACATTCAATACTTTACTGATTTCAAAATGTTGACCAACTTCATTGGATACATCCATGTGGTTGACTTCATCAGCAACACCATCGGATTTAAAAATATCCAATCCGAATTTGTTGTCTGCTACCGTATGAATGCGTGCAAATTTTTCAGTTTTGTCAGTGACTGTCCATTGAGGTGTGTTTGTTTGGTTATAAACGAAGATCATAATAGGTTCGTACCTTTCATTTAATAATAGATCTAAAAAGTGAATCTCAATTACTTGTAATGTCACGAATAGAAAAAAATAAGAGAGATGGCATTCACCAACTCTCTTATTCTCGTGCACATAGGATCCTATCTACGCAAGATTACTTGCTAGATTTTTTAGGACGACCAGGTTTACGTTTTGCTGGTTCTTCCTTTTTAGATTCTTCGTTTTTGGGAGCTACTTCAGCTACTTCTTCCGCTAATTTACCAATATACCGTTCATAGTATTTGATAATGTTTGGGTAGTCCTCAGCTGGAAGCGTATCGAATTGTACACGACGTGCACCATCGCGACCTTTCTTCGCATCTTTGATGCGTTCGTTACGATACATTTTGAAGAATTCTTTTAAATCCTTTTTACCCCATAAGTATTCTTTCTTAGCTTTCTTAAGTTGTTTCTTAGAAAGTTTAGATTCTTTCACTTCTGGAGCTAACAAAATTTGTCCTTCCATTACGCCAAGTAATAGACGACTAATTGTGTTATACACTGCGGTTTGTGGTACTGTAAAGTTTTCGATAGCTTTGGATTTCTTTTCCAATGCGATGGAAATCATAGCATTGCGAACGATTTCTTGGTCAGCACCATCTAATGCGATATTATAAATCGCTTTCAATGTATCAATGTTGTTTAATTCAGCACCAACGTGTACAGTGTATTTGTTATCGGCTAATCGTTCTACACCACGTTTTTGTACTTTATACAAAGCTTGGTCTAATCTAAACATGTATTTTCTTACATTGAATTTGTTTAGGTATTCAACTGGAACGATATTGGCAGCGATGTCAATAGCGAATTCTTCTTTGATACCTAATTTCATCAACTTCTTAATGATCTTCTTAGCAGATACTTTTACAACATCGGCTACAGTATCACGCAATTCTTTATAATATTCGATTGCTTGACGTTGACGTTCTTTTTGTTCGTCACTAGGAACAATACCTGGTTCTGTTTGGAGAGATTTTTCAATCGCCAAATAGGATTTTTCCAAGTAATCCACTAGCATGACATGTAAACCTGCTGGCACATCATCTTTAAAGTTATAATCTTTAACGATTTTGCGTAGAGGTTTTACAAACATTTTCATGGAGGTAATAAGGTCAATGAATTGATTTTCATAACGACGTTCTTCACCTCTAAAAGAATCCATGAAATAATAATCCACAAGCGGAATTAAATTATCCGCAATGTGGGATTTCAATTCATCTTTACTCATCTTTTTCAAGCGTTTATACTTGAATTCAGACAAGATTTCTTTGCCACTAGTCTTTTTCATAGCGTACTCCTTCATTATAAAAAGAATAAAATAAATGAACTAATAATCTGTTCCAGACCGATTAGTTCTTAATAAAACTCGTGACAGATTTTACTCTGTCAGAGAAATAATATATAAACGAATAGGTAGTTAGCCTATTCGTTTATATAGAATTGATTAATATTTATCCAAGATAGAATCCATATCGAATTCATCATCGGAATCGTTGTTAGTATCTTTAGTACCATCGTATGCAGAGAGTTTATCTAATGCACTATTAAGTACAGAGCTGGTTTGTGTTTTATTCAACTCTTCTTCGACTCGTTCAATGCGATTGATAATCACTTTGATACGTTTATCTGGTACAGAAAGACCACTTAATAGCAATACCAATACGTTGAGTTTATCACTTTCTTCATTTTGAGCAAAGTGTTTGAAGTCTTCGATTGGTTCACCATAGAAGTTACGGATATTTGGTAAGTTTTCATTGAACTTATCATTCAATCCTTTAGTGAGGTATGCGATGAAGCCCATGCGTTTAACGGTATGGTCATCTTTTTCAGAACAGTCCATGCAAGTAGCTTTAACGGAATGATCTAATAGCACAGAATCCAATGTTTCATCAGCACCAATAGAATCTTCGTAGATACCTGTTAACACATCCATGAAGATAAGTCCTGGAACGGAGATGATTTTACGCATATCTTTATCATCAATCATACCATATGGAGAAGAGTGAGAGAAGTCACCACGAACCGCAGAGATCATAGTAACGATTTCTTTATTCACTTCATCCATTTGTTTATTGGTTGGTAAGTTGGCACGTTTTTCATTATCGAATAACATGTAAGAACCACCCAAGTCAGACATTTCTTTCAAGTATTGTAGTGTGTTTCGTTGAGCACCAACGGATTCACCCAAGGTTGGAAGAATACCTACGTTAACGAAGATTTTATTTTCGTCTTTACGGAAGTAGTTACGTAGGATATCTGTTAGGATAGGACCCATACCAGAACCAGTACCACCACCAGTGGAATTAACGACAAAGACAATGTCAGTTTGATCCATAAATCGTTTGAACGCCTCATCCTTAATCAGCTCCTTGATATTTTCTTTCACAAAACCCTTTGCGATAGAACGGTCTTTACCAGACCCAGAACTGTCACCGAAGATGATCGCATCCATTTTAATATTCAATGTATCAAGATCTTTTTCAGATGCATTGATAGCTAATGCTGGAATGTCTTTTGTTGCTAACCCTAATGCAGCAACTTGATTACCTGCATTACCAATACCTATAATACCGACTTTCAACATAAAAAGTCTCCTTTCACTAAGTTATATTCTACCTATATTAATAAGTCGTTTACTACGACAACCATCTCTATCAGTCACCCAATCGAGCATTTTCATATTACATGCAGAGTAATCCAGAGTATCCATATACTCCATCAGATCCGACTCTATGAATGGAATATTAAATCGAATGGATGATGTTGGTTCACTATGACTATACCATTTTACAGGTTCATCAAATGCGTCAAGAGCACAATCACCAAGAAATTTACATATGTCTGCATGGTGGGTATCCTTAAAGATTTCAGGATACCTAGCCCAGACCAATGTACCAGATGATTGATAAAATGATTTATACTTAATAGAGATACCACCAAATCGTTTATGAGATAAACGAGTCAATGCTCCTACCATAAAATTAACCGATGTATTGAATCGAGTATAGTCGTCATCCTGTGCCGATGTATCATCTACTGTGATCATGTAGGAATCATAGGAATCCATTGATCGAACTGTATTGATACCAAATCCCTTATACTCTGTACCGAATCGAAATATCTCTTCGGGTCCTTTGAACTTACTTTGTACCATATCAAGCAAGTCATCAGCCATCCATAAATTCATTGGGGTTTCTATCGGAGCACATATATTAGTCACTTGCTCAATGAGTTCGGTTGCATATACATATTCAGGCACTCTATTCTTGATAATATCACATAGTGTATCACCCAGATTAATATCGTGACTTTTATACGTATGGCCACCAATTCGATACATAATTTGAGGATTTGTGGGCATAGAACGATATTCACTCTTAACATTGATACCTAAGAATGATAATACCCTTCTGAAAAAGATAGCTTTCGTTATCGAACCATACCATACTCTATCACATTCATGTGGGAGAATAATAGTATATGGATGTAAATATGAAAAGTAATCACGTTCTTTACACATATTATTCTCCTTTCGGAGGCATAAAGGTTGTGTCACTAAAATATTTATTACCAAAAGCTGTTTGCCATTGGTTTAAATAGCTAGCAACCATCATCATATCCTCATCGTCAACGTAATCGAGTATCTCGAAATGAATCCCATGAAGATAATTGGCCGGAGTACAATTATAGTCAATAAATTGAATATCTCGACCGATCATATCAAAGGCAGCTTTTACTGCTGATTCGATCCTATCTAAATATTCTTTAATATTAGCAGGTAATAGTGTTTTACTAGTAACTGTAATATACTGATTGCTATGTCTATGACCATTAGCAAATGTATAATAGTCGCCACTCTCATCTTTGAGCGTCATATCAGTCGAGCTAGCTTTAGTATCAAACTCAACGAGCATCATATTCTTATTCATATCTGGGATAGACCAGAGTTGTTGTTTTAAGAAATTTATGTCATTGACATTGGTCACTCCATCTATTGTCATATAGGTAGATTTCAAGGCAACTAACCCTATCGTTTTAAATACAATATCTAATTGACCAGGGATAGTTTTGAATGTCTTAATTTGTTCAAAGGTAGTTCGAACGAAAATGGCATCCAATTTATCACTAGCTTCTGCTAATGTTATATGATGCATAGAAATATCACGAATTACATCCTTGATGATACTGATATGATCTAATGGATATAGGTGTGTAGGAATATATCGCATAATATGATTAATTACCGAATCTAATACTTCATCGGAGTTATTGGCGAATAAATCATATTTACGAATTCCTTTTTCTGTTTCAATTACAGTTGTGGCCTCTGCGTATTTATGGGTACCCTGAATAATGGCACTTTGTACATATAACGCATGACCTAAACTATTAACAAAATTCACTGCATCATTTGGTGTCTTTTCGCAATATTTAGGAATATACGTAAAGATGGATTGAATATATGGACTTGACATAGAACTACTTCCTTTCTACAACTAAGGTACCATTTGTAATAAATCCAGAGGCTCCAGCATGACCACCTCCACCAAAGGATTCGGCGATCTTGTTAACAAGAATGGATTTTTCTGGATTTTTACCTAGACGATAAATGGAATATTCCATTTTACCATCAGCATTCATGAAGAATACTACCCCGACTTCATAATCATTCTTAACCGTTTCAAAGATAAAGCTACCACGATCTAATGTGTTAATAGCAATAGCATCAATATCTTCAAACTTACGAATGTAACATTCAAATCCTGCTCGTTGTAAGTCAGTTACGAATGTACGGTTCTTGTAATCTACGATCGGTTTACCTGATACCATGATTTGGTTTGTTACATCCTGAGATAATTTCATATCGAAGAAAGCATCCCAGAATTCACAAGACTCATTACTTGGACGTTCAAATTCAGCATAGAAACCATCATTGAACATGAGGTTTCTCATATAGTCTTCATAGGTAGTGAATCGCCAAGTATCATATAAGCCAGCCATACGAACGGATTTAGGGAACAAGCCATCCATAGATGGGCTCAATAGTGATTCTAATGTCACTTCACAACCATTGACACTCACTTCCATACCAGGATCGAATAGTGTTGTTTCATCTAGTTGTACGACACTTCTAAAGAAATGAAGGTAAGTTAACTCACAAGCTGCTAACCCATTAATACGTATACCTGGAACCGCATTAATATTTGGATAGTTCTTATACTTGTTGATAGAAGATAGATGATGATCAATCCATATGATATGATCAATACCTACACGGTCTACGAGTTCATCAAAATAATGAACAGGAAGACTGAAATCTAAAATAAATACATACTGTGATTTCTTTAACTTACTGAAATCAAATGCCATATCATAATGAGCTGATATGAACTTAAATGTTTTCTTTCTCCATAATGGAGATAGTTTAGCACACATAGCTGATGCATAGCCATCCATATCATTGTGATGAATGCATAATACATCAAAATTTGTGTTGGATTTGTTGGTTGTCATACCAACATTCATTAGGTTTTCCATAGTACCCTCCTAAAATAAAATAACGTAGCCATTATATTTTCGGATCATAGAAAAACTAGTAATTTTCCATATCCTAGACTACATACTAGCATAATATATAAACACAAATTAGGTTATATATTATATTGGTGAGTCCCAATATTGTATATTATTTAAAGGAGTAAATGTCATGAAGGATATTCAAATTGACTATAGTCTATCCCCTACCGATTTGGATTTAAATATTGAGCTTCTACCAGAGTTTTATAACCCTGAAACAGTAGGACCTCGTTTACGTGTAATGGATTGGCATGAATCATTCGTTACCGATATGCTAACTAATAAAGGGTTTATTGTTAAGAGTAAACCATTCAAAAAGAAACTAAAAGATAAAGACGGTAATATTATGACACGAAATACGAAAGAGATGGACGGTATCCATTCTCCTCGGTTCGGGTCTGATTGGCAAGATGAAAACGCATTTGCTGAACGGTACCGTTGTTCTTGTGGGGAAACGATTGGTAAATTCTACACTGGTCAAATCTGTCCACATTGTAATACAAAAGTCAAATTCGTCGATGTTGATTTAGATATGTTTGCTTGGCTTAAATTAACAGCGCCATTCTATATCATTCAACCATTGATGTATATTAAACTTAAAGATTTCTTTGGTAGTGATACCTTAGAAACCATTCTTGAGTTTAAAAAAGAAATGGATATCGACGGCTACTATAAAGAACCTAATACTGATGATAAAAAGAACCCATTTGCTGGTATTGGTATGGTTGACTTCAAAGAACGGTTTGAAGAAATCATGTATTGGTTCAAAAAGAAAAAGAAGAATAAAGCTGAGCTATTTGATAATATCATGATGGATAAGCATAAGATATTCATTCAAGAAGTTCCAATCTTCTCATCTGTACTTAGACCTGTATTCTTCACAAATGAAGATTATTCCTATACAAAAATTGATACCTGTTACAATGCGATGTATGGTAACTTTGAACGATTGAATGAAGAATCAGATGGGTTAAACCAACGGAATATTGCTAAGGTTAATAAGAATCTATTCCGTGCTCAAACTAAACTTATGGAAGCTTATAGTATTATCTTCACATCTCTTACCGAGAAAGAGGGTCATATCCGTAGAAATATCTTAGGCGGTAAAGTTAACTTCAGTTCCCGTAACGTAATCATTCCTGATGCGAAGTTACGTTCTTATCAAGTACGTCTTCCGTATGTAGGATTCATGGAACTCTATAAAGAAGAAATTATCAACCTTATCGTTAAATTAACAGGTGTAAGCTATAACGTAGCAGTCGATGAATGGTTCAAAGGGTATCGTAAATTCGATCCAAAGATCTATAAAATCATTCAATATATGCTAACGAATACAAAATATAAGAATAAAATCCTATTAAACCGAAATCCAACGATTGATTTTGGTTCATTCGTATGTATGGAAATTGTAGAAGTGAAGAAAGATTATGATGACCTTTCTTGTAGTCTACCAATCTCCATCTTAACATCACTAAATGCAGACTTTGATGGTGATGTGTTGAACATCATCTCATTGAAAACAAATGAGTTGAAGAAATCCTTCGATCAAGTATTCAATCCTCATAAATCATTGGTTATTGACCGTAATACAGGTCGATTCAATAACAAATTCTCATTGATTAAAGACCAATTGATTGGATTGTATCAGTTCTGTAATAAATAATAAGAAAGGATGTACTCGCTTGAGTACATCCTTATTTTTTTTATGTTAAAATGAGTATATGACCTAAGCCATATACTCATTTCATGTATTTTTGTATAAGAGAAGATTTTATGGTAAGTTAGCCAAACCAAGATACAAGACAACCAATCTTGCATTACCATATTGTTTTCATTTATAAGTACTTCATTAGACAAGTCTGTAGAGGTGATACTAATGAATCAAGCCATAGTAAATTCTAGTCTGGCACATACCGTTGGGAATGTGACATTCCAGATGACAGAATTCATTAAAAGTTTATTCACTCCTAATTTTTTTAGGCATACTCATATCTCTAGTCGTATGGCATATAGAGAATTTAAGATAAATGAAAATCGTCAAGAGGCAGCTTTCATTAAGAAGAACCGTCCGATTTTGATTATTAGACCCCACTTAGAAGTTAATGATGATATCTTTTTATCAGGTTCTATGTTTACTCGTCTATATAATGGGACGAACTTCAATAAGAACTACGGTCAATTTCTTCCATTATTCCGTGATGATGTGAATGATATCTCATTATCCTACTTTACGAATCGATACCGTGTGGTATTGCAGGTCACTATGATGTTTGATACGGCATACCAACAAGTGAATGTATATAGTTCACTACTCAATCGATTTAATGAGAATCAAATCTATTGGCAACAAACTGCATTGGAATGTTTTATGCCAGGACAGATTGTTGAAGAGATTTCTACATTATCTGGAAAACCAATTCGTAATGAAGAGATGTCGGTTAAACCTTTCTTAGAATATCTAACAGGTCATTCTAATAAGTATTGGACGTATAAAGAAAAAACGGCATCGTCCCATGAAGAATTCTTTTTATACTATCCCGTTACTATGGAATATGTATTTACTGATATTTCTATGGATGACTTATCTAAACATGGATCCGTATCAGAATCAGCCAATATCAATTTTACATTAACCGCTGAGTTCAATACCATGGGTCAATTCCAATTGAGTACAGAACGGGACGATAAAGGATTCAAAGCCAATATGGGATTAGATATTGGAAGTACAGATGGTATCAATATTCGTACCTACTATACACCAACAATCCAATTTGGTGAAGAAGATGAAAACGGCTATCGACTTCTGTTCACAAATATGTTCCAAATCGAAGAGGACTTGGAACCAAAGGAACCTGATATATTAGATTTATCTAAGCTATTAGGGGACTCTGTACTTGATGAAATTTTACAATACCATGATAGTCATGGGATTAGTACAGATATTCTATTCAATTTCATTATCTTAAAAAATGAAACGATCCTAAAAGGAAAGAAAGAAAAACCGGGAGATAAAATTGACTATGTTATCGATTTACCTCATAAACGGGTTCTCATTTACAATAAAAATGTGGATGCTACCTATCGGATTCTTATCTATGTGAATAACCTATACATTAATCAAATTAGTGATAATATTAGCGATTTACAATCATACTATGAATATGATTATAAAGATAGATAGCTATTTTGGAGGACGTAATGAAGATTAAAAAGATTAAGCAATTATTAAAAGATATTCGGGAATTTAATCAACTATCTGAGCATGAAGTTCCTGTGGGCGAAGGTCCATTACGAATTGGTGCTCAATTGATTCGTATCGTGAAACAAAATAATCACCCAAGTTTTAAATCCATCTGCAAGTTTATTGAATCGATTGATGCCAATGAGATCGTTGAAGAAACGGATCGCATTAATGCATCAATTGGTGCTCCGATTTTTGTAGTTATGGGTAATCCAGACTCTCCAGTCAAAGTGGTATTATTGAATACTCGTTTCGGATATATTGGTATGAATGTAGTTCCTGATGAAGTCATTCATGAAGAAATGAAACATCAAGCTGAAGTACCTGAACTGGATGATGACCAAGTTATCGATATTTTAAAGAATGTAAAAATCGATTAATGACTAAGTGTACTAGACAATTTATACGTCTAGTACACTTATTTTGCATCGACAAGAGATTAATGTATTTAACAGTAAAGGAGATTTTGGATTATGTTAGGCAACAACACGATTATCAATGAAGTCAGTATGGTTGAGTATCTTAAAAATAGATACAAACTACCATTAACGAAAGAAGAAGAGCAACGAGCTCAAGCATTCTTCGATTCAATTGATAATAAGAAAGAGAATTCATCGGTACACTTTATTTCCCATAATAGCATTGAATCCCTCGATGGGGTATTAACACTTAACCGATCGATTGAAATTGATCGTATGATGGAAAGTGTGTACACAGAAGATATCGTATTCTCTTTATTCCCAGTACAACCAGGGATTCTATCTGAGACTAGAGTTAAAACACATCATAATACAAAGTTAGACTCGATCTCATACCCAGACCCAGTAGTGGATCCTAATATGACATACAATATTATCGTCATCCGCTCATTCGAATATTATATGCGTAAAGATATCGTTGATCGTATTATCAGTGATTCTATTACCTATGATATAATTATATTGAATACCGCTTTGGATATTCCTATTGACGGTATTATCTTCGAAGACATCGACGAAGAAGAATTTAAACAATTAGGAACTAAAGGAGAAGAAGCGTAATGAGTACACGTCAATTATCTTCCATCCGAGATTCGTATCTATACTCCATTTTCAATCATGGTAATAAAATGGATAACTTGCTTAAAAATTATTTAGCAAAATCCGTTGTAGTAGATGCGTCTGCTGTTGATGAAGCAATTAGTAACATTCGCAGATACTTTAAGTATCCGCTCGTGAATGATGTATTAAACGCATTCACACATAAAGATGGTTTATATGGTAAAATACTACCAATTGGATCTAATATTAACTTCCAATTACCACCTCCACTTCCATTTTTTTTAGCTGGTAACCAACAAAACTTATTTGGTATCGCGGTATTAGACCGTGTCGCTAACTATGCGAAAGATGATAGTGGTCGAATCGATGTAGATCCAAAGAAACTCTATGTATTACTTGAATCTGCCTTTATCGCTAGAGTGGTTCAACAAAACTTTTCTAAGTTGAATAACACAACTCTTTACACAGAAGGTGCATCTGTGTATGCACACATGTTAACTCGTGTATTGAATAAATTATTTGCATTAAATGTAGATAAAGTAGCATTTGCTAAAGTATTATATTTAACTGCTAAATACTACTTCTTAGCGATTTTAAAAATCCAAGATAGTAGCATGGTGCAAAATTATGCATTGAAAGTATCAGGATTAACTGAAATTGCTGTACGTGATATCGAAGCAGCATTCAAACCTGAAGATTATGCAACGATTGCTACATTTATCACACAATTACAAGAATCTGCGTATATGATCACTAACACAATGAAAGATTTAACAGTTCGTGGTTATGTAGAAGCATTCTGTAGAATGTATGGTGATGCAGCATTGTTTGCATTGGAAAACTTCAATTACTTTATCTTTAATATTGCCAGTGCTGTGAATGGCGGTTTCTTAAATAACCAATATGCATTTGATGATATCATTGGTAAATCCGGTGATAAACTTTATGCCGTAGTAGCAAACTTTGCGAAAGGTAAATAACTCACTATAATCGTTTCTCATAAAGGAGTTAACTGACTATGCCTGAAGATATTACTAAGGATATGGTGAAGAAGGATCTAGCATTAGGGGATCTAAACCCTAAGATGTTTAGACAATTCTTTGCTGATATGCAGATTAAATCCTATCAATACGACTATCAAATCCAACGAGATTTAGTCGCTTATCACGAAGAACGATTTACAACGGCTCAGTTAAAAACTGAAGTGGGGGTTAAAATGTTTGATGACGTGAACTCTGAACGAGTTCTCGTCTTCCCTATGAAACATCAGTTTATTGCAACAGGTCGTCGTAAAGCTTGGCGTGATTCTGCAATTTATAATAAAGCGTTAACATTCGATGACATCAATCGTAATCGAAAGCTTTTTAAATATAACGTACTAGTGTTCGTGGATAACAAGTTAATTACGAATATTAGAATTAAACCGAACGAGGAGTTCACATATATCTATTTTAGACGTAAAGATTTGGCTAAATATCTTATCGATACACCTAAAGTAATCAATGTTCTCTTCATTCCAAATGCTATCGTTTCTGTAGCGGAAACGATTAATGCAACCAATACAGCGGGTAGTAAGTTATTATTGAATGCATTCTATTCCACTAAACGTGAATTCAATGTAACGGATAACTACTTCGCTATCTTCCAAAATAAACAAACATTGGAAACTGAATTTACGGGCGGTGTACATTATAATCCCGATTATACCAACTTCACATTCGATGGTATCAATATCGCTGATTATGCTGATACACACCGTGTTATCTTAGTGGGTACGGAACTATTATTCAAAATCAAAGCGGTAAGTGCAACACAACGCTTCGTAGATTTTGAATTACAAAAGATGCCGTTACCTAAAGATGATATCATTGTATTATATAAACATCCAAACCGTAGAGATTATGTACCAAACGATGGCACTGTGGTCTTAACAGAACACTATCCAAACATTATCGAAATCAGTAATCCTCAGAAATATCAACTGCTCTTGATTGCTTTATATGATGAAGCTACACAAAATCATCATATTAAATTCGATACTGAAATGGATTTCTACTTAGAAACAGAACGATTGTTAGATCGCTATCAACAAGGTTCCGTTCCTGAGATATTGCAAAATTATAAACCTGCTGATTGGGACTATCGCATCAAAGATTACTTTGAAAAGAACGAAGGTATCCATGCAGTGGATATGACCGATCGATGGAATCCATTCCACTATAAGATGAACACCATTAGTGGTCTTATCAAACTTTGGTCTGAATTCTATCTTGAGTATGAACGTAGAACCTATGGTTTCTTAACTGGTTGGTATCATGACATCTCCAAATGGAGTGCTGAACATTTAGCTTCTAAGGAACGTAACTCTACAGAACAAGATGTACCAGTCGATCCAACGGGTCATATCCAAGTTGATCATAAAACATTTGCGGAAACGCAATATGTGTTTACCTATAAAAATGATATGAAGTTTGATGATGCAAACTCCTATCTATTCTATATTGATGGTAAAATGGTGATTCCATCTGCTATCATTGTACATAGAGGATTCCAATATGTATATTTACCAAAACGATTAATCAAACCAGATTCTATGATTGAAGTAGAACGATTTGATGGTATCAATTTTGGATATTGGATTCCTTCCATTCCTGAAGAAGGGTTAACTCTTCCTCTTAAGGGTATCATTAAGACATCTACGGTAGCAAACTCATTCTTCTTAACAAACAAAGAGAATGAATATGTAAACGACCGCTATGATGTATTTGTGATTGATACGGAAATGGACAATGTTGAATCTAAATTAGATTTGACTAACTCCGTATATTATATCTCTCCTAAGATGAAACTTCGTATTGTTCCTAAAGAACGTGCGAATGCTAATAAAGGTTTATTCTTACGTGCTAATAACCAATTAGTTACCTTTACTCGTAAGAATAGTGGTGATGATTATCTACGTAATATTGGGGTTAACTTCAACTTACAAAATTACATCACTAATGTAAAACAGGATGTGAAACCACGTCTTCGTATCTATACGGAAGATGGTCGTTTATTCTCTAAGAACTCTTATGTTATCTACAAACATGAGAATTTCAAACAACGTCCAAAATTCAATCTACCAATTAAAGCTGGTGAAACAGCGTTCCATCGTATCGCATACGTTGGGTATGATGAACGATTGATCTATCATCGTCGTCATGTTCGTAATGATGGCTTTGTTGATTTGGAAGGTAAGACAACTCGTCCAATCTGTTTAGCATACCATGATATATATTTGAATGGTGTACGTCTTCACAAGAAAGATATTAAAATCATTGCACCATTTAAGTTTATTATTACAACCTTAAAGAAGCATAACACATTAGACAACCTTGAGATTTATGAAAAGGTACATGCGTCTGATGCTATGTTTAAATTCGATATCGATGAAGATTCTGCGTACTTAGCAGACCGTCTATTCAATAAAGATAAAGAATACCAAAAACACGTATTAGATTCTCTTGAAAAGATTAACCCTGATGGGAAAATCAAAGATTTGAATGAAATTCGTAACTGGTATAAAGACTTATTGGATGACTGGTTCTTTAATCGATTCGTGAATGCTGACCGTCGGTATGACTTAGAGTTATATGAACCATTATTTGATGAAAATTATGGGTATCGTGTACTACTCAATGGTGATGACCGTGTACGTTGGCATGTAACACAAGAAAATCGTTTCTACATGTGGCATGATAAAACCCTAGAAGAAACAGGCGGTGTCAATCCTCCTCCTAGAAACGTATATGAAGGATTAGCAAACGATAACATTCCTGATGATACTCGAACTATTACAGAACGAGAATATATCGAAAACGGTATTTCATTTGGTAATGTTAAAACGATCTATGACTATGATACAGAAATTCTTCATGAACGAGAGGAAGAAACTCCAGAACCAACTGAATTAGATGGTGTAGATTTACATGATTTGAATCCAGCTAACTATAAAGTGATTCATGATCGTGATAGTGATGAAGATGGAGCTGGTTATGACCGAGCTCATATTAGTACATACACTAAACCAAAACGCTCTGTAAACCCTCATTCATTACCACAAGATCCACCAAAAGATGTAACGATTGTTCCATTCGTAGACCCAAATCCTCGTATGCCTGAACATATTGCTACACCTGAACCAACGTTACCTGAACCAGGTGAATATGAACCATTTGTAGAACCAACTGATTCTGTAATTAAGTTCTTAGGTACTAATCCGTTTACTGATGAAACGAAAGCTAAGTTGACAGTAACGATTGAAAACGAATTTGATCACACAATTCAAACCGTATCACATGGTGCTAGTGTGAATGCTAAAACATTAAATGCGTTACGAATTGCTTTTGTAGCTACAGAAGCATTATCTCGTAAGTATTATGTGAAAATCGTAGATACCGATAATCATTTAGTATATTCACATTTGTTAACGAATAAACCGAATGATCAAATTAATCAAATCATCAATATTATACCAGGTTCCATGATAATCACTATTGAAACCCATGACCCAAGTCGTGGAGAAGTTAAATATCCATTATATATGGAATTTAATGGTGGTTTCCCTGATGATGGTTTACTATCTAACGGTAAATGGGAAAATGATGAAGATATTGATGACCCTAAAGTGTTCGTAGAAGATACCTATTCATTATATGATGAATTTTCTAATACAAGCACATTTACGATTACAAAAGAAGGGTTGGTAGGTCCCACCAATAAACTACTAATCATTCGTGATTTAGATAGTGGTAAGATCATTACTCGTCAATTCTGTAATCCGAATACTGGTAAATTGAATATTACGTTACATAAACCAATTACACGTATTTCGGTTGCCTATGAACCATTACCACAAACAGTCAAAGAAATTCATATTGATACAACATCTCCACTATTCAGTGAGTATGTGAAGTCGGTAGAAGTTATTTCTAATCGTACTGAAGGTGTATATGTTGATAGTAACGATACTATCGTTATGGATACATTACATGATGGAGTGGTACGTGTTGATTGCGGTTCCAGCGTTATACGCGTATTCCTTAATACCGCACTCAATGTTAAATCGGCTTTCTTTGATGATGTACGTAATATTGTATATGAACCTGAAATCAATCCAACTATCCATGATGTTACATTTGGGGAAAATGGGTTCTTTATTGATATCCCTGTACCAGATGCAAGTAATTTCAATGAGGGTGATGCGTACTTAACATTATTTAATGCTAAGAACCTTTTGAAACTTCATTTATTATCCTCTATCTCTGATGAAATTGGTCATGTGATTATTCCAAACTCGTCTAATATGACTGGCGAACGGGTAGATGATATTGGTAAATATAAAGATAATCTATATCCATTATTTGCTAATGGGAAATCCAATATGGATGTCACCTATGTATCTCCAGTTGTTTTGAACAATATTCCGAATAAAATGGTAACTGTTCGTGTCGGTACTGATGAAGGTACTGTATCTGCTGTTGCATTATATGATCAATATAAACCAGTTAAGCAATTGACATTCTCTGCACATTCACCATTTAACGAATATTTCTTAAAGAGTGAACCTGTAGACCATATCTACAGAATGGAACTCGGTCAATCTGACGTCGATATCATTGATATCTATACCTATTCGATTGATATTGGCAACTCAACTCCTGCTCAATATTTGGATAGAATCACATCACCTACTGATGTTCAATACTTGAAATATATTGATGGTTCTGTACTTGTATTCAACTTTGCAAAAGATAATAAGGGTAATCGAATCAATGAAGGTTTCTTCGATATTATCTTTACGAAGAAGGACACTGGTGCAGTCGTTGATTCCTATCGCTACGATAACCGTAAAAAAGCAGTTCGTGCATTAGGCGATAATGCTATGCGGTTAGATGAACGATATGATAATTGTATCATTACTATTAAACGGTATATCCCACCAAGATGTCTTGAATTAACCTATGGTGCAGGTGTTCCAACAGATTGTGTATTAAGTTCTGATGGTTGGAGAAGTGGACAATTTGCTCCTGATACATTCCCTATGTATGGAGAAAATGAAGTCAACTTAACACGTACCATCACAATCGAAAATGACCAACTGTTAAATGTAACTGGTAATGAATCTAAAGTGTTAGTCGTAACTGATAATCGAACTGGTAAAGATTTGGCTGTATTTGCCACTGATACCTATGGTATGCCAGAGTCAATTACCTTTACAGCTGAAAACCCATCCTATGGATTTACGTTACAATATAGACCATTACCGTTGATTCGTGTCAATGTGGGTAATGCTCTTGATTTGTGTAGTGACATTATCAGCTATTATGGTGATTTAGTGATTTCTAAGGTTACGAATACAACGAGTCATTGGTTATATTTAGTAAATCGATTGGATGATTTTAAAGTTACCTTTAAATTTAAAGATCGAGCTATTAATCTATATCATTTAGAAACAGCAACGATTCCTATTCCGATTGATATCAGTGCATTGGTTGTTAATGAATCTAACTTAACATCTGAAATCCATAAGAATGCCGTTGATGGATACCATATTACGATGAAACCTGTTATTAATAATGCGGGTTCTTCGTTTACGATTAGTAAAACGAATGTACCTACACTTGATGGGTTCCGTAATAATATTGCACGAGCTAAAGGTCTAATCGATAAAGTAGCTATATTAGGACTATCTAAAGGTTCTACTCATACCTACTTAGATCTTACAGTAACACCTCAAATTCCTGAAACTGTGTTACCTAGAGATCAAATTAGATTACGTTCTATGGCTCCAGTAATACCAGAGGATATTCTATATAAACCTAATACAGTTGAATTATATCCGGATTATCGTCTATATTACCAAAACCCATTAACTAAAATCAGTAATGGATACTCGTCTAACGTGATTGTGTATTTAGATGAAGTGTTTAAACATGCTCCAGATATTGCTACACAATACATCTGTGTGAAAGATGCTGATAATCAAGTGGTTGATTATTCTGTATTGAGTAATAAGAATGCGTCTAAATCTCTCACTATTGAACCTGTATACAATAAAAACGTATATAAGATTGATGTGTCTGATACTGACCACCTATATCAAATTGGATGTGGTGTAGATACGGCTAAGTCTATGATTGATATTGGTATTGATACAATGACTACATGTACATTACAAGATGTACATCAATTAAACCGTAAGGTTGTTAAAACACCATTACCTATTTATACCGCTATCTCATTTGGTAGACAAACTGATACTAAACTATACTATACTGATTTTGATAATGAATACATTCGTTTTGAATCAACTCCTTCTAGTACAACTAAAGGGTATGCTATCTTAGATGATAATGGTCATTATATTAATTCAGTTGAAATTAATACTAATAAAGACCATTACTCTCAAATGGCTATCCCTAATACCTATCGTTCAAATACAGGTACGATTATCTTTAAACGTATGGATGCGATGAATCGTATTTCCATCGAAGGAATCACTGCTGAAAACGGATATTGTGATATTCTATCTGGTTCTGGTCCTCAAGTTACATCTATTGGTCCTAAATCATTAGGAACTGGTATTTGGGATATGAGTGAGTTGACGTATAATGTGGGTGATATTCTAGCCATTCGTATTCATGCTGATATCGTTGAAAACAATGATAAGTCAGTTATCGTTGTATATGAACGTCATAATGGCGTGGATAGAATTGCTGGTATGCGACTTCTTGATAAATCATATTCAAGAAACCCAGAAGATAAGTTAGATATTCCATTTATCACTGGTCATAATCAAGGTGCTCATTATATCGTTAAATTAATGAATACTCGAGATGTTGGGTTAGGTGATCTTGTTACTATGACAATTGATGGTCAATCAGGACTACCAATCAATACATTACATAATAACTATATGGGTGGCGTAGTGAACTCATTGTCATTTATCAATATGATTAAACCAGCTAATCGAATATTCTTTACAACAGAAACCTGTGTAAATGATGGCAATATACCAGTTATCTTTAATAGTATTGGATTTAATCATAAACCGAATGATGATCGCACCCAATGTACAATCACAACACCAAGAAAAGTTAAAGTATTAACTTCGGTTGAATTTAGACTATTTACTCAAGTTCCTGTTGATGAAGGATACGAATATAAATTTATTGGTGTCGGTTCAGGTACTAAGGAACTTTCTCCTGTTTTAACAAATGGGTGGAAATCTGTTACTGTGAATAACACTAATACATTGGATGGTTATACTATTAAGGTATCTAAACAACGAACAAATGTTTCTATAGAATTACCAAGGAGTGGCACCGTAGCTTATTCATATATGGATAAAAATAACGAACGTCACTTTATCAATCTGGTAAAGAATAATAGATATGATTATGCTATAGAAAGTAGCGTTGAAAGAACTGAAATTGTGAATGATATACCATTCGATAATATACTAACAGTTTATGTACCGCATCGATGGAGTGCAGGTCGTGGTCAAATATTTAGGCATGTTACAATAACAGATAAGGATACAGGAGCAGTAGTTTATACTTCAAATGACAGCGACTGGACCAATACTGGGGATATAACTATATTATTTGGCGAAAATGTTGGTTTTAAGAAAAATCATGGTAATGCTATAAATATTAGATTGAATACTAAGAGAAATCTTAGATTGTCAATTGATTGATTCATATAATAGAGAATACGGATTCGTTCCGTATTCTCTGTTTTTTCTGATTTTTCATAGTCTTGGTTACAAATATATATTATTCGAATGAATACATTAATGATGTATTCATTTATCTTTATATTACAAAGGAGGAGACTAATGGGAATTAACAAATCAGATTTATCATTCTCGAAAGAGTGGGTATCTGAAATGAAAATAAAACTTATGCGAACTTATCCATCAATGTCAGAATCAGATATTGAGGAGAAATTATATCGCATCATTAATACAAGAATGAAGGATCATCCTTGTTTATTAGATAATAACTATTTAGGGACATCGAGAGATACAACCCTATTAGCTATGACAGAATTCTTTGCTAAACAGAAACCAATTCTAGCAGGGTATGGTGTATTATTTAAACCCCATGATAAATCAGCCAATGCTTCAGCTGGACTATTGATTGAAAGTTTGGATAATCGTAATAAGATTAAAGCCGAACGTAAGAAATACCCACAAGGGTCTTATGAATTTCTTGTAAGAGATATCGGTCAAGGGAATGAGAAAGTTATTGCCAACTCATATTACGGTGCCGCAGGTGCTGATACTTCCGTATTTTACAATCTATATGTGGCCGCATCTACTACAGGTACAGGGCAAGCATTGATTGCTACGGCAGAAACTTCATTTGAGGCTCTATTGGAAGGAAATATTAAATTCTTTGATTTAGATGAGTGCCTTCTATATATCGACAGAGTTGTCAAGACTGATATGGATATGAACTTTAAAGTATCTAATCCATATTCGGATGATATGGTGAAACGGGTCGTTGATAGACTACTATCTCAGTTCAGAGATGATCAATCCAATAATGATGACTATAGAACGATGTTAACAACGATAGTGTCTAATCTATCTAACTATGATCAACTTCGATTGTACTTTAAGAATAATCTATATGTATTCTTACGGGATGTAAGTGAAGTTAAAGAACTTTTAACAGTTCTATGTTCCGAAACAAAATCGTTCCGTAATCCAAATAAAGTACCAGAAGAAATCGAAGATACGATCACTACATTATGGCAGTATATCTTCCATAATGTATGTCATATTCATCCAACGCGGTCTCGTATTGTTCGAGATAGTCAGCATACTCGATTTGCGACAGTGACACAAGATACAGATTCCACTATGGTAACGATTGCTAAATATATGGAACTTATGTTAAGTCAAAATCTTACCAATCAAGTAGCTGCTGAAAACGAAGATGAATTAGACTTCATCTGTTGTAATATCATGGCATATATATTAACACGCTATTCACAATGCTTCTTAGAACGATATTGTCAAGATGTAAATATGCCAGCAGACCAACATAAGCGTATCAATATGAAGAATGAGTTTTATAACTTAACGATGATATTGACACCAAAGAAGAAGCGGTATGTATCATATACTCGATTACAGGAGGGTCAATTAATCGATCCACCTATGGTTAAGATTTCTGGTTTGGACTTTATTAAATCCACTACATCGGATGATGTAAAATCATTCTTTACCTCTATCATTCATGATGATATTCTGAATGTAGATGAAATCAATGTAAGTTCCATCATTCGTAAGATTAAGAACTTTAGAGAGATACTTAGAAGCTCATTCCTTAATGGTGAGCTCACCTATTTAAACCTAGTATCTGCAAAAGAACCAGAAGCCTATAAGAAACCATATAGTCAGCAAGCCATTAAAGCAACGATCGTATGGAATGCCGTTGAAAAGAATCGACTCATTAACCTTCCTGAAAAGATATTCATTGTTAAGATGGATTATAAAACAGAGAAGCGATTTAATGATAACATCGACCGATTTGGTGATGTGGCTGATATTATCCGTAAGGAAATATTCGAAAGTCCTATTGGTGAGATTGCTAAAGGTGGTATCACTGTAGTAGGTATACCACAAAACATTGATCGATTACCACAATGGGTAATCGACACGATGGATATTGATACTATGGTGGATGATATCATCTCTAAATTTAATCCTATCTTAGAAAGTTTAGGAGATATTATCCTACGTACACGTTCTGGTACCTCTCATATGAGTAATATTATTGACTTATAGTGAGGAGAGGGTTATATGAGTAAAAAGGGACGATACATATTAACGGCAGTGGAATGGTTCATTCGACTCGGTTTTGGAGCAGTTTGTATTATAATCCTATATGGATTATTGAAACTACTTGATGTTATTTATTAAGGAGACACAATGAATGGATACATTATTATTTACATTTAGGGTTGATGAAATCAACAAAGTAGAGTCTGAAGGGAAACGGTTCTTTATCCCTGGGTGCTCTTGGTGCTATTATACCATATACGGTAATAAAGTAATTTTAAAGGATATGCAAGATAATCAACTCGGTTATCTAAACGATGTTGAAAACCTTGATATCTTAGGGTTATATGTAAAATCATTACCTGGAACCTATCGAATCCGTAAGGTATGGGAACATCGTGATGATAATAAAGTGAATATGTCATGGATTGGTGCTATGGGTTGGATTCAAGCCAATCGGGTATTTGATATTGATGAAATCTTATTGGATACATCAGTTCACCCCATTGTAATTCGATCTTTCCCAGAAGATGGTGGTATTATATTACGATATGACCCAATCGATTCGATAGGGGTTGACATATATAAAGCTACACGTTGGATGGGGGATCAAAAAACGATTCTTGATATGAATAGTAGTGACATTACGCGAATTTTCAGTCTTACTAGAATTTTGGATCCCACTGATATCACGCATACAATAGGAGTAAGTCGTAAAGGTGATGGTTCTATCGTTGAGATTCAAATACATATTGAATCATTATTACCATCCGTCTTGAGGCAACAACTTAACGCCGTACTTAAATTCACTCCATACGCAGTTATCGAATCACTCAGTCATACTAGATTAGCGATTTCAGATAGCGATAGAGAACACGAACTTATTATACTGGATATTCCAGAGCTTATCAATTCAACGATTACGTTAGAATATAATGAAGCTACAAAAGTTCTTAGTATGAAATAATATAGAGGAAACTAACGTTTCCTCTATGTATATATTATGAATAAGTTCGTATATCGAAGTTTACAATAAACTATTGTAACATATTTTATTGATTTGGAGGAAATTATGGAAAGTTATGACGTAGAACTCGTTGGTGATATCAATTATGAAGCCTATCACAAGCGACTTACTGATACCGTATTTAATATCCATGCCATTGTAGAAGATAAGAAACAGTGGAAAGCGGTATTTAATGAACTATATACATACATGAAACAGGGATATGAACAAGAAAAAGTTCGTAAACACCCTGTACAATTTAGATTTTCAACTGATAAAGCTGAACAGATTAAAACCATGCCAGTGACACACTTCATTGTCAATCTAATTATCTGGAATGCTTTTAGAAAGTTGGATAAAGTAGAAGATATTGGTAGTCCCCATATCTTTGATGGTGCTAAAATTACGGAAGACTATATTGCTGATTATATCAACCATAATTTAATTGCACCATATCATAAAGAGGTGGATATCATCTCCATGAATGAAGCGTTAGATGATATGATCTATGCGTTATCTCAAATCTTTACTGATTTTGGTATTCTCGCTGGCACAACAATGGATATGGAATCCTTTATTGAGTTGGCTCAACGCTATCCTAGATTCCGTGAAATCCTACACACTAAATTGGATGACACATTACAGCCAAAAGAAATTGAAGATACTATCTTCAATTCCCGTAAAGAATTCTTGGATATTATCGTTAACGATGAAGATAATCATCTAAAACCATTCTTAGTAACGGGTGCTGGTATTAATACAGGTCAGTTGCAAGAATTTGCTATCTCAGGTGGACTAAAACCAGATGTTGAAGGTAATGTTATTCCAGTACCAATCAATAGTAACTATATCGCTGGTGGCTTGAACTCCATTAACAACTTCTATATTGATGGTCAAGCAGGTCCAAAAGCATTGATTATGAATAGTACGGTTATGGGTAAATCTGGTCACTTTTCCTATAAGACCATGATTCTCACATCGTCCTATAATATCAGTAAAACTGTTGATGATTGTGACACAAAACGGTTAATTGAACTTCATGTGACTAATCGAAAAGTATTAAAGAAGATCAATGGTCGGTATTATCGGTTACCTGATGAAGATCCATCCGTATTACATGTTGTGAATATGGAAACTGATGAGCATTTGATTGGTAAAACGATTCTTATGCGTTCTCCAGTTACATGTACGGCACATGATGGTATCTGTCATAAATGTTATGGTGATTTGTATTATATTAATAATACACCAAGTTTCCATGCAGGACGATTTGCTGCTACGCAAACAAACAATCCGATTCAACAAAAGATTTTGTCAACTAAGCATATGCTGAAGACAAATTCTGATAAGGTTGAGTTTAGTGCAGACTTCTATCGCTTCTTTGCATTAGACGCTAATAAAATCATCTTTAATATGGACTCAAAAGAAGATTTGAGCCAGTGGTTCTTACAAATTCGAAATGAAGATTTGTATACCATGGATGATATTAGTAGTTCGGATTTTAATGATCATACAGAGATTATTTATCTCAGGAACAAGGATACAGACGAGATGATTCCTATTCAAGAAATTGGAAAACCTGATGATCCTCGTGAGCTATACCTATTCTCTGATGTCAGTAAACATCTAAAACCTATTGGTGCTGACTTCATTGGTATTAAATTAAGTGCATTGGATATTGAATCACCAATCGCTATGATTAATATCGTTAATAATGAAGTAAGTAAACCATTGAAGAACATTATCCGTCTATTGGATAAGAAAGACCATTATAATTGTACAACCATTGATGAAATGGTCAATGCCTATAACAAATTGACTATCGATTCTGGTATGAGTGTAGATTCTGTACATACAGAAATGATTCTTAAAGGATTAATCCGTAGTACGGAAGATATTCTACAACCACCAGCATTCAACAATGAAGAGAAGATGAATGACTATCAGATCTTAACAGTAAGTAAAGCATTGGCATATAGTCCATCTATTGCTTTATCATTATCATTTGAAGAATTAGGTCGTCAATTCGTTAAACCATCTACGTACAATAAGTATCGTAAATCCGATTACGATATCTTCTTCAAAGAAGAAATTAAAGATGAAGCTAAAAAATACAATCGAGCTCAAAAACAATATAATGAAATCATGAAAGAGCTTAAATTGCGTAAGTTAGCATCTAAAGAATTACCTTCTGATGAAGAGTAACGTAAGTAAAAGAGAATGGGTTCGCCCATTCTCTTTTTTTACTGTTACACCTAACGATTGTAAGTATATATTATAAATATGAGGATATGTTAAGCCTCATAGTTATATCTTTTAATAAGGAGGAAAATACAATGGAAAAGTTACTAATCGGTAACATGACCAAGAAGGAGGTTAAGGCGTTGACCCGTCTAGTGGAACAACGCAATCCTAAGTTGATGGAGTTGGTTAATTGTACCCATACCACAAAGAATGGGCAATTGGCAACTTTCAAACTAAGGGACGGTAGATTCCGATGCCGTCATTGTGGTGTCATACTAGATATCCGCATGTCCCAACAATGCGTGACTCCACGTAATGGGAGGATCGATGTTGCTGCTAGAATTCAGCAGTCGAAAGCGGAAATCATCAAAGTCCAAAAAGATTCTGATCCTGGATATGAAATTTGGGTAAAAATCCCAAAGAAAATGTCTGAATTATTACGGACTAGATACAATGATGAGCAAATAGTGGATCAAGTTGAAGCGTTATTACAAGATGCCCGACGAATCAGTATCCCAAAATGGATGGATACAGTAGCGGGTAGACTATATGGGCTCGATCGTAATGTTCCATATGTGAATATGATGATTAAGATCCCATATGTATTTAAACGTAATCTTAGCTGTTCAGATACGCAATTAGCAAATTGGTGTCTGAGAGTGTTATGGTCTATGCTTAAAGATGACCAAACAGCAGTTAATGAGTTATATCTAAATAGTGAAAACTTTATGCAACTTGCAAAACAAAGTTATCACTATCGCTCAGTGAGTGTATACAAAGACATCACTCTCGAAGAATGGATGACTCATGCTGCTAAGACAGCAACATCACCAAAACGATTAGTAAAAGAAAGGGGATCTATATGATAGAAAGTAGAGAGCTTGATAAGAAGTTTCAAGAATTCCTAAATGTCTGCGATATGACTAAGAGAGATCCGATCATCGAATTGAATCGGGCGATCGAATATATCAATTCCAATAATAAGGAAATTGAATATATTGACGCCATCTCCATTAGCCAAATCACTCCAACATTGGCTAATTGGATTAATAACAATCAACAGACTATATCGAATCGAATGATGGATATCGTTGATTTGTTGGAACGAACAAATTGTCGTATTGTGTCCCATATAGGTAGGAACGTATCTGCCCATGCTATGAAAGAGACGCAAGGTGATATTATAGGTATTATTAAATTACCTAAAATGTATCGTTCACAGATTATGTATCTAATGAACGAGTATAATCTCGACCCATTGATTTTCAGACTCATCGTAGTTGGTGAGTTTGAAGGTCTTGATATGTTAAAAGAGGTGCAAACTGAAGCATATAAATATATGGCTTCTGCGCGCCGAGATAAGGATGGTGATATTGTATATGACTATGTATAGAGATAGTGAAGTAAACAATATCATTGATGCCATCCTTTGGGAGTGTTATCAAAAAGGAATAGATCCAAGAGCTCTACTCCAAACTGTATTAAATAATGTAAGAAAGGGGGAAGTGTAATGAGAATAGACTTCTGGCCGATCTTACAGGCATTCTTTGAACATGACTTAGCAATGGATGCTGTCAAGTTATTTTCAAAGTAAAAAACGAAGAAAAAAGAGAAGCAAACGCTTCTCTTTTTTTT